TAATATTAGTATTCAAATTACTTATTGTACCTATATTAGTTTTATTAGTATTAGCAGTATCGTTTGCGGTATTACCGATATTCATAGCTGTTGAAGCATTAGTATTTGCTTCATTAATTGCATTTACTAAATTGTCTTTAATATTAGTATTCAAATTACTTATTGTACCTATATTAGTTTTATTAGTATTAGCCATATTAGTTAAATTACTAATATTAGTTTTATTATTATCTACAGCTGTATTTAAGTCTGATCTTAATTTACTAATGTCGTTTTTATTAGTATTAGCAGTATTAGTAACTGTTGTAACGTTATTATTAGTTGTATCTAAATCTGTTTTTAAATTACTAATATTAGTTTTATTAGTATTAGCGATATTAGTAACTGATGTAACGTTATTATTAGTTGTATCTAAATCTGTTTTTAAAGCAAATTGTGTTGTATCTGCGGCAGCAGTACCTATAACTTCCCATTTTCCAGGTGTACCTTCTTCTGTACAAACCCATCCAAATATACCATCTAATTGAGTGCTACTAACTATAAAGTCTCCGACTTTGTAACTACCTGATGTTGGTATTCTGTCGGCATAACCCATTTTATTATTAATAAAAAAAGCCGCTTCTTCACTACTTACATAAATACGCATAGCCATTGCATTCTCAACTCCTTTTTAATTAGTTATTTCATTAGTTACAGTATTGTTTTCTAGGCATAATAATCAGAAAAACAATGATATAAAGTATTTTTAAATTTTAAAAGAAGGAGTGTAATATATGGATTATAAAAAATATATTGAAGATAGAATTAATGGTATGTATAATATTCTAGAAAGTAGTAATTTATATTCTGACTTTATTGGACTTAATGAGGGGTTAATTGCTAGAATAAAAGAAATAAGAGCTGATAAAAAAGCTAAAAAAGCAGCAGAAGCTGAAAGAGAAGCTGAACAGAGAAGAATCGCAAATGAACTTAAAAAAGAAAGAAGTAAAGCTAATGCAATGCGAAATTGTGTTAAAGTAACAAACCAATCTGTACCGAATGATGACTTTAATAAATTAATTGATGATGTAAAGAAAGTTTTAAATGAAGAAATTCCTGATGTTAGATTTGAAAACTCAAATGCTAGACATAACAGAACACCATTAGAAGAAGGATATGTCCTTCATAAAGAGTCTATAGTATTATTTAAAATGTCTGATGCCAATTTAAAGAAGTTTATAAATAATACTAAAAATAAGGAAATAAAAAGACTTAGAGGGATAAAAAATACTGCAGCTGTAACTAAATCTGCTAATAGTATCAAAAAGGCTCTTAGTGGTGAAGTTGGAGTTGATACTGTTGATATTGTAGCAAGTCAAGTTGAAAGTGCTAGCAAAGATAAACTTAGAAAATTAATGGATGAAGATTTTCAAACTAGAATAGTAAAAAAACTAGAAGGAATGGGTTGTAGATATAAAAGAAATATGTTAGTATTTGAAAAAGATGGTCTTGATTACATGTCTATTAGGGTTGAAGACTTTTATTTTGAATATACTATAACAGTTACTATTAAATATATATTAAAATAAATAATAAGATATAGATAACTATTAAGTTATCTATATCTATGTTTTTATTTTAATCTTGGATGTTCCATATTACCGTTTTCATCTATTCGATATTCCCATGCATTAAATGTTCTTCCACATGTATTACATTTATAATATAAAAAGTTTTCTGATGATATTTTTGTTATATCAGATTCATTTACTGAATAGCATTTATAAATAAACCCTCCACAATCAGGACATTGATTAATTGTTAAATTAAAGAAATCATTGACTAAAGGTTCCTTTTCTTCTGTTTTATGTCCTACAGTAAATTTATTAAATAACATATCTTGTATTTTTTTAATCATTTCTTCTGGTATAGTAGCACCTGCAGTACATCTACGACCTCCACCATTAAACCATCTTTTAGCTATAATAGCACAGTCAAATTCTCTATCATCAGCACTTCTAATACTTAATTTACCACTTCCTATATTAATTAAGATTATACCATCTATTTCAGGATGTAACTTAATTAATCTATTTCCTATTTCAGATTGATAAGAATCGCAAAATACAAATCCTACATTATGATTATCAATCTTTTTAGTTATTAAAGTTTTATCTTTAGATTTTAATACAGAATCTATTTTTCTTTGCTCATATTTAAGTAATTTATTTGCAAAACTACTAAATAATTCAGTATTGTTATTTAAAATTTTTTGTACAAATTCATTCATAAAATCATAAAATCCTACTATTCCAAAATAATCGTTTAGTTTCTTAGCATCTTGGTCATCCAAGAAATTGTTCCAGTCCCATGTATCATATCTTCTTACTTTTTCTACAAATTGTATTAAAGCTTCATTTGGTTTAAATTTACAAGTTTCTAATAAGAATTTATAAAATAATGATGTACCACTATCATTTCCTGGTGCTCTTTCTACGCCAGGATCTACTGTTGCCCAATCATAATTATTTAAATATTCCAGATTAGCATGATGATCTAATAAATGAACTTTATCTTTGTAATTCTTTTCTATAATTTCTGCAGTTTCTTTAGTAACCGAAATATCTGTTATAAATACATGTGAATAATTCCCATATCTTAAAGCATTTAAAACTTCATTATTTACATTATGATAACCACAGAATTTAGTATCTACTTCATGTTTATTAAAAACGACTTTACCAACTACTGCAGCTCCAATACCATCTAAATCAGTATGTGTAATAATCATAAATCTCTTCATGCCCAAAACCCCTTTCACCTTTTTATTTATTTTTATTTAACTTTAATGAAAGTCTTTTATCGTATTTTTCTGTATATAAAACAGATGAATGTACTTTCCACCAGTCTTCAAAGGTTTCAAATAAATGCATTGAACCATCATTAATTTTAACTGGAGGTTTCATATATGGTAAGTATACCCCAAAATAAATATCTAATTTTTGATCACGAGGTATTTTAAGTGTCATGTTCTTATAAGCTTTAAATCTCCCAACTTCTAATAAATCTTTTATAAGACTATTGTAAACTCCTACATACAAATTTCTCAACCTCCTTATTCTTATATATAGATAATTGTTAAAAAAGAAATAAAAATATAGAGAAATTAATCTCTATATTTTTATATAATTTTTATTTAAATAATTCATTTATTTTTTAAATAATAATGATTTATACAGTTCATCGATTTTTTGTTTTAAATTCTTTATTTCTTTTACTTTACCATTAAGTTGTTTCTTTAACACATTAATTTTTTCTTTAGTATGTTTTTCTTCATTTTCTTTTTTAACTTTCTCATATTCACCTAATGTTATAGGACAACCAATTTTTTCATCTTTCATAATAAAACCTCCTTATTTTTTCTAATTAATTGTTATACTATAATTAAATTATTATTTCTTATTTATACCTTTAATTATATTTTTCATTACATGTTTATTAACAGGTTTTTTTACTCCTTTCTTTATATATGGAACTAATTTAACTGTAATATCATCATTCGACTTATCTTCTACTACTTTAGTATTTCGAATTTGTTTAATTATTTTCTTTAAATCTTCAGCATATTTTTTATTAGTAGCCCATGTACCACTCAATCCTTCTACCGTTTTACAACATCCATAAAGATAAGTAAAATGTCTTGGATCTTGTGTAGTACCATTAGCTTTACATTTTTCATTAAGATGACTTGCACAATTTGGACTATATTTAGGAAATTTAGGAGCACCTGCATAAAGAGCTAAATGATCTGCATGTGCTTGTATTCCTTCTTCCCAAGATTTAAATTTCATATGTGCTTTAGCACTCTTATCTCCTCCACCTTTAGTAACTTTAAGTCCACAAGTATTATGATAAGAAGCATTTAAAACTCCACCAAAATTAAAATAACCTGTTTCTAAGCAAACTTGTGCGAGCATTACTTCAATTAATATTCCATTATTATTTGCTGCTTTCCATATTATTGGAAGATTTTGTAACAATAAAGGATTAGCAGTTCTAACTGACTTAACCCAAGTTTCACATTGTTTATATGTTATAATTGATTTTCCTAATATATTCATTTTTACATCTCCTTTATCATTTTTAATATATGGTTGTTATAATCAAAATAAAAAATAAAGCAATCTTTTGAACATAAATAATGGATATTACACTAATGTGTAATATCCGTATATATTAACCTCTTGCTATATTTTCTATCTCGTCTAATCTTCTTTCTAAAGCAGCCATTTGATTTACTAAATCAACAATTTGATCTTTAGCATCACAAGTAGCTTCATATTGAGCTTTTAATTCAGCTTCTAATCTAGCAATTTCCATATCTTTTGCATCTACGTCTTTAAGAACTAACATAAATTGATCTGCTAATCCATTCATTGTAGCTATTAATTCATCAACATTTCTTCTTTCAACTTCTACTACTTCCTCTTCTACAACTTCTTCTTTCCCAAACCATTTTTTTAAAAAACACATAACTTTATTGCCTCCTTATGAATTTTAAATTTATATTATATTTCTTTTTCTAGCTTCTCTAATATATGCTTCCTTGAAGTATTCTTTACATTCTAATTCTTCTTTTTTACTTAACTTCATTCCTTTACCATAAAGCTTCATAAAACCTAAATATTTTTCTTCAAGGATTTTTAATAAAACTCTTAAAGTTATTTCTATAGTTATCTCTAATATATTTCTTACAACATACTCATCTATCATTATTTTTTTCTCTTTATCCATTATAATCTACTCCCTTATCTGTCTAATATTATTATGTCTATATTTCTTATTCCCCAATCCATAGCTTCTTTATAAGTAGGAAGCCATATATCTATCTTATTACCTTTTATTGCCGATCCAGTATCTTCAGCAATAAAAACTTTATCAAAATATGGAATATAAACTTTAGTTCCTAAAGGTATAACTTTAGGATCAGTTGCTATTACTCCATATCTCGCTTGTGTTCCTATATAAGTTAATTGTTTACCAGTATAACTAGTAGCTTTAACTTTCATATTTTTTCCTTGTTTATTATTTCTCATATTCATCACCCCAATTATTTTTTGTGTCTATAAAGTTGTTACTTCGCTTATAATTTTTTATTTATAATAATAAAAAGACTATAGAGAATATTCTCTATAGTCTTTAATTAATCTTTTAATATTCCGTTTATAACTTCTAATTTTTTCTCTATTTCTTCTTTTTCTACTAAAACTTTTTGCAAGTTATCTCTTACTTCACATAAATCTTCATATCTTTCTTGTGCTTCAGTTTCAAGTCTTTTTACTGTAGAATCTAATTTTTTTATGGTACTTTCATAATTTTGTATTATATTTCGACAATCATTAATTTGAATATTAAGATTTTCTATTTCTTCATCTTTATTTTTGATTACATCGTTATAATTTTCAATATCTTTTGAAAGAGATTCTATTATTAATGATTGTTCGTTAGTGTATTCTTCTAAATCTTCAACAATTTTGTCTCTTTTCATAACTTCATCTAATAAAGTTCCCAATTGACATGACATTATTTGTACATTATCAATTAGTTCCTCAACACTTTTTCTTTCAATTCTTGGAAGTTCTTTAACTTCATTTTCATCTAAATTATCTTCTTCTTTTTTATTTTTTGTATTAGTAATTTTTATACTAAGTGGCATTCTCATTCACCCCCTTTAAGTATTGTTTTTTAGAATTTAGTCATCTAAAATTTCAAATTTATTAAAATCTATACAATATCTATTACAAGTAGGTTTTAATATTTCATTTAATTTATAACCACTTTCTAATAATTCTTTAATTGTCATATTATTGATAATATTAACATGAGGTTTTGTTATTTTTAATCCTAGTTTATTTTCTAATTCTATCCGTGTGGTTCTTGCTAAAATTATATTATTATAATTACGTAAATAATACTCTTGTGCGGTTCCACCGTATTCATACGAATTAGCTGTCCATTCACATATTAATTCAATAATAGCAATATTTGACATCATTCTAGGTTTTGGTAATATACAAAATTCTATATTATTTTTATTATCTTTATATTTTTTCCAATTAAATATCCAATGTTGCCAATTATATTTATTCTTTTCATAGTGATGTAACATTGCTTTTTCATATAATAATTTATTTTTTAATTTAAATGAATATCCGTAATCATAATAATCTGAAGTTGGTTCATAATAAAAACCAAATGTTCCATATATCCAAGTCATACAAGGTTTAAATTCAGCTTTAAGAAATTTACTTAAATCATGTTTTATTTTAATCGTATTTAATTCTTTTTTTAACCTATCTTTTTCTTTTATATTATTATATTTAGTTTTTTCTATTTCTGTCCATTCATAAAACCAATAATCACATGCTTTTCTAATATTCTTTCTATGTTTTCGTATCGATTTAAAATAGTCACGTCGTATACTCAATTAGATTACCTCCATTGCTTATTTAACTAGACTAAATGTAATTTCTCTAGCTTCTACATTTACAGATTCTAATTTTACTTTTAATTCATCACCTACTTTAAATAATTTATTTGTGTTTTGTCCTGATATATTAAATTCATTTTCATTAAATACATAATAATCATCAACTAAATTTGATATTGGGATTAATCCCTCTACAGTATCTGGTAATTCTACATATATACCAAAACTAGTTACAGAAGAAATTAATCCTTCAAATTCTTCTCCTATTTTATCTTCCATGTATAAACACTTATAATATTTATGAATATCTCTTTCAGCAACTTCTGCTTTTCTTTCCATTTCAGAAGATTGTTCAGATGCTTTAAGAACTATATCTTTAAGTTTATCTTGTCTTTTACTAGTCATTTCATTATTAATAAATTCTTTAATTATTCTATGAATTTGTAAGTCTGGATATCTTCTTATTGGTGATGTAAAATGACAATAATAACTAGCAGCTAAACCAAAATGTCCTGTACAGTCAGGAGAATATTTAGCTTGTTTTAAAGAACGAAGTATTATTGTACTTATCGCTTTTTCTTCTTTTTTTCCTTGAATTGCTTTTATTATAGATTGTAAAGCTTTAGGATGTACTTCTTCAGTATCTCCTTTTACAAATAAATTATATTGATTTACAAATTTGTTTAAAGCTTCCATTTTAGTAGAACTTGGAGTCTCATGAATTCTATAGACAAATGGAAGTCCTAGCCAATAAAAATGTTCTGCAATAGTTTCATTTGCTACTAACATAAATTCTTCTATTATTCTATTAGCTATTCTTCTTTCATATGGTTCAATATGTTTTACATTTCCAGTTTCATCAAGTTGTATATAAGCTTCAGGAAAATCAAAATCTAAAGCTCCTCTTCTTTCTCTTTTTTTCATTAATATTTTAGCAAGATTTTCTGCATTAATTAAGCTTTCTAATAGTTCTTCACTCTCATGAAATTCACTTTCGTTGTCTTTATTTTCAAGTACATTAGATACCTCTGTATAATTTAATCTAAACTTAGAATCAATTAATGATTCAACTATCTCATAATTAACAACTTTACCTCTTTTATCAATTTCCATAAATATAGATAAAGTCAATTTATCAGTTTTTGGATGTAAACTACAAACTCCATTTGATAATTGTTTTGGTAACATTGGAATAACTTTATCAACTAGATAAACTGATGTTGCTCTTTTTAATGCTTCCTTATCTAAATTACTTTTTTCTCTTACATAGTGTGTAACATCTGCTATATGAACACCTAATTGATAGTTCCCATTATCTAACAATTCAACAGAAACTGCATCATCTAAGTCTTTAGCATCTATACCATCTATTGTATATATTAATTTATCTCTTAAATCTCTTCTTTTTTCAATTTCTTCGTTTGGAATTGGAATTGCTACATAATTTGCTTCATCTAACACTTTACCAGGAAATTCTAATGGTAATCCATGTTCTCTAATAATAGATTCAATTTCAATTCCTCTTTCATCTTTATTTCCAAGTACTTCAGTTATTATCCCTTCTGGTTTTCGATTATCTTTAACCCATTTAGTTATTTGAACTACTACTCTATCATTTTCTTTAGCTCCATTAAAATACTTTTCTGAAATATAAATATCTGTAGTTATTTCTTTTTCTATTGGGGATACAAATCCAAAATGATTATTAGGCTTAAATGTACCTACTATTTGAGTTACTTCTCTTTTAATTACTTTAATTATTTTACCTTCAGCTCTTTTATCTCCTGAAGCAGGTTTAGTTATTTCAGCCATAACTCTATCATTATGCATTGCACCATTAACATCTTTACTTTGTATATATAAATCTTGAACTCCTTCTCTATCTGATTGAACAAATCCAAATCCTTTTCTATGAGAAATAAATTTGCCTATAAATAAACCTGCTCTATCAGGTGATATTATCCTACCTTTTTTAGTTTCTATAACATACATATCGTCAATAAGTTCTCTCATAAATTCTTGGATTTTAACTGTAGTTTCCAACCCCAATTCAATAGCAATTTCTGTTAAAGTCATCGGTCTATAATCTTCACTATTTACTAACTTAACAATACTTTTTTGTAATTCTTCCATAACATTACCTCCTATATATTATTTATAAATATGTATTCAAAAAAATAAAAAATAATATACAAGGGAGAACTCCCTTGTATATTATTCAAGATTATTTTCATTTAACCATTCGCAAACTGCTTTTGTACATTCTTGACCATATTCACATGATAAATGAAAATGCCAAATTTCAACACCATTTAATATTCTATTAAATGTAACTTTTGTTAAATTGTCCGCTTTTTTCATTTCTAATATATTTGTATTATTATTTTCTAAAAACACTTTATCAACATCAAATCCTTTATTTACTAAATCTTTTTGTAAATCATCGACATTAATTTTATCTACATTTTCAACAAATATAAATCCCATAGGTGGATAATTTGTACTTCCTTCTCCTTTTGACCATGCTTCTAATTCATCCACTTCTAAACCCATTTGTTCTAATATAGATCTATTCATTTTTTATTACCTCCTAAATTTTAATTATATAGTTGTAAGATTGACAAATAAAAAATTACTAGAAAAATAGGTTACCCTATTCTTCGATATAATATTTTCTTGTTCTATCACACAATATTTCTCTTTTAAAACATTCATCATTATTTATTGCGTTCCTCATTCTTTCTAATGTCTGTTTATTGTATAAATCATATATATCTGTTGAAACATGAACTATTTTATTTTTATCATAATTACTAAAATCTAAATCAAATAAAAAATAATCGAAATTATAACTTGATAATATAATATCATTAGCTACCATTCTTGCTAAAGAACCTTTTCTACCAACGCAAGATTTAAATATGAATTGTGTCTTCCAATTATATTTTCGTTTATATTTTAATAATTTGAATATTTCATTAACTAATTTCTTATCCATCATTTCAAAGTCATCTATAAATATAAAATCCTTAATATTATTATCATTATATTTATATAAAGGCATTCTCTTACTAGATAATGTAGGTTTAATAGTCTTATATAATTTTTCAGCAACATACCAATCCATTGTACCACTAGGTGTTATAACTGAACACTTAAGATTAGAATTCTGTTCATATTTTCCACGTAAATATGATAGTATACTAGTAGTTCCTAATGACTGTCTTGGTGATGATATATAAACATCAAATCCTTGCTCTAGTAAATAAATTGCTTCTAAATTTAATAGATTTATATGAAAGTCAACATTTTTGTTTTCTATAGTTTCTATTACAAGTTGTTCTCTTAAAAAATCATAAATATTACTAGGATCATCGACTAACATAAACTCATTATTTTTTATACCTTTTTCTTTTAATAAATTAGATACTTCTATAAAACTTTTATTTGTTGTTAGCATTTTCTAACACACTCCTTTTTCAAATATTTATTAAATTTTATTTATAATTGTTTAATTTAATCCTGGTATTTTATCTGCTGGAAAACTATCTTCAAATATTGTTGAACTTGCATTATCTGCTTGTTGTATTATTAATATTAATTTATTTTTTCCTATTGCGTTTCCCATAGCTCTATTTTCTTGTTGTGATTGATTAAATGAACCCATATGCCAACAAATTGCTTGTTCTTCTATTTCTTTTAATTTTATATATCTAGCAGCTATTAAAGCTGATTGTGGTCCATGTTGACATTGTGGTAAATTATTGTTTCCCCATGTTTTATATTTTATCCATTTATTATTAACTTCATCTTTCTTCCATTTTTCTTCTATTTTATAATTATCTATTTTGCATAAATCGTGACATAAGCCTGATATTATTATCGATTCTTCAGGAATGTTTGTCTTATATATTTTATTTAACCCTATTGCTATTTTAGTTAAATTAAGACTATGCCAAGCTAAACCACCTGGATAATTTGCATGATAGTACTGACTCGCAGGGCATGTAAAAAATGAAGATGACAATAAATAATTCTTCAAGTCTTCTATCCCTTCTCTTTTAACTTTATCTAAAAATAATAAAAATTCTTCTGTTGTGTTTTCTATAAATTGAGGTGTTCCTATCATAATTAATCACTCCCCTAATATTTTAATCTAAATATTTGTTAAAGATAAAATAAAAAATAATAAGGAAGAAATTAATCTTCCTTATTCTCAAACCTATTCTCATATGATTTCAAACATTCTGTAAGTTCTTCGATACTACTTTCTTCTATAAATTCAATTAAACCTTCGAACTGGTTATGTTTATTAAACTTAACTTCACAATTATCATGAATAAAATCTCCATCCAATGTATAAACATGATATTTTTCTACCATTTCATTTATCTCTTTACCACAATAACCACATTTCATAATATCAAACCTCCATTAATTTTATTACATTTGCTTCAATCATTTTTTGTAATATTTCAGACGCTTTCTTTCTCATCAATTGAGCATATTCGGACTCATCCCAATTTGCTGGAGATGGTTGACCGAATACATTATCTAATATCCCATATTCAAGTCCACCATCTTTTTCATATGCATAAAATTCTTCATATATACCTATCATTTTAAACACTGGTTTAAATTCTTTAATAACCTCAAATTCTTTACCAAACATGTTTATCGTCTCCTTCAATTATTATATATTATTCTGATGTAGAATCTGGACCCAATATTAAACTTTTTGCTAAGTCTAATATATCTTCTATCGTATATCTCACAACATCATCATCTTTAAATCGTTCCTTTATTATTCTAGTAAGTTCCACGTCCTCAATATAATGTGATAAACAATAATCATGCACAAAATCACCATCATATGTTAATATTTCATGTCTCTCTTCGATTTCTCTACCACAATAAGCACATTTCATATTATCTACCTCCTATTTTTTAATTCTTATTTACTTTTTACTACTTTATTATGGAAAACTTACTCCAACAATCCTTTTAATAATCTACCTCGCTCACACTATAACATTTTTCTTTAAATACTTTTAATCTTTTTCTATACATATCTTTTACTTTAGGAAAACCTATATCTATAAGTTCTATATGATACGTATATTCATCAGGTATTTCTCTAAGTCTACCACATACCTGATTTGCTGTTATTGTTGCATTATAAGGTTCAAGCATTATATTATATCTTAAACCGGGAACATCAAATCCAGTACCACAACTTTGTGGAGTAGAACTTATAATATCATATTCTTTTATATGTTCCTTTTCATTTTTTGGTATTTTTGAATGATAAATACCAATTTTTTTATCAGGATACCACACTTCTATCATATCTTTAAGTTTATCTGCACTTTCTATTTTAGATGATAATACTAATGCTTTACCTTCTATTTTTCCAAAGGTATCCATTACATATCTTATTACATCAAATATGATTCCTTTTTCCATTTGATAATCCATATATGCATGTCTATTGAATCCCATTTTATTTTTAATAGACATTTGGTCTTCTAATGTAGGCTTTGAATTAAATTTAACTGCAATATATTTAATATGCTTTCTTTTTTCTCCTCTAGTTTCATATCCATATTTTGCTATATTTTTAAAACATAAATGGAATACTTTATCTTCACTTCTATCAGTTCTTTCAAATGTCGCTGTTAAATAAAATGTCTTATATACATTAGTATTTAAATCAACGTTTAATATAGATTTAAAATGTAAATGAGCTTCATCAAATACTTTAATTCCTACTTTAATATACTCAAAAAGTCTATTTAATTTGTCCCATCCATGCTTTTTAGCATATGATTGAATAGTACCATGATTTACTAGATACATGTCATATTTAGTATCTTCTTCATTAAATAAATCTTCCATCATCTTTGTACCATTCAAGTCACAAATTCTTCGTGGGTCTATGTTTGTAAATTTAATTAAAGACTTGTGCCATTGTTCTTTAATTGTATCTGTATGTGTTATTACAATAGCTTTCATTTTATGAAGACATAATGAAGCTATAACACAATATGTTTTACCATCACCAGTATCTAAATTTAATGATAGTTGTGAATATTCTTTCGTATAATTAAATTTACCTTCACCAGTTAAAAACGCTAATGATTTAATTTGAATATCATTTCTAGGTTCATATTTTAACTTAAGATTAGCTTTATCATATTTATTATAATTTTTATCAGTATGAACTGGACACTTTAATTTATTTACTAAAAAGTTTACGTCTATACCTCTAGGTACAGACAATATTTTTTCTTCTTCATTATATTGTAATCCTCTTGGTTCTAACCTAAAGTATATCGGATTCCAAATACATAAACTACTTTCTAATTCTTCACAATCTCCAATTTCGTATCCATGTATATCAATTCGTGTATTATATAAAACTATTTTCTTCTCCATAATCCCTACCTCCTAATTGCTATATTAAAGATATAAACATGTAAAAATATAAATCACCATACATGTCTTTATCAAATCTATAACGAAATTTGGTTTCTATTGTTTCCCCTTGTTTTACAGCCCATGTTTCAATAGCATCACATAGTTGTGATTCTGTAAATGAAGTTTTTTTATCCAAATATTTTTTCATAGTTGATTTAATACTTCTAACATCTAATACAATCATAGCCTCATTTATATTTTGTATCTTTGCTGAGTTAATAATTTTTGTTATTCTTTTATATTCTTTTCTTTTTTCAAATGATTTTTCTAATAATGACATCACTTCATCATTAGATAACATTCTTATATCATTTCTATTTATTATATCTGAAATTCTAAACATAAATTTACCTCCTCATTTTTATATAATATTTATATGTTGAATAAAAAATAAAATATGAATACCAAAAGGTATTCATATTTTTTATATATAATAACTTTCTCTTATACATCTTTCCATTCTTTCTTGATAACAAAATGCTTCCCATGTTAAATCTATTGCTTTAAATTTAGTTTTACTAAATTTTTCATATCTAACAACATTATTAGATAAATATTCCATATGTCTTATATAATTTTTATTTATATAATTTGCAACCATTTTACTTGTTAGTTTACCTTTAATTGCTAATCTCATAAATTTACTTCTTATTTCATATTCTCTTATTGTATCAACATCATCCATATATTCTCCTACATTTTCTTTTATATTATCCATCATTCTTACAAGTGCATAATACTTATCAGTATCATTATCTTTATTCATAATTTCTAATGATTTTAAATCACAATATGCTTCTATAAATGGATATCTTTCTTGAAATTCATGATCATCAAATTCTGGTAAATCAAAGAAGTCTAGATGTGCTATTTCATGTCCTACAACATGTTTATAAAATATTTCATCTTCAGTCATTTCTTCTGATATAAACATCGCAAATCTTGTTTCAAAACAATCAGGAACATCAGGTACATCAAACAATTGTGTTAAAAATGCCATATCTGCATTTGAATGTTGTATTTTATATATTAACACATTTTTTCCTAATACATCTGAATACATTTCTTCATATAATTCAAAACTCATTATATTAAAATCGTCTATAACTTCCCAAAAATTATATATGAATGAATTTGGAAATTTTGCTGATTCCATAACTTGATTTAACTCTTCATCATCACATAAATCTCTTAAATAATTTATATTTTCCTCATATATATTAATCATAATATACAACACTCTCCCCTTTTAAATAATTATAGAGAGTAACGAATTATCGTTACTCTCCTTTTAGAAATCTTAATGCATGTGTTACATATTCTATTCTATGTTGTTTATTATTTTCAGGTATTTCATCATATGATTTGTATATTATGAATTCTTTTCCATTATAATATATTTGCAAGTATTTTCTATTGCGTTCATTATAAATATAAATAGTATCTTTTATAACTTCTTCCTTATCAATAATTAATAATGAATCATGTTCTACTATAGACAGATTATTTATTACTAATAATTTCATAATATTTATTTCTTCCATTTATTTAACCTCCTTATTTTTAAGTATATTAATTTTTTTATATTATCCCATTTGCTGTCTACTAATATTTTTACACTAAAATCATTTGGAAATTCTATATTATCTATATAATCAAAATCAAAGTTATCATCAAATTCATATACTTTATTATATACATAAATATTCTTATCATCTGCTTTATATCTTATAGAATAGAAATTTAATTCTATTCTATGATTTGTATATGGTTTTTCTAATATTCTATTTATTACAACTAGTAATTTTGTTTTTTCATAATTTGTAACATGAACTAAATTATTTGAAATTTCAGTTGCTATCTGATTAATTGATTTCATATTCAGTCTCCTTAAAAATTATTTTAATGAATCTATAAAAACGTCTAAAATACCGTTTAATGTACCTAAATATTCAAAAGTACTGTTTCCTAAATAATGTACAACAAACAGTATTTCTCTAAATTCTGTAATTATCATGTTGTACTCATTTTTATAGATAAAACTATACACTGGTTGTATTTCATTGTAAATATTCAATTCACCTAAATCTAACTCTGTAAGTGGTCTAGTAATTAAATTTTCAAATAATTTTATATTTTCACGTCTTTTTAATTCTTCAAATCTTTCTTTTTTATATTTATTTAAATCAACAACTTTATCTCTATTATTCATAAAAACAACCTCCCAATTTTTATAATAATAATATGTATACACTGATTTTTAGATCAGTGTATACATATATAATCAATTTATTTTTTAAGTGTTCTCATAAATAAAGTATCTAATGGTGAATGTTTATGTTTTCTATAAGTTGTATGAGTATATAATTGTGATTTTAAATAATCGTATGCTAAACTATTAGTTATCGAAGGATTCTCTGCTAATGATGCATGTAATCCTAATACTACATAATCTACGAATAATTTACTAAAATCAGGTCTTTCTAAATAATCATCAACTGATCTTACAAATGATCTTAATATAGTTGCTGCATGAATTGACATTACATTTATTTTTGATTCTATTAATAATTCAATAAATCTTTGTTCCATCATGTCTAATGTTGGATTCATACCTTTAAAATAAGAACCACCTAATAATTTATCCATTTCTTTTAGTGGTTTTGTTAATTCGTTATTTTCTATATTTATTGTGAATAATGTTTCTTCTGATAATTTACTGAATGGAACTATTATTTCATTGTCATTATTTGATTCAGTTGTCTTAATTATTTTATCTAAATCTGGATGTATAAATAATTCTTTACCATCATTTTCAACTATTTCATAAACTTCATCATGGTTTTTAATATTTCTTACTTTTACATATTGTACGAATTTATTAAAATCTGCATCATCTAATAATTCATCTATTTGAATTATATTATCAAAACATATTTCATATTGACTTAAATCATTATCTACTTCATTATCATTTAACATTTTTACTTGATTTGCTTCAAGTTTAAAGTATCTATCAAATTCAGGATTAAATTCTATCAATGAACTATCTGTTGTATTTAAGTGTTTAGTTGATAATATATTTTGACTAAGTGGTCTTGAAATTATTGTTGATGCAAATATACCTACATCCATTCCTTTATTAACTGTTGACAATGCTCCATAACAAGTTTTACATACCCCATCTTTACATGCACACATACCTGGATCTCTAAATAATAAAGTTTTTCCTATTAAATGATTATCAGTTTTCTTTAACATTTTAAATTCTCTTTTTCCTGGTAATCTATAATATCTACCAGAACACATTTCTAAGAACTTCTTATCATTTATTCTAAGTTCTACTGTATGTGCAGTATGACAATCATCTACTTCTGATATATAAGTTCCAACACATGCTAATTTTAATAATAATGCCATATGTCCTGAACTACCCATTTTCTCTTTATTTGCTATTAACGATTTTCTTGATGCTCCTGCATCTATAAAATAATTAGTTATATTTCCGAAACCTCCAACTATGAAGTTACTATTTATTGGTATAGGTATTGTATTACCTAATAAGTCTGATTTCAATCCTCCACTTATTGAGAACTCTCTTAACTGTTGATCTTTAATTCCTGTACCTGATAATAACATTGGTTGGAAACAGTTTTCTGTTGATTTTAATATTTCTATTTCTTCTCTCATTAAATCGTCTAAATAGTTTTCTATATCTTTAGGTTGCATATCTTCTGGTATTTTAGTTCTAATTAATTCATTAAATCTTGGATTTTCTTTTGCAACTTTAATAAAACTATTTTCCAGATTTAATGTTATACCCATAATATCATTAAAATCTTTTGGTATTTTATTTAATCTATAAATTATATCATGAAGTACTATATTTAATTCCATAAATCTACCTTCACTATCAGTAAATTGATCTTTAAATGGAATTATAATTTTTTCATCAATATATTTCTTAATAGTTTTATTTGATATATTATATGCATCAAATGCATAACTATCATCTAATTTAACATCAACTTCTAATTCTACAAATGCTCTTAAAAATATCATGTTTATTAATAAATGTCTAATTTCTACTTCATGATAAAGTCCACTACTTTTATCAAAGGTTACTTTAACTTTAAATTTTCTTATTTTTTCTATTTCAAATCCTTCTCCTAGTATATAGTAAATATGTCCATACATTCTTTTAAATTCTTCTGAATCTGCTATTATTTCATTTAAATCAAATATTTTATTTCCTCCATAAGTTTCTTCTAGTTCATTATAAAGTTCTGATTCAAACTCTAAATAATCATTATGATCAAAACTAAAATCTTTAATTTCATTTTTCATATTTATTACCTCCCATATTAAGTTTTAATTAAAATATATTGGAAATGGTTTTAAACCATTTCCAATATTTATTTCACTACTATAATATATAATTGAAAAATAACCTTTTTACAGTTTAAAACACTCAAATTAAATTGAGCGTATCTTCCTTTCCTTATTCTAACAACTTATTATTTTAACTCGCTTTTATTAGCTCGTATCTGCTTCGATTATTAAACTATCGTTTAATAAGTTGTTGGTACGTATAAAATTTTATAGCTGAAATTTTATAGAATTTTTTACATTACCAACAATAATTAATATAGTTTATGTATTATGTTTAATAAAGAAAAAATGTATATAATAGGGTCATGACCCTATTATATACATTAATTACTATTTAACTCTTTTACTTTTAACTCCATCTATAAGTAAATTAGCTTTATCTACTGCTTTACCAACAATTTTGGATTTAGTAGATTTAGCCTTTTTCATTGATTCTTTTGCTAATTGTTTAGCTTGAGCTGAGTATCTTTTTTCTAATTTATCTTCTATAAATCTTTCTAATTTCCATAAAGTCATTAATTTTTTAAAGTCTCTATCTTTTTTCTCTTTAGCTACTTGGAATACAGCCATTTTATACGCTCTACTTTTTTTAGCTTCTTTATCTAATCTAACTATAGATCTTTCTACTAATATATCTTCATTAACTGCTTTACCTAAATCATAAGTATTTTCAGTTACTGATTCTATTTCCTCGTTAGAAAAAGCGTCTAATATAGCACATTCAATTATTAATGATGAAACTTCTGTTTCATTATCATATTCATTTATTTCTAGTCCTTTATCGTCAAATATCATTTATAATTTACCTTCCTTTCATTATTTAATTTGAAATTAGTTATTAATTTGTTCAAAGTTATAAAAGTAATTTACAAAATTTTATCCATTATTTAACAATGTTGTAAAATAAAAATCATTTTAACTTTAGTCAAATTATAAAGTTATATTTAATATAACAAAAGTGTAAATAAAAAACTAAGGGGGTAGTATAATATGAAAGAAAATAAAAGTTATTTAGTTAGTGGAATAAGAAATGATAGTAATCTAACTAATACAGAAATAATTGGAATACAATCTGCTCCTATGGTAACTGACAGTTCAGAATTTAAGAATAGAGTAATAAATCTATTTGGTGAATTTAACAGAGAAACTATAAATGAAATAATGAAAAAGCTTTTAAAATGGGAAGAAGAAGATGCCGAAATACTTTATAATCATTCTCAACAAATAAGACAATTAGAAGATCCAACTAGATTATTAAAACCTATAATAATAAATATAAATAGTCCTGGTGGTAGTGTTGATGAATTATTAGCTTTAGTTGATATGCTTGAATCAATGCCAGCACCTGTTATAACTAGAGGATATGGACAAATATGTTCATGTGGATTTGTATTATTCTGTATGGGTGATGAAAGATATATAGGTAACAACGCATCATTAATGTACCATGAATTAGCTTACGGAATATGGGGAAAAGATAGTGAAGTAGAATCATATCACAAATTTACTAAAAAAATACAAAAAAGATTAGATAAAATAGTAACTAATAAAACTGGCTTAACACTTAAATTATTAAATGAATGGAAAAATTCAGTACATGATAAGTGGATGGATAGTAAAGAAGCAGTTAAATTAGGTATAGCAACAGATTATCTATATTAAGATTTGAGAGCTTATTATAAGCTCTCAAATATTTTTATTAAAAAGAATAGGAGGGACTTATATGATTAAAGTATTTTTAGGAGGAACTACTAAAGGATATGATTGGAGAGAAGTTTTAGAAGAAAGATTTGCATATGTTAGATTTCTAGAACTCTATAACCCTATCGTAAAAGAATGGAATGAAGATGCAAGAAAAAAAGAAAACTTTTATAAAGAAATAGCAGATATAGATTTATATGTAATTACACCATTTATGGAAGGCTGTTATTCTATAGCAGAAGCTGTAGATAGTTCAAATAAACATCCTGAAAGAACTGTATTTGCATATATAACAGAAGCTAAGCATGGTAATGAAATTAGAAGATTTACTAAAGGAATGCTTAAGTCATTAAACGCAGTATCTGAAATAATCACAAATAATGGAGGAATATGTCTTACTTCATTAGATGAAGTAATTGACTATATAAGAAATTACATTAATAACTAAAGGAGATTTAATACATGATAAATTTAATAAAAATAATATATGCTATACAAACTGAAGAATTAACTATGATAGACAAAAAGGATAAATTTAAAGAAGGTGAAAATATAAAATATTACCCTGTATCAATAATAGAAGAAAGAAATTCTAATTTCTATGATCCAAAAGGTATAATATTATATTTTCAATACAACAATTATTCAAATAGATTTGATGAAGCAGAAAATTATTTCTATTCATTAAATATAGACTTTAATAATTTAAATTATTTAGAATTACAAAACTATAGATTAGAAATATATAAAGAATAAAATGAAAGGTGTGATGTCATGAAATTAACTTTAATAGATTCTAATAAAAATACACTTGCAGAATTTAAAGTTGAATTAGATAGACACATGTTTATAGTAGCACCTAAAATATTAGATGATGAATTTTCGTATTTACAATGTAAACTTATGAAAATAAGAGCTAAATATATGACTCGATATTTATATTATATTGAGTATGATAAAACAGAATATGAAGCTAAAGTTATCGAACAAGATATAATAGATGAAATTAAAGATTTATTAGAAGAAGAGATAAATTATAAATTTATAATGGAAAATAAAAAATACTTTATCATTGAAGATGAATAAGAGAGTATATTAAATTTAATATACTCTCTTAATTTCTAATTAAATACTGTAAAACGTAGGATTTCGATACCATATAATAACCATGAAATATAAGAATAATATATTTCAATAAAATTAAAATTTTAAAGGGGATGTTAGGATATGAGAATGTATTTAGTAGATTATAAAGGAAATGAAATGTTAAATGTTAAAGTAGATGTAAATGAATATTTATTTATAGTTGCACCAGAAATAACTAATGAAAAATTTAATTATATGATACCTAAACTAATGAAAGTTAGAGGAGGATATATGAAAGAGTTCATAATAAAACACGGTTTGGATAAAACATATAATGGAAAAATAATGGAAGCAATGAGAGATGAATTAGAAAAAGAAATAAAAAATATATACAAAAATGAAGGGGTAATGTATTATATAAAATAGTGTAAAACATGGGATTATAATACCATATAATAACCATGAATACAGATAAAAATATATTGAAAAGTGAGGTAATTTATGATAGAAAATAATGAAATTAATTCAGAGGCATATACAACAATATTAGAAAAATATAATAAAAACCCTAATGAATTAAATGAACTATTATGTTTGTATATGAGATCTGTAATAAATGGATTTGATACACATATGATAATGTATTTAGATGAAATAGAAAATATGTTAGGTATTAATAAACATGAGGAAATATTAAAAGTTATAATGATAAATTAAAAAAAAATATTATAGGAGGTGAATAGATGATACTTGAGATAAAAATAAATCTCAAGTATCATCTTCTTTATGTTTATAAACGTTAATAATAGTAATGTCCGCCCAAAATTATTAGATCAAGTGAATGATACAGCTATAATACTTTATGGTCATTATGGTAAAAGATATGATGAAAGAGTTAAAAGATTACAAGAAGTATTTGATATAAACAATTTGAGATATAGAAAAGTATTATTAAAAACTATGGATGCTATAAAAGATAATTATGATAAAGTTATAACTAAAGATGGAAATCCTGTAAGAACATTAGTTAGAGATAATGTAAGAGTTAAAGTCTTAAGTCAAATATTTGATATAGAAGTAAACGTATTAGTAAAAAGTACAATAGTTGACTGGCATGATGAATATCCATTGAAAGTTGTTGAAGGATATGAAGACTTATTAGAAAAAGGAATAATAAAATTAGGTGAACCTGTTATATGTATAGAAACAATAATATCTACTGTGAAATGTGTAGATGACGATGAAGAATATGGATTAATTGATATGGAGAATATGGAAGTAATAGGCAGTTTAAATTTAAGTAGATTTACTTGTTATAAAGTAGATATGGAAGACTTTGATTATATAACTGAATATTTAATGGATAAAAGAAACGGAAGAACAGATAATGCAGCAGATGCATATGAATTATTAAAAATAAGATTTGCATAAAAGAGTTCTAAGGAAGCATCTCTAAAAGCTTCCTTCCATTAGTAGTTATTTATATGATCCGAAAAGTGTAAAACATATGATTTCGATACCATATAATAACTATGAATACAAATAAAAATATATTAAAATTTGGAGGTTAATTATTATATAGCCTGATCAACTATATGATAATTGACAACATATATTAAATTAAAAATAAGGAGTGTAATGTTATGTTAAATATATTTAAAAGATTTAGAAAAGAAGATAATGAAGTAGTTGTAGCAGAAGTAGTTAGTGTTATAGATAAAGACGGTAATGAAATAGTTATAGATAATAATGAAGAAGTTATAGCTGAAGAAGTAGAAGAAAATGAAGAAGTAGCTATGGATAATGATGAAGAAGAAACATTTGAAGAAGAAGTAGCTATGGACAATGATGAAGAAGTAGAAGAAAATGAAGAGGAAAATGTATTCAACAAAATAAAAAATAATTTAAATGAAAAATATTTAAAAATAAAAACATTAGTATTAAAATTAATCGCACTTATTATAACAGGTTTACTTGTAATAATGTCAAAATTTGATAAATTAATGAGAAAAATAATAAATAAATTAACAGACTATATGTCTGCAATGTAAATAAATTAAAAAATAAGGAGTGTAATGTTATGTTAAATATATTTAAAAGATTTAGAAAAGAAGATAATGAAGTAGTTGTAGCAGAAGTAGTTAGTGTTATAGATAAAGACGGTAATGAAATAGTTATAGATAATAATGAAGAAGTTATAGCTGAAGAAGTAGAAGAAAATGAAGAAACTATAGAAGAAGTAGTAATAGATAATGATGAAGCAGAAGAAAATAGAGACGAAACAGCAATGGATAACGATGAAGATTATAATAATTGTAATTTCGATGAAGCTTTTGAAGGATTTGAATATCATGAAACTACTAAAATGAGATATTGTTTCCTATTCATTAAAGCTGTATGTAATAGTATAATATTTGCTGTTATGTATATATTAGTACACTTATTAATTGTAATAGCAGATATTCATTTAGCAATACTAAAATATTTAGCTCATAAACTTGTAAAATTATTAAGAAAAATATATTGTTAATAAAAAATAATGGAGGTAATTATTATGTTAGGTATGGCAATAGAATTAGCAAGTTTTGTTACAGTTCAAGTTATAAAGCATATGAGTGATGATGATAAAGAAAAACTTAAAAATACAATAAATAATATAAGTAAAAATAGAACTGATTATATAAAATATAAAACTTTTAAAATAAGTGATGAATATAAAACATATAAAAGAATATTAATTCAAACAGGAATCCAAGAAAAAATGAATAACAATCCACTTTATGAAATTACAGACGATGAACTAAAAATGATAAGTGATGAATTTAAGAAAAGAACTGGTAAAAATTTAGAAGATGTAATAAATAAATCAGTATAAAATAATAAATATTTGGGGGAATAATCATGAAAGATAATAATGGAATGATAATGTTAAGTAAAGAAGAAGAGATATTTGAACAATTAAGAAAATTAATGGAAGACCTTAAAAATAGTGGTTGTTCGGATGAAGAAATAAATGAAAAGATAAAAGAAGAAATGAATGAAAAGCTAAAAGGATTTAGTATATTATCAAAATTAAATATATATATAAACTTATACTTAAAGAAGGTAAAAAATTTATTACAGTATGTATAGATGAAAGTTTAGATATATTTGAAAAGGTTATAGATGGTTTCGAAAGATTTGATATTTTAAAAGATAGGATTCATAATATATTAGAAGAAAAACGTAAAGATAGAGATATAGATATGAAAATATTTAACAAGATAAAAAATAAAAATAATAACTGTGAATACAAATAAAAATATATTAAAATTTGGAGGGTATTTATATGTTAAATATATTTAAAAGATTTAGAAAAGAAGAAGTTGAAGAAGTAGTTGTAGTAACTGATGTTACAGTTATAGATAAAGACGGTAATGAAATAGTTATAGATAATGAAGAAGAAGCTATAGAAGAAGTAGAAGAAAATGAAGAAGAAGCTATAGAAGAAGTAGAAGAAAATGAAGAAGAAGCTATAGATAATAATGAAGAAGAAACATTTGAAGAAGAAGTAGCTATGGATAATGATGAAGAAGTAGAAGAAAAAACAACTATATTTGATAAAATAAGAAATAAAATAAATGAAAAAATAGAAGCAAGAAAAATAATAAATCATTATAAAAGAGAAACAAGAGAACATGATAAGAAACAAAGAAAAGAGAGAATGAAAGAAAGAATAGAATTAATATTAACATTTGTAAGTGGAGTTTTAGAATATGTGATAAACCATATAGTTTATTATGTAATGAAAATAATATTGGTAATTATAAAAATATTTGTAGCAATATATATATATATATATGTAAAATTAAATTAAAATAATTATTTGGAGGTTATTATAAAAAACGACAAGAAGAAATATCTCATGAAAATGAAGTTATTGCAAAAATATTTGAACATTACGGTAAAAAATAATATATTAAAATAAGATGCCTTATATTGCATAGAATATATTAAACTATGTCATTGATTGGTATAGGACCTGATCAACCCTATACTAAATAAATGATTATAATCTTATTATATTAATGAGTTCTAAAGGAGCATCTCATTTTAAACAAAAGCTTCATTCAATTTGATCATATAATTATTAATTACAATAACGATCGATTCTGCTAACCGTTAAAACACAGGGTCGGTAGATTAAAGAGTTAATATATTTATATGATCCTTAAAAAAATATTATTAAATGGAGGTATTATTATGTATATAGGAATAACATTAGGATTAGGAAGTATAGTAATTAAAAAGGTTTCACAAAAATATGTAAATTCACAATTAAATAAAGAAAAATCAACATTTAAATTAGATGTTGATAAATTACAAAAATATTTAGAAAACCCAGATAATAAATTAGTTAATGAAATTAAAGAAGTATATAACGAATATGGTACAGACATAAATAAATTATGGTTAGATGCAAATACAGGTTTTACTTGTAGAAAGAAATTATTACAACAAAATATTTTAAAACTATTACTAAAAGAAGAAATAATAGATATTGAATTAATAGAAAAATAATTATAAGGGGTGGTAATATATGGGAATATTACTAGGTACATTTGCAGCATTTACTATTATAGGTATAGTTGTAACTATTGGTGTAACTAGTTTTATAATGTCAAAAGTAATGTCTATATTTAAAGGAAGAAATAATAGATATAGAGGAAAATGTATAAATAATTATATACACAAAAGAAGATTCTAATATAAGATTATCTAAAGACAAGCATATGGGAGATCATAAAATAATATAAAATAAAAAGGTGGTCATAATATGTTTGCATTATTTAATATAAAAACTAGAAAATTTTATAGAAGAGAAAATGGATATAGAAATTGTGAAGAAGTTAATACATTTGTAGAAGCATCGACATTTAAAACTAAAAAAGATGCAGAATATGCAAATTGTTTAGTAAAAACTGATTATGTTGTAATAGATATAGATAACGCAAAAGAAATGGATAAATTATATTAATAATTAAAAGTGTAAAAAGGTGTTATTTTAATACTATATTATATATACGAGATATATAAAATAAATATATCTCGTATAAAATTATTATAAAGGGGAATGATATTATGTTTGATAATTATACTTTAAATTATAAAATGTGTAAAGAATACAATGAATTAATATGTTTACAATGTAATAATAAAACAATAAAAGTTGAAGATATGACAGAAAGTACTAAAGAATTACTAACTGCATTAACATATATAAACGATGGAGACAGAATACAATTTAAAACATTTGAAAATATAGCAACAATGTTAGGATATGATATAATGTTAGAAGGTATAAAAGATTTAGAAAAACAAGGCGTTAAAATAATACCTGATTATTATTACAGAAGATTAGTAATTAACAAAAACAAAAATAAATATAAAGGATTAATGAGATAATAATATAAAATATAAAAGGGGTTGATATTATGTTAGATAACAATATTATGAAAGCAGTAGAATTAGAAATAAATATAAAAGATTTAGATAAAGAAATAGATAAAACAATAACAGAAGTTGATATACAAACAATATTTGTAGATGCAAAATATTCAGGTGATAAATTAAGAGATATGGATTTAATGACTACTATAGTTGAGGAAATGGTAAAATTAACAAAATTAATTAATAGATTAAAAGATATTGAACTAGAAGCAATAAAAATAAACGATAATACAATATATTTTAAATGTGAAGAAAGAATAGTAAAATTAATAAATATAATGGAAGCATTAAGAAGTAAATATTTAATATAATTAATAAATTCTAAGAGAGTTCTAAGGAAGCATCTCTATAAAAGCTTCCTTCCAATGAGGATTTATATGATCCTCATAAAAATAAAAAAATAAATCATCTTTGGAGGTCATAGTATGTCAATAATAAGAACTAAAAAATTCGATGGAAATAAAGTTGGAGAATTAATAGTAATAACAAAACCAGACCATTATGATGAAACACTTAATATATGCAAACCAAATGATATAGGATATATAATAGAAATAGATCCAGAAGATTATCAAAGATACAAAGTTGAATTTACAAATGGAGAAGTTAAATGGATAAGTAAACAAACTGAATTTGTAAAAGCAGTAAATATATTACAAGAGGTGTTTAAAAATGATGAAAGGGTTATTGAATAAATTAAAATATATTTTAATAGAATTAATAAATCAAGAAGATGAAGATGAGATAATATATTTATATGATGAATTAATATATAAAGATAATGATTAATAAAATACTAGAAAAAGCAATAAAAAATAATTATAAGAGGGAGATTGATATTATGTTAAAAAATACAATGAATAAAATATGGAATTCTAAAGCAATGGATATGTTTGCAGATGTAACATGTGGTGTATTAGAAACTTTAGGTGAAGTAATATCAGATACATTTGGAAATGAAAAAGAAGGTTATGATTTAAATAGCGGTGTAAGTTATGTACCAGAAAGTAATCATGAAACATATGATTACTGGATGGCATTGACTTATGATGAACAAAAACAATATTTTGAAAACAATCAATATTTAAAAATATACACTAATGACTTTTATGAAAAAGATAGACATTTAACAGCACAACATATGCAACATATAGCAAATAAATTAGGTAGAGAATTTACTAATAAATATGATAGATATTAAAAAATAAAGGAGTGATTATATGAAAAGAAAAGCAAGTTCAGAAAATATAGAATGTTTAGTAGCAGTAGTTGGAGTTATAGTATTCGTTGTAGCAGTAATAGTAATTGCATTAATATAAGGGGGTAATTATATGAATAAATATGAAAAATTATTAGTTGATTGGTTAGTTAAAATAATAGGTGGATTTGGAGTATTCACTATTGTAGTAATATTATTAATAAAATGCTTAGGATAATTCCTAAGCATTTTAATTTTTATTTATAATAAATTAAGGAGGGGTTTATATGTTCCATAATAAGGATTATGAAGAATTTAAAAATGAATTAAGAAAGATAATAACACCTGATACTGTATTCGTATGTGTTGGTACTAATAAAGTAATATTCGATACATTTGGTCCATTATGTGGATCTAAGTTACAACAAAAAAGAATACCTTATTTTGGTGATTGTAAATATAATGTAAATGCAATTAATATGTATGATAGATTGGAAGAAATATATAAAATAAATAATATAGATAATAAAAATATAATTGCAATAGATGCATCTATAACTGCAGATATTAATAAACTAAATAAATTAGAAATTAAAAGAAATAGAGGAGTAAAACCAGGGGCAGGAATGGGTAAAGTGTTTCCAACTATAGGAGTTAATTCAGTTTTAATGTATACGTTATTAAGAGAAGACCTATATGAAGTATTGTACGGATATAAAAATAGTTTTAATGGAAAAAGAAAAGATAAAGCAGATATAAAAATAATAAAAGAGCGAGTAAAAGTATTAACTACGTTAATATCAGAAATTTATAATGAAGTATGTAATGAAAATATAAAAATAAAATAGGAGTGATTTATATGGTAGAAATAACTAATAAAATATTACAAGAAGCATTACAGTCTAATAAAGATTTCACAAATGAATCACAATTAATAATTACTACAATAACAATAAATGATGACAAAAATGAAAAATTCATAATAGATTCGATACAAATGATTTTAATGAAAGAATCAGCAAGATTTATGTTATATTCAGAATGTTTAGAAATATTTAATAAAGTAACAGAGCAATTAGGAATATATGCAAAATAATTTATTGGAGGTAATGAGTTATGAGTATAGGAACAGAAGTGTTATTAGTTGGATGTGTTGATAGAAAAAGAGAAGGATTTGATGATATTATTAAACAACATAAACTTGAAACTTTTAAAGTAATAGACATTGATATATATGATATGGAATTACCTGTAGCAATACAACTTAATGGACGTAAGGTCTGGTTGTTTGTATCTGAATTTATAACACTAGACTCAATATAAATATAATTAAAAAAGGGAGTTGATATTAATGACTGCAATAGCAATTATAACTTCATTAGTAGGATACACATTAGCAATAAAAATATATGCATGGTTTAAAGCAATGCATATAAATGTTGATAGTATGAATGAAGAAGAAATAAGAAACAAATTAGATGAAATATTAAAGGACCCTAAGTTTAAAAAATATATGAGATAAAAATATTAAATAAAGAAAGGGGTAATATTAAATGAATGTTAGTATAAATTGTGTAGTAAAAATATACAATGATAAGAGAGTTAAACTAGGTATCGTAAAAGAAATTACGGATCATCATGTAGTAGTACAAGGTATATTTAGTAAAGTAATAAATGTAACTTATAGAGTAAGAAAAGAGAATATAGAAGTAATAGATTTATTAACAGAATTAGGTTTAAATGAAACACCTAGAAGATGATTAAAATAATAGTATAAAAATATACGGAGGTACTATATTATGTTAAAATATATCGTATTATTCGTATTATTAAGTACGATATTAATTTTAGTACTAGAATCATGAGATTCAAAAAGAAAATAATGAGGTATATAATATGTTAGGTGTTTATGGTGTATTAGGAATTGCATGTTATATCGGATTACTAAAAGCAATGGATTATTTAAATAATAAATAAAAAAGGAGATTGATAATATGGAAATGTTTTGGGTTGTATTTTGGGCACTAGTTTGTTATTTATATAGTAAAAATGTTGTAGATGATTATCCAGATATTGATATATGTCCAGAATTATATATAGTTGGTGGGGCGTTGTTTGGGATATTTAGTTTACTATGGTGTTGGAGAAAAAGAAGATTATATTTAAAATATAGAAGATAAAAGTTCTGGGAGGCATCTTTAAAAGCCTCCTTCCAATAAGGATTTACTATGATCCTTGAATATAAAAATTTGGAGGTAATATAATGTCAATGACGTTAGTTAAAAAAATAATAAAAACTTATTTGATAGCACAAGGTGTAATAATATCAGAAACAGTATTAGAATCTATATGTTATAAATTAATAGAAGAAGGTTCATTAAAAAGTTTTATGATAAATCATATGAATGATGATTTATATAGAAAACTCGAAGAAATAAAATTATCAGTATCATTGTTTGGTTTTAAAGATAGTAAGCATATATTTAGAAAAAATAAAAAGGAGGAAAATGAAAATGTTCAAAATTAGTTTATTATTATTAGGAATAGTTGCATTAGGTTTTGTAGTTTGGGTAAACTATGATATGTGTAAACAATCAAAAATATATGAAGAAGATAAAAGTAAAAATGAATAAAAGTTTTAGGAGGTATCTTTAAAACCTCCTTTCAATAGAGTTTATATTTAACTATTAATTAATTTAAATGTTTAAAAAATAAAAAAAATGTTGGAGGGATGAATTATGGATAAAATAGTTATATTTTTAAACGGGGCATATAATGCATTCATAATAGGTATGGGTATAATGATGTTCATATTTATAGGTGTAATTATGGTTTTATTAGAACAATCAATTGCAGAAACGTTACAAGAAAATCATAGTAATGTTAAACATCCTCATATTATGAGTATATGTATAATATTATTAACAGGAATTATATTAAGTTTATTAGTAAAATTATTATTAATAATATTACCAGTTTTATGGTCTATAATTAAATTAGTTTTAATATGTGGAGTTATAATATTTGTAATATTAGTGTTAATAGATTTAGTTGGTAATTTATTTACTAAAAAATAAAATAGTTATAAAGAAGATAGATAATTCTATCTTCTTTATTTTTTTTGATAAAAAATAATTCTATACAACAATTTAGTAAATAGATTATGAATATCTATTTCTTGTATAATAATTTTTCATATAAATTACCCCTTATTTTTATAAAGGTGTAGACTACGAGCGGATGTAGTCTACACCGTTTTTATTTTTTAAATATTATTATTAACTTAACAAAATATTAATAAAATAAAAAAGGAGGATAATTTTATGGATAATAAGTATAATATAGATTTTGATGAAGCTATAAAATATGGTAGAAAATATGTAGGAATATTAAAAGAAAGAGTTAATACATTACATTATGATCATTTTATTTTGAAGGACATACAAGAATCAATGTTACTGTATCTAGAAAATGGGGATTATCAAAATTATTTTATAAAATTATTATACTTGAACATTTATGTTTTAGTAAAAAATAATGTTGTAGAAACTAGATCAACTGAAGTGCTTGATAATTACTTAGATAAATTAGTAGAAGAAAAAGAACAAATGTTAAAAACTGTAGAAGATTATATCGACTTTTATTTAAAAGTGTAAAATGTATATATTTTGAAACTATATTATATAAATGGAATCATAAGATAAATATATCGAAGTAGATAAATAATTATGATTACTAGGGGCTGATGGTGTGAGTACAAAAAAGGTAAATGGAAAATTATTATATTCATTAGAAGAAGTTAGTTATCAATTTATTTCACATGATAGAAATAAAGAAACAATGTATAAATTTGTAGATGCAATGACATTTCTAGATGTTATGGATAGAGTAACTATAAGATATAATAAAAATATTAAATACCATTATGTATTAAGTGATTGGTTTAAAGACTTATTTAAAGGTCATTACTATACAGAAGAAGTTGTTAGAAAAGGTAAAAACGTAAATGGACCATTATATTTTGATGATTATGCAGCAACTGTATTAGAAAGATTGTATTTATATTATGAAGCAGGTAAAGTTAAACCTGGTCAAACATTAAGTACAATTTATAAGGTAGTAGCATTTACTGCATCTGAATTTATAGAACCTATATTCCCAACTGATGAACCTGAATTTATAGAAAATATAAATTACCCAGAAGAATTAATTAAAAAATTACAGGAAGATATGAAGAAACAAAGAGAAATGTATAAGTATTTTAAAGATAAGGAGAATGGTGATGGAAAATAAATATAATCTGGATTTTAATTTAGCAATGGATAGTGTAAATGATTATTATGATGTTATCGAAGATAATATGTATACAATTAAAAAAGAATTTAAAGATAATCCAGAACATTTAGAAGTTATATTAAATCAAATGAAGAATGATTCAGAAACTATGGATGATTTAGAGAAAAAAGCACTAGTATATTTAATCGAAGGTGACCACCAATCATTTTTAGAACAATTGTTATTAAATGATATTTATATGGTGTTTATAGAAGAAGTCTTACCAGGAGATGATCTATCAATATTAGAATTTTATATAGAAAGTTTTAATGAAGAAGAAATTATTAACGAAGTTAATATGATTATAGATTCATATTTAAATTAATTTTAATTGGATATACTTTATAAGTATATCCAATTTTATTTTTATTTAAAAACTAACAACTTAATATTATGAATATAATATTTGAAATAAGGAGGAATTGTATATGGATGATATGATGAAAGATAATTATTTTATTAAAGACTGGATGGATACTGTAAGGAGTTCAGTAAAATTAGTGTATCCAGATATACCTGATAAAGAATTAGATGAATTCTTATATAAAGTATTAGATAATAATATTAAAGTTCCAATAGCAACTTTAGATAATAACTATGTAAAAACAACTAAGGAAGTTGATGTATTAACATTAATGCAATGGGTTAAAGATAATAAGTTTATTATTGCAGGAAACGGGACTATATTTAAAAATCATGATCAAGAATATAATCCGTCCATACATTTCTTAATAGACCTTAAGAAATCAAGAGATAGTATAAAGTCAGCAATGAAAAAATTAGACCCAAAGACATATGAATATGCAATGAAAGATATGGGACAACTAAACGAAAAACTTTTAATGAACAGTGACTACGGTGCAGGTGGTTCTAATATAACATATTTTTATAATTTATATTGTGCAGTATCAACAACTGCAACAGGACAATCAATGATATCTACAGCAATGTGCTGTTTTGAAGATTTCTTTTCAGATAATGTTAAATTTATAGATTTCGATGATTGTTCAAGATACATTACTAATATTATAAAAGAACCATTTAATGGAGATTTAAGTTTAGTAGAAGATAAAAAAGCACATGAAGTATTTGAGAGATTAAAAGATAAATTCATTGATTATAAAGATAACTATAATCATCCGTTATTTTCAATGTTATTAAATTTGGACCAAGATAATTTAAATAGAGTTTATTATAAGAATAATTTATATGGCTTTGCAAGATTGCCTAAAGTTAAAAAGTTATTATTTAAAATTATAGATGAAACAGAATTATTCTTAGATCCAAATAAACCACCAAAAGAAAATAAAGAGAGTTTAGAATTATTATGGAGTTGGATAGAAGAATGGGTTGTATATAATTATTTCGCATTTAATAGAATAGGAAGATTAACATGTGACCCTAGAGATACAGTGTGCACAATAGACACTGATAGTAACATGCTTTGTCTTGCTCCATGGTTTGATTTTATGTTAGATGAAGTTATTAAAGGTGACAGAAAGATATTAGAAGCAGCACAAAGGAATTATAATTATATAATAAATGATGAAGAAATGGTAATTGAAGGAGAAAAGATGTTAGTTTATAAAATATGTAATTTAATAACATATATAGCTTCTCAAGTTATAGCTAAACATCTTAAAAAGTTTGCAATTAACTCAGGAATACCAGAAGATTATCATAATAGACTTCATATGAAATCAGAATTCTTATTTAGAAGAATGATATTAACTGGAACTAAGAAAAGATATATGTCAAAAGTTATGTTAAGAGAAGGTACAGTATATGAAAAGACAGACAATAAAGGATTAGATCATCTTAAAAGTGAATGTAACGAATTTACTAGAAAATTTATAACACAATTAATGACTGATGAAGTTTTAGAAGCCGGAGATGAAATATCAGTTAAAAATGTAATTAATGGTACTAGAGAATTAGCAGAAACTGTACGATTATCTCTAGAAAAAGGAGAGAAAACATTCTTAACACCTAAGAAATGTAAAGAGGCAGCAGCATATAAAATGCCATTCCAAGAGCAATCATTTAGAGGAGCATATGCATGGAATGTTATATTCCCAGATATGCAAATTGAATTTCCAGATACAGTAGATATAGTTCCTCTTAATATATATAAATTAGAAGATATTGAGGATTTAGAAAAAACTGAACCTAATATTTATAATAATATTAAAAGATTTATATTCGAAAGTAAATTAGAGGAAGTTAGAAAGAAAGCTTTAACAGTTTTAGCTTTACCAAAAAATACACCTGAGATACCTGTATGGGTTAGACCATATATAAATTACGATAAAATAGTAAATGATAATACAAGTAAAATGAGGGCATTATTAGAATCTTTAGGAGTACAAACTATACAAACTGATTCTACAACTAATAGATATTCAAATATAATTCAATTTTAATTGGAGGTAATTACATGAAAGAAATATACGAAAAATGGTGGGATAATGGAAATAAAGTATTTCAAATAACAAATTATAAAAAAGTGTGGAAGGGGGTTGGCAATCCTCCTTTGTTTAGATTTAGAACCAATGGTGCAAAAAAGAAAAATGGAGACAAGTGTTTAGATGTGTTTTTAGAAATAGGTTACACTGTATTTAACTATACTAATTTTAATTTACAAAATAAATAGGAGGTAAATAGTATGATAACAGAAAAAGAAAAAATTGTAACACAATATATAACAGATGATGGAGAAATATTTTATGATGAAATGGAAGCAAAACATCACGAAGAGTATTTAATAAAAAATAAAATAAATGAAAGAGTAATAAAAATAGAACCTTATAAAATATACAAAATAAACAATAAATTTGAATTTGAAATATTTAAAAATATAAATACTGGTTCAGCATCCGTATTATATTTTTCAGAAAATGATATAAAATCATTTCCTGTATATATTACAGAAGAAACTTGTGATTATTATTTCTATGAATATAGATTATTAACAGATGTAATAGATTATCATAAAGTTATATTAGAAAAAATAAGTAAATTAATATAGGGAAATAATATTATGAGGAATCTAAAATATATTATGGAGGGTTCCACATATGAAAAAGAATGTAGAAAGAGCTATACGAGAATTATGTATAAGAACTAAAGATATAAGAAATGGATCATATAAAAAGAAAGAAAATAGAGAGAAGAAGAGATAAATATCTCTTCTTCATTTTGTATAAAAATTAAGAGAAATACAATTTTATATAGTTAATAAATATTATTGGAGGTAATATTATGAAAGATAATAAAATAGTTGAGATTGTATCAGAAGTATTAGCAGAGTTTGATTTAGAAGATTTAATATCATCAGGAGCACCTTTAGATGAATATTTTCCAGAAGCAGCTTATATTGTAAATAATATCTATAGCGAAGAGGATTTAGAAGAATTAGTATTAGCAGATATTATTCAACAAGCATTTTTAACACAATTTAATCAATTACTAAGTATACCAAAATGTGTAACAGTAGCAGAAGGTATACTAAATAAGTTAGATATGTAAAAAGGTAATATTTCAACACTATATTATATAAGTGAAATAAAATAAATAATTTTGGAGGTAATTGTATATGAGTAAAAGAAATAGAACTACTAATTATATGGAAAGTATTTATGATGTGTTAAATACACCTGAAGAAGTATATGATGACGGTATAACATATTTAGATGAACCTGAAGATGAATATATGGGATTTTATGAAGATGATTTAGCATGGGCAGATGATATAACATATTTAGATGAACCTGAAGATGAATCAATAATTGATGATTTAGGTGAAGGGTATATTCCATTACCAAAAGGAAATTATGTTGATGAGAAAATAGTAGTAATAGATGAAAACTATATGTTAGATGAATATGAATTAGACTTAGTTGATCATATAACAGTAGTATTTGAAGATAATGAAGAAGAATTAAAAGAATCACAATATGAAGAAATAGATAATGAAGTAAAAGAATTTATAAGTATATTATCAGATGATGATTTAAAAGAAGACGTAACAGTTGATGAAGTTAAAGAGAATAATACTATCGATATGGATAAAGTGGAAAGTATAATAAAATTACCAAAAGATAAATCATTAGAAGAAGATTTAAAAGTAGTACCAATAGATTCAGAAGATGATAAAATAGCAAAAGCAATAGCAAAAGAACATTTAGACAATGTAAAAGCAAATAGTAATTTAGCAGAATTCTTAGATGATGATTATAAAAATCCAGATGACGATACATCATGGGTAGATGGACCAGACTTATTTGGAAATGATATAGATGTAATAATAGCAGATGATCCAAATAAAGAATTTGAAGATACTGATTTCGTTGAAGGTTCATTTAGTCAATGGTTAGCAGATAACCAATAAAAATATGAGGATAAGTGAAATCCACTTATCCTTTATTTATTTTTGAAAGGGGGTAATAATAATGAAATATCTTTCTGACATTAAATCTACATTCGATTCAATAATATTTGAATGGGACGAAACGAAATCTAATATACAAAATGTATATGAATTTGTAGATATATTTTTAAAAATAACTGATCCATACGATAAAATTTCTACAAGAATAACAGAACATACTATGAGAACTATAAAGTTAGCAGAGAGAATACTTAATAAAGAAATTGCAGACAAAGAAATTGTAATAGTATCGTTATTATTACATGATATAAGTAAAACAGTTTGTGATAATTCTCATAATTTAGTAAGTTATAGATTAGCAGAATTATTTCTAAATAAATATCATTATTTAGATAAGAAAAAGAAAAAAATATTAGATTGTATTTTATACCATAGTGCAAAAGATATTGATTCATTAGATTTAACACCAGAATTAAAAGTTATTATGGATGCAGATATATTAGACGAAATAGGTATATTATTAATAAGTAGAGTATGTTTAAGAACACATAATAAAAATCTTTCAATACAAGATTTAATAAAATTACTAGATAATAAATATGCAAAAATAGAAAGAGAGTTAGTATGTGTGAAAACTAAAACTGGAAAAGAAATGTATATACAAAGAAAAAAGAAATTAAAAGAATATATAGATGCACTTAAAATAGAATCTGCAGAATATAAAATTTAAGGGGATGATTATATGATTAAATGTTTTATAGCATATAAAGTAATTGATCCACCATTCGGTAATTTTGAAAAAAGTAATAATTTTTATATAGCGAAAAAAACTAATAATAGTCCAAATACTTTAGCAATTTTAGATGCAGATAATAATTGGGTTCCATTTAGTTATATAGAAAAAGGTATATTAGATTTTACAAATTATGAATATTATTTTGGTTTAGGTGAGCCATTTTATGTACAAAATAAAAAAGAATTAAACGATTATATACCAACTACGAAATTTTATGTATAAATTATATAAGGGGTGATTTATATGAAAAAAGATATAATGAATTTATTAAATGAAAAAATTATAGAAGAATTACAAGATGAGAATATGTTTTTAAAAGATTTAGTGTCAGATTTATTTAAAGAAATAAGTATATTAGAAGAACAATTAAAACATGAAATGTTAATAAATGATATAACAGCAAAAATGCAAGAAGAAGAGTTAGAAGTAAGAGATGAAATGATTTTTGAATTAAAGAAAGAGTTGAATAAAGTAGATTTGTTAATGATGTTACAGAATAAAAAATAATAAACTTATTAACAATCCTTTAGAATACTTGAGTATTAAAAAGGAGGATTTATATGTATAGACCATTAGATTTTGAAAAATGTAAGGAATTATATTTACATCCATTAGAAATTGCGATAAGAGAAGAATATCTTGAAATTGTTAGAAAACATGGGAATGGACGTTGGGCATTCGATGAATTAGAATGGAAGATATATGTAGACAGAGCAGAAGAATATGAATCAATGAGTGAAGATGAAAAGTTCATAGTAAACTTCTATATGATGGCATTTAGAAGTTTATACAAATAATAAAAAAATAGGAGGTAATATTATGAGTTTTGAAACATATAATAAAGGAAATAATCAAAAAAATGATTCAGTAAATACAAGAGGAATTCAAATGAAAAATAAATTTGGTGTAGATGCGTCAACATTAGTAGTTCAATATTGGGATGATAAATTAAATTTAATGTTACATCCTCAATTAAAAAATCCAACTGAAAAACAAGTTTATGATTATGAACAAAAAATAATGGTAACTTTAAGAGTAGATAAAGCACAAAGTTTATTAAAAGCATTAGATAAAATAATAGATAAAGCAATAGAAGAAGATAAAGAAGCATCTGTAGGAATATTATTAGGAGGTACTACAACTACAAATATGGTGGTGGTATCAACTGTAAAGAGAGAAGGTAATTTAGATGTCGTGTTATATGTATGTAGAGAATTAAATCCAACTACTAAATTACCAGCACAAAGATTTAGTTATACATTTATAAAAGATGAAGAAGTGATTGAAGGATATAATGTTGAAACAGGAAATTTTGAAAACATACAGGCAATTCAATCAGAATATTTAGTATTTAAAGAAGCATTAAGAGAATATGTAAGAATAATGTTACAAGGAGAAGTTCATTCTGATAGATATAATGATAAATTCTATAGAACTAGTTTAATAGATAAAGTAACTAAAATTGGTGATAAAGTAGGAGCATTAGATTCAGGTCACTATACTGGAAGTTATAATAAAAATACTTTTGCAACAACTAATTTCAATCAACAACCTAGTGCTCAAACAACTAGTTTAGATGATTTAAAAGATATATTTAATTAATAAACTAAAAAGAATAACGAGCATAACTCGTTATTCTTTTTTTATTTAAAGAGGTGATTAAAAATGTTAGATCCAAATCATTTTTCTATGAGGGATCAATATATTTTTGTTTGTTATAATGAGGTTATTAAATTAACTTATCCTGTAATGCTAAAAGAAATAATTAATGATTATTATGATGAGTTAGAACCGTTTTTTGAATTAGATCTTATTAAAGACTTCGACATTTATAATTTAGAAAGATTGTGTGTAGAAAGAATAACTAAAAATCCTTTAGAATATATTAAAAAGCCTGAAACTACAAAAGAAACATGTGATATACTATTAGAAGCATTTGAAGAAGAAATGATAGAAATGTATACTAAATCAAAGTTATCTGTATTTGGTGCTAAGTTATATAATATTTTTGTACAACCGTTTATCAAAAAAGTTTATATTTATTCAGAGAAACCTTTAACACAAGTTCAGTATGATTGCGATGTTTATTTTAATGAATTTAGTAATAAAATACAATATGTAGCAGGTGATTTTATTGATATAATAAAAGAGTTACCTAATAAACCAACATCATATATTCTTAATAATACTGATTATATACAGAGATTGATAGATAATGATCTTATTGCATATACTGAAGTAATGATTGGTGAAGCAGGATATAATTTTGAATTGGATAAAGATAATGAATTACGAATAAAAGGCGGATATGAAGATTTAATGGAAGAGAAAATATTTAAATTAGGTATAGTTCCTCTTGTTAATTTTGATGAAAAACACATTTCTAATACAGTTAAAAATGATGATAATGACTGATTTATCAATAACAAAACAAATTTATATAAATATATTTTATTACATTAGGAGGTAATTAAATTATGGAAAAATCAAATTTAAATATGACTAATAATGTTATAGATGAAGAAGAATATAGAATGCGCATAAATCTATTATTTGAAGATGTTTCAAGTAAACTAAGTAAAACACTTGGACCTTTTGGTGCTACTACTGTATTAGATAAAGTAGGAGATGTTATGTTATCAAAAGATGGTTGGCAAGTGTTGAAAAAAATTGCATATATGGATGAAGTTCAAAATACATTATTAGGATTATTAGTTAAAATAGCTCATCAAGTAGTTATGAGAGTTGGAGATGGCTCAACTACTTCTATAGTTGGAGCAAATCAATTATTGAAAAAAATGGACCTTATATCAAGAGAAACTAATTTAAGACCTAAACAACTTTTAGATACACTTGAAGAAGTTGTTGAAGATGTATGCAAAACTATACAAAAGAATGCAGTTCCTATAAATAAAGAGGGAGACTTAAATGAAATATATAAATTAGCATTAGTATCAACTAATGGTGATAAAGAAATAGCTGAGATGATTAGAACTATTTATTTAGAAACTGGAAACCCAGCAATAGAATTTAATAAGTCCAAATCATCATTTACTACATTTGAAATATTAAAAGGTTATAAATTACAATTTATGACTTATATAGATAGAATATTTATAAATAATGATAATGGTACATGTAATGTTAAAAATCCAAAGGTATTAATGGTTAATCATAAATTAGAAGCAGATTATTTTGAAAAAATATTACAACCTACAATAGGAGCAGCTTGTAGAGAGGGACATAGATTAATTGTAATTGCACCTTATTATGATTCATTTTTATTACAAAAATTCAGTAGAGATTTAGCATTAGAATTTAAAGCAACTGGAACTTCTAATGTAGTCTATACTAGAGCATCATTAATGGATGATCATAGAACTGATTTATTTAACGATTTCGCTGCACTTTGTGGATGTACTATAATAAATGAAAATACTGCATATGAAATATTAAAAGGTGAATTAGAGTATAATCCTAGCGAGTTCTTAGGCGAAGTAGAAGAAATGGATATAGGAGAACAATCTACTTTTGCTAAAGGATTTATGCACAAAGATGAAAATATGCTAAGTATACTAGAAAAAGATGCTTTATCTAAATATGAAGAATTACGTGAAGCAGGTGAAGCTTCTAGTGTAATAACAGAAGCTTTAGTAAACGCTAAGCAAAGAATGTCTAAATTAAAATGTAATATGGGTATAATTAACGTTGGAGGTAGTACCGAATTAGCTAAAATAGCAAATTATGATTTAGTAGAAGATGCTGTTAAAGCTTGCGAATCTGCATATTTATTTGGTGTAACTCCAGGTCAAACTATAGGTATTCAAACAGCTATAAGAGACTTAAGAAAAACTGAAGCTTATAAAAATAAAAAAGTAAAATTAATGTTCTTAGATGCTATAAGTGATGCTTATAGAGATGTAACAAAAATATTATTAGAAAATAAATTCAAAAAAGAAATTCCTGAAAATATAATGAATCATTTAATAAAAAGATCAATAGAAGCTCAAGCTGTAATTGATTTAGAAAATACGGAATTAAGCTTTTTTGAAGATGTTGAAATCAAAGATGTAGAAATTCCTAATAATAAATTTTTATATTGGTTATATAAATTATTAGGATATTATGAAAAAGTGGAGACTTGTAAAATTCCTAAAGTTGCAATAGAAGAACTTGTATTAGATGCCTCTATTATAAATAGTTGTAAAACAGACATAGAGGTATTAAGAGCAACTTCAGGAATAATAGGATTATTATTAAGTAGTAATCAATATGTAGCAGTAAGATTTTAATGTTTTAAGAGATAACCAAATGGTTATCTCTTAAATTAATTTTTATTATATAATAAACATATTGTTAAGATTTGTTGAAAAATCTTAAATGAGAGGAGGAGATGATTTGAAAATACAAGAATTTATGAATAATCCTGCTGGAAAGGGAGCTTTTATTCCAGGTAAGGATATGGTAATAAGTAATTACAATTATAGATTAGGAGTCTTGTTAAAGAACAAAAAAATTGTAATGAAAATTTATACGAGTAATGAAGATGTTTATTATCATTTACTCATTCCAACAGAAAGTGAAGAAAAAGAAAATACTTATGATGTGATTGTTAAGTTTAAAGCAACTGAACAATCTAATTTATTAGATAAATCTTATAAGCAATATGATATAGAGTTCTTTTCAAATTGCCCAAGTTTTACTTATACTTATGCATATGTAGCTAAATTAAATGGAATATTAATCCCTGAGTTTTCAGATAAATATGATGAAATTACATTATCAATGCCACCTGTAAGTAGAAATCCAGGATTAACATTTGGATATGAAAAATCTGTTTACTTTGCATGTAAGTTTTTATTAAGTAACAATCAATTTTTACTTAAATCATATGTAAAAGCTCATGGTAAACCATTAACTAAAAATGTAATAAAAAGTATAAGAAAGATATCAACAATTGAAGAAGAGATTAAAAAGGAATCGAATAAACGTAAAGAAAATAAAAAAATTGAAAAGAAAACTAATAAACCAAAAGAAACTAATAAAATAAATAGTACAAATAAAAAACAAAATGCAAGCGGTGTTAATACAATTAAGAAAAAATCACCTAACAATAATAAGATTAATAAAATCCAACCGATAAAAAAGAAAAAATGAAAACGTAAAAAGGTAGAATTTCAATTATATATTATATAAGTGAAATAATAAAAAAATAAGGGGTGATTGATCGATTATGGTTAATAATAACAAAATACTTTATGAGAATTGGGTTAAAAATCAAAAAGAAGAAGATAAAGTTTTCGTATTTGATAATGGTATTCTTATAGTATTCTTTGAAAGATTGTTAAATTTTGAATTAGATGATAATATGATTAACATGTTTACATTTAAAAGCAAATATAGAAAACAAACTGACTTAATTTGCAACCATCTTAATTACTTTATTAAGTTTTACGATCCAGATAAATTATATGTAACAGCGTTATTTAAAATAAAAACGTTATTAGATACAAGAGAAGGACATTTAAGTGAGGAATCGTTTATAAAATTATTATATGATACAATTATAACTGAACCAATATTAGCACAAGTTAATGATTTAGTGGAATTAAATAATACTAGAAGCATTGAATGTGAAGTTAAAACTGTAAAATATGGTAGAGAAACATCATTTACAGATGAACATAATGCAATATTATATAGAATGTCAATGTGTACTAATTTAATGATTCCATTAATATTACATTATTCTCATAGATTTATGCATACAAATAAAATGTTTATAATAAATAATTATTATGATCCATTATTTGAAATTTGTGGAAAAGGTATAAATCTTAAAGAAAAATTATTTGCGTTTATATTAAAAGAAACTAGAGATAGTGAAAAGAGAGATGGTCAAATATGGCATCAAAGAGAACTTATAGGTGACTTTGATCCAATATCATTCGCAGAGACTAGATTACAAAATATAGTAAGTAATATAATTCCAAAATTAGATTATAATGAAAATTCTCACAATATAGCATTAATAAGATCAACAGTTTCTAGAGATTTCAGAAACTTTACTAAGGAGAAGTATAAATTATTTCCTACTGAAATATCTGATGAAAGAGATAATGATGATTCACTATCTCAACAAGATAAAATGGAAATGTCTATGTTAAGAACAGATTTATCTAACATAGTTATAAGTACAGTTAATAAAGAAACTGTATTAAATAATTTACAGAAAAGTTTAAAAGTTGATATATCTGAAGAAGAAATAAAATATTATAAGAAATATTATAAACCTACAGATTTTCAATTAGAATTAATTAAACTATATTTTGCAAAATATTTTAATGGATTTAATGAAATGGAAGCATTATCATCAGAACAATTTGCAAGATTAGTTATTTTAATGAAATATAAAATGCAATCTCAAGGATATAAATATTTACAACATATGATAGTTGGTAAAATGTTAGATAGAACAACTAATAAAACTATGAGAAGTTTAAAATTTGTAGATAAAATAGAGCAATCTGATAGATATAAAAGATTAGTTGAAAAGAAATATTCAAAATTATTAAAACTAAAAGGACCTAGAGTTATATTAGATGTATTAGCAACATTACTAAAAACTAAATTCGAATTTATAGATTATAATAATCAAGACCTACAAGGTAAACCAATAGAAATTGATGAAGATTTAGTAAGTGATGAATTTCTAATGTTCTGGGGAAATATTTAATATAAATAGGATATAGCTAATGTTATATCCTATTTATATTTTTTATGAGGTGATTTGAATGAATAGTAGAGAATTTAAACTTGAATTAATTCAAGAAATAATGGAAAATATTAAACCTAGTTATTATAAAAATAAAGAACTTAATGTCAGATGTGTATTTTGTGGTGATAGTATTAAAAATGCAAATAGTGCACATTTATCAATTAGGATAAATCCAGATGATGATCAACCTATAGTATTTAGATGTCTTAGATGTAATAGCACAGGTATATTTAATGGTACTACAATGACAATGATAGGTTTATATTCAAATACTAATAGTACAAATTTAGAAAGATATAATAGACTATCATGTAAAAAACATGGCTTAAGTATAAGTAAAAAAGGATTGAACCTAAAAATACCTAAATTAAAAATCAATGATAATGTATTATTAAAACATAAATATATTGAAGATAGACTAGGAATAAAAATAGATATAGAGGAATTGCATAATAATAAAATAATATATAATTTCGTAGATTTATTAAAATATAACAATATACAAAAAATATATGGAACTGAACAACATATAAAAGATTTACAATACGACCACGTTGGATTTTTATCTGCAAGAAATGATTTTATAAACTTTAGAGATATTACTGGAAAGCATAAAAGATATTATATTTATAAAATAATGAGGTCTATGGATACTACAGGAAAATTTTATATAATGCCAAATAACATAGATCCGTTTAATGATGATATAAAGACTATTAATATAGCTGAAGGAGTATTTGATATATTAGGTATATATTATAATATTTTAAATAAATACAAATATAATACAGTGTATGCAGCTATAAATGGATCAGGATATTTAAATGTAATAAAATATATTTTAGAACAGGGATTACTTTGTGATGTTAACATAAACATATTTTCAGATAATGATAGACCACCAGATTATTATAAAAATATGGTTAAAACGTTAACGCCATTTGTAAATGATATTAGATTATTTTATAATAGTATAGGAAAAGATTACGGTGTTCCAATTAATGAAATTAAATTAAAAGAAGTCCCAATAAGATTTTAAAAAGATGTTATCTATAGATAACATCTTTTTTTATTAAATTTTATATTTGATATAACAAGTAATTAATGGAGAAGGGATTGCAACCGGATCCATAACGAAATATCTGTGAAGACCGTTCTGGTGATATAAGGAAACTTATACATTGCAGAGAGTGTACACTCGGATATATTACCGATGCCTGGAGATAAGATGAACCGCACCTTCATCTATTGAGATAGGGGTAATATATTTATCGGCACAGATATTTCGGTGCGTATTTTTAAAAGTGTAAAAATATAAAATTTCAATTATATATTATATAATTGAACACAAAAGATAAAATTAAACTTTCGTATAAAAGGTAAAGTAGATGTGTCATGGAGTTCATGATACTATCTAGGTTGTTCGTGTCATGGAGTTCATGATACTGAGCAATCACCGAGTGTCATGGAGTTCATGATACTATTACGACACTGTGTCATGGGGTTCATGATACTAGTGACTATAGATTGTAAGTGGGCTGCGTCAAAAGTAAGGAAACTGAAAGACGTATGCGAGGGTCTTACCTTAGCCTAAGTACTTTATGTATATGGCGACGGTTCTAGGGTTACGTCCTGGAGTAAATGGATATCCACCTCTCGGTTCTGGTAGGTTTAATAATAAATATTTTGAGTCTATACATCATATGATGTATAGACTTTTAATTTTTAAATTTATAGGAGGTAATGATATATGAGTAAAGAAATGAATATAAATAATAGTACGGTTAATGGAGTTGTAAATGGTAATATTAAAAAATCTATTAATAAAATTAATGCTGGTAATACTGTTAATAAATCAAAAATTATTATAAAAGAATCTAAACCAGATAAATATAAAGAAGAAGTTCAAGTCTCATGGGCAAATATTTATAATCCGTCAGCAATTTTATATAAGAGAACACCTTATATAAATGATAGACCTATTTTAGAAATATATTATAATGCATTAAAAATTCCAGGAGAAAATAAAACAAAACCTGTATTAATGTGTGGATATGTAGCATCTAAATACAAAAATAGAAATGACAATAGTAATTATATATTAACAAATACAGTGTCTGAATTTGGTAAATATTTAGCAGCACATACTGTAGTTCATGGAATGAATTTAGATGAATATTTACATGAACTGATTATGTTTGACGGTGAAATTTATACTTATCCAAGTGAAGATAATTCATGTTTAAAATACGGTATAAGAATAATCGAAAATACTATTGATATAATTGAATCTAAAGAGCATGATTATATAGATTCACCTTGGAATTTCTTATATCAAGAAAATAGAGATAATATAAATACTGAATCAGAATGTATAAATTATAATTCATTATCTAAAGAAGCTCATATAAAATCCATAAATGAAATAAAACAAGTTTTAGATACGATATCACAATCGATGTTTGGTATACCAGGATTAATATATCCAACTATAGTTTCATCGTTTCTTATGAGAGATGATGTTGATAGTGGTGATGTTATATTCCTAAACGACAACCATAGACATATTAATATAATATCTACATTAATTGTAGATTATATAATAAAATTATCACCTAAAACATATGAAGAATTATATAAAATAGTGGTGTATGTTGTATTTAATTATTTAGGTTATGAAGTAGATAACCCATCGGTAGGTAGAGTCATGTTATATGAATTTACAAATTATATGGGTATAAGTAAAGTACAAGTAGATTATTATATGGAAAATGTTAAAAGAAATGTTGGAGGTATACCTGAATTACAAAATTCAATCCCTGATAATTACAAAACAAAACCTGGTAGAATACATGAATTAGGAGTAATTCAATTTGCAAAAAGATTATATTATAACTGTTAAGAAAGATGGATATAGATAGAATAAACTATCTATATCCATTATTTTTTTTGGAGACCTGATTCCGAGAAATTAATATTTTTATCTTATTTATTTGTATTCTGCTTAAATTATCAATAAAAACAATTCTCTAAGGAGAATAAAATTAGAAAGGAGTGTAACTATGGGATTTAAATTTGATGAAAAATTGCTAGTAAATAATAATATTTTTAAATATGAAGAAAAATTAAATAGCCAATATACTAGATTCTTAGAAAGCACACCAACTTATGTAACTTATTATAATATTAACACTATTGAAACTACAGTTGACTTAGGATTTTCTAATGTGGAAAAAATATTAGGAAATGGATCTCCTATGAAATATTCTGAAATTAAAAATTTACCTGTATATGGAATGGAAGCTATACAGCTAAATATAGATGAAGCAGATGAAGGGTTAACTGGTTCATATGATAATGGAGAATTAATAATATTGCCTGATACAATAACACCTTATCCTGATGATTTTTTTATATTGGAACATAAAGGTTACGAATTTCTTTTTAGAGTAACAAGTGTAGACAATGATACTATAAAATCAAATAACTTTTATAAAATAACATTTACCATAAAATATGTTACTGCAGAAGAATCTGAAAAAATATTAAAACAAGTTACTGATAAATATACATGTGTGGTAGAAAATATAGGTACACAAGATAGATGTATAATAGAAGATGATTATTTAGAATTATTGAATAGAATGCAGGAACTATATAATCTAATATCTGAAAGATATAAAATGTTCTTTTATAGACAAAAGTACAATGCCTTTGTATTTATAGATCCATTATGTACAAGTATAGGGTTATATGATAGATATGTAAATATGTTTATACAAAAACATGGATTATTATATGATAAAACTACACATAGAACTATATATTTAAATAACGAAGATCAGTCTTGTTGTTTCGCTCTAGAGTATGATAATTCTATATATAGGGCATATGAATTAAGAAGAACTAAAAGAATCCCTGTGACTAAGTTTAAAGCTGTTGATATAACATATATGTATTCTGTATTTAAATACTATAGAGCAAATGTTAAATCTGTTAGATTTACTGGTGGTACAAAAGAGTATCTACCACCATCATTAATAAAAGCTATGGCTACTGGGGAAATTCCTAATGTAACTGATAATGGAGGAAAAGTTATGACAAATATAACAGATCCAACATATCTAATAGATGACTATACATTTGATGAAGCAGATAATATAATAGTTAACTATATGCATGATAAAATAGATTCTATTTATAATATTAATTTTGATTCATTAGATGATTTTACTTATTTTTTACCTACATGGACCAACTATGTGAAGATTCCAATGTTATTATATGCTATGAAAGGGTATTATAAATTATTTATCCAAAAACAAACTAATAATTAACTTTTAAACAAATATATTATATTAAGGAGTGATAACATATGCTTAGTGATTTAAGAAAAATGATAGACACAGAATTAGAAAATGATAACATGATAGATATGATGTTAGAAGCATCAAATTCTATAGCTGATATGTTTATAGAAGATGATGGTGAAGCAGAAATTGATGAAAGTGAAATAGTAAGTATATTAAACAAAATACCAGAATATGATGAAGAAAAAGAATTGAATAAAAAACTTGATAGAATAGCTGAAAGTTGTATACCTGAAGAAATTGAAGGTGTAGAAAAAGGAATATTTAGTAAAAAAACGTTCAGTTGATATAGAAGTAGATTGGGGTGGGTTCTGAAGAAATAATTTGTGCATTATTAGATCCAAATGATTATAATGATACTGGATTATTAGGAAGAATAAAGATTAAAACACCTCAAATTTTTTTAGATTGTGAAGAAGAAAATACGAGTGATAAAAATTTATTAAATTACGTTGAAAAAAATATTAAAAAAGAAGTTAGTAAGAAGGGATTTAAAATAAATAGATTATTCTTACATTAAAAAAATCAAGGAGGTAAATTTATTATGGTAGTTTTATTTAAAAAATATAATACTTTATATGTAAAATGTTTATTAAATCTTAAGAAGCCTATAATACATCAGAATAAAGTTTTTAATTCGGGATCGTCTACATTATATTTATTACCGGAAGAAGTTAATACTATATTAGCAGCTAATGGTAATATTAAATTTTGGAATGGTAAAAAATATATTAAATTGAATTTAGGTCAATTTAATGATATGATGAAAAATAAAAAACTTAAAGTTGAAATTATGAAAGAAGAAAAACAACCTGAAGTTAAAAAACCTGAACAAAATAAAAAAGTATTTGTTAAACCTGAACCAAAAAAAGAAGAAGTTAAGAAACCTGAAGTAGAAGAAGAGAAAGTAATAGAAATACCTGTAATAGTAGAACCTAAAGAAGAAGTAAAAGTACAAGAAGAAGATAAAAAACATGAACAAAATAAAAAACAACGTCATAAAAATAATAATCCACAACAAGAACAAGGTGGTGATAAATAATGAAATTTGTAGTTTTAGATAATAGAGAATTACCAATGTATAATGGAGTTAAAGGACCTATATTGACTCCAACTGCATTTGACATACAACTTGTATTAAAATTGTTAGCTTTTGGAATTGATGTTCGAGAAGTTATGGAAGATGGTTCTTTTAGAAAATTAGAATTTAACGACGAAAGAGTAATGAGAGAGCTTGATGAGAAATTTGAAATGAAGAGAATCGAAAAAGAACAAAAAATAAAACTTGTAGAACAAAAACCTGTTACAAAAAAAGTTACTAATAAAAAAGTAGTTGTTAGACCTCAACCTAAAAAAGAAGAAGAAGAAGTTAAAGAACCAGAGGTTAAAAAAGAACCTGAACTTTTTGTTGATGATTTAAAGAAACCTGAATAAATAAAATAGATATACTCCTAGGAGTATATCTATTTTTGTTTTGGTTTTTTAGTTAATGTGTATAATGTTTGTATACATTCATTTGTTGATTTTCTTACATTTGAAGCATTTATATCAAGAATATTAGCTTTACCTCTAACTATTCTATCACATTCAGCATTTGCTTCTTGACTAAATACACCTTTTATAGATAACTGGTCACCATCCATAAAGTTATCCATTATTTGTACACGCTACTGTACTAGTAAAGTTTCCCTTACCCTGGACTATATCATACAGACTAATCATAAGCCTGCCTACCCACTTCCATACTCGCTTGAGTATGTACGACATAAAGTCTAGTCTCTGAACCTTCTACCAATTATAATTTTTAGATACATGTTTCCATCTTTTACGATCATGAATAAATCTAACTATATCATATGATACATAAAAGTCACATTTTTCAACTACTTCTTTTCTACTATATCCTTTACTTAATAAATTACATATAAAATGACATTGTTCCTCATTAATTTTAGACATACCATTTTCAGAACCTCTTGAAACTTTACCCCAACTTTCTTTTTTATTAGCAAGTATAGGCTTATTAGTATTTTTAAATTGGTGTTCTAAATTTTCTAATTGAGTACACCATTCTAGATTGCTAATATGATTATTACTTCGATTTTTATCAATATGATTAACTTGTTCTGAATTTTCTGGTTTATATAAAAACATCTCTGCAACTAATATATGGATATAGTATATTTTTCTAGTATTGTCTTTTTGCTGTAAACCAACTGTATAATAACCTGCAGTTGTTACTGCATATTTTAAATATTTATTAGTATTAATATTTTTAATATTTCCATATTCATCTATAGAATATATCGGTTTAATGTCATCATATTCTATTATTTTTTCTATCATACTTACAACTCCTTTAATATTGGTAGCTTGGCTGCGGATTATCCAATCTTAAACCTTTTTACTATACCTAGAATAATTACTTCTAGCCATTATATTATTACTAATATAATTTAGTAGTTTAAGCTCTAAGGACTTTCCCGAACAATTCAAGTAGTTTAAGGACTACAATAGTGACAGTTTATAGTCCCCACCAAATGCCTTTAATAAAACATTTGATAGTTTTAAAACATCAAAGAAAAATGTAGAAACTTCTGTAGGTGTCATATTTAAATCTACTATAGGATAGAATTTAAATAATTCACCTTTATAATACATTTTTTCAGTTCTTACTGTAGATGATACGTTTAATTTTGAAGGTATAGATCCTAAATGATTTGTTATAGGATATCTTGTTAAGAATACATGTTTATCAGATGCAGCTCTACAAGCAGCAATAAATAAAGCATCTGTATATGTCATGTCTCTTACAATTTCAGTACCATCTTCTTTTTGTAATCTTATTTTATAATATATTTCATAATCTTGTGGTTGTTTTAAAGGTATTTCTATTCTTTTAAATCTATCTTCATACGATCTAGTAAACACATCCATCATTTTTTTGAAATAATCTTCGCTGTAATAGAAATTAAAATCCATTAAATCAACAGATCCCGATAAATTAGGATTATATTCAGATAGATCTCTTATTTTATAATTTAAATTTTCGTATTGCTCTTTAAAGAAATTTCTTAATTCATGTAACATAAATGGAAAGAATAATGTACATATAAGAGATACTGGAATAGAACAATGAGTAAAATCTACGATATTATCATCATATCTATTACATCTAAATTCTGGTGCAGCTATAACTGCACGAACACCGTAGTCTATAGATTTACCTAATAGTGATCTTCTTATTAAACCATTTTTCTTTTCTAATTTATGTTTAAAGTAATTATATAATTCTACTAATGTATCTTGAACCTTACCTTTATTTGAATTTACTATAAAATCAAAATCGCTTGTAGATTCTAGCATATTGGCATATCTTAATAATTTACAATATAAATCTGTTAAATCGTTATGTGATAATTTACCAGTAGCATTTTGAAAATTTACATCTCTATAAAATGCTGGGATTACTAACCATTGTCTTATAAATATTGTATCTCTATCATAAGCTTCTATAAAATTAATTCTTTCATTTCTTACATTTGATGCATTTCTTTTAAATTTAATTTTATTCCAATTTTTATATAACCATTCACATCCATTACTACCTTTTTCTTCATCTTCTACTAATTGTCCTTCTGCATTTATAATAAAATTTCTAGTTCCTTTTACAACTGATTCTATTCTCCTATCTAGTCTCAAAAGCATTTTATATGCATAAGGATGTATAAAATAATCATGTAGTTCTATGAATGCGAAATTTTCTTTTCTTTCTCTAGATGTCATACCAAATATTTCTAATGATAATAATCCATCTGGAGTTGGAACCTTTCCTGATTCAAAAAGAATTGGATTTGTAACAGGTTTAAGACCATTTGTGATTATAACTTTTTTTACGTCCATTAAGTCTAATTTCATACAGTTCTTCCTCGCTTTCATAATTATTAGTAACTGTTATCTCAACAGTATTTCCATTGTTATTTGTTTGTACTGTGAAATCATTTATATCACCAACAATTATATCGTCTATAGGGTTATACAAGCATAGGATTAATGTCATTGAATCAGAATTTTCTCCTAGATATCCGTCAATACTCTTTACATTATTAGTATCTATGCTTGATATTATATTATATATTTCAGTAACCTTTAAATAGTGCTTTGTAATAATTTCTAAAAAAGATTCAGCTAATCCTAACTGAATTAGCTGATCTATAAATAAATCTATTGGTAACATAAGAATCCTTTCTCCTTTAGCAAATTTATTTATTAGGATTCTCGGAATCTAAAAATCATCTCTTTAATATTTGACTTCTTGCAGCTATTTTCTGTTGCTCTTTCATTTCTTCTTCTCTAATTTTTTGTTCTTCCTCGAATTCTTTATTTTTTCTTTTTACACGAGCGTCACGTCTAGCTACAAGTTCTTTATATGATAAATTACTTATTAAATAATCTCCATTAGCACCACCAAACAATTCCATTATTTCATCTATAAACATTGATAATCTTTCTAGTCTATAGTTGTACTCATTGCTTGTTGGTACTTGTGAAAAAGGATAGTATCTAATTCCACTTCTATTGAATTTACATGATGCTTACATTTAGCATTAGTACAATTTATATCCATTAATCCAAATGTAAATTGTAAACCATCAGTTAATTCACCTATTTTATTACTTAATATACTTATATCTTTAGCATTTAAGCTATATACTAATTTTATTTTATCTTCAGTATCATCTATTTCTAGATATGATTCACCATCATCATCTGGGTTCGGTACATAAATTCTAGGCATAGCTGATGTTAATATTGTAGCTTGATTATATTTTTGATCTAATTGATCTATAGCATTAACTGAATCATATATAAATGAATAAGCATTTTGAACACCTAAAGTACATATAAATTCAGAATCTGGTAGTTTAATAGTTTTTTCACTATTTAATATTGAATTATTGAAACATTCTTTTGCCATATTTTCTGTAAAAGAAGCATCTGCTACTTCTTTAACTTTCTCTTTAAGATTTTCAGACATTTCCTCTGCTCTTAATAAAGATCTCATTTCATATTTATGTTCTATTTCAGTTTTACACATTGGGCAAGTTAATGGGAATACATCTTCATCTGGGAATGTTGCACATAATATACCATAAACTAATATATCATATTCCATAGACGCAACATTATTTAAGAAAGTATTAAAATCCATTTTTCCTATAGATGTGCTTTCTATTTTAGAATGTATTAAAGTCCATTTAGAAATTAATGTCATAACATTTACATTATCACCAGTTATTAATCCCATTAATTCAAATGTAGAACATCCTTTCATAACCATAGTTAAACCAGATATAGGTAATACTACAGTTGTATTTCTAACACTATTTCTTTTTTGAAGTATTTTATCAGCTACTCCAACTTTAGCTTTTTTAGTTTTTATTGACTGTAGTTCTATAGTTTCAACTTCTTTAAGTTTTATTGATTTAACCTTTTGAAGTTTAGCTCTTTCTTCATCAGTAAAGTTTATTACTTGACCCATACCAGTTTTATCTATAACAACAATTGCTTCCTCATATCTTTTTCTAAATTCTTCTCTCTCTTCTGTTTCATCAACCATATTTTCTTCTTCAGGTTCATCTTCTTCACTTAAACTTTCATTATCATCTAATTCTCTTCTTGGTTTATTAAGTTTTTGAGTATCTCTTTCAGCTTTTTGTTTTAAATTCCAATCATCAAATTCTGCTTTAGCTTTTTCTGTAGAATCTTCAATTTCTTTAATAGTTTCTTCTATAGAAGCCATTTGTTCTGCTGATATTATATTACCAGGAACACCTCCACCTCTAACTCCACCTTTAGATAAAACTTCTTCTTTTTCAACTTCAAATCCATTATCTTTATTTGAACCTTCTATTTTAGAAGGATCAAAACCTTCTGGTTTTTTACCTAAGATATTTTCTGAAGATTCTTCTTGTTGATTATTGTTAATTTTGATATTATTTTTTTCTAATAAAGATTTTATATCTACTTTGTTATTGTTATTATCCATTATAAATTCCTCCTAATTTAATAAAATATTTATTTGTTTTATTACTAATCATTATCCATTAAAAATGAAAACTCTAATTCATTTAATTCATTTCTATAAAATGCATAATATATATCTTTCTGTTCTTGTGAATCATAATCAACAACTAATGGTATTTTTATTAATAAAACATCTTTACCATATTCATCTTGTGCTATACCTACAAATAAATCATCAGAAGTTAAATAAGGTAATAAATCTTCACAATTACTAGTTATTAACCCTTTAAGTAATTCTGTATCTAATTTAGATTGCATACTAGACTGGACATATTGTCCTATATTAACTCCTAATTCTGGCATACTAGGCATGTTTCCAGGACGCATTAATAAAATATTTAATATATAATTTATTAATGAATCAGTCTCATTAAATATTTTACTTTTTTGAAAGTTATCTTTATCTAATCCTACATCTCTCGGTAAAGCCAAAATTTATCATCTCCTTTATTCTTTCCTATAATAAACTTATTATATTGTAAATTAGTTGAATTTCAATACAAATATACTTAGAAAACAATCTCTTAAGGTTTAGAACTAAATGAATAAGAAAGGTGGTATAATATGTATAAATGTAAAATATGCGGGAAAAAATATACTGATCTATCTGGTCTTTATAATCATATAGAAAATAAACACTCAGATATGATTCCTAAAGATATGAATGTTCAACAATATTATTACTATATGAAAACTGGACGTACACATGGTAATTGTGTAATGTGTAAACAACCTACATCATGGAATAAAAATACTAATAAATATAATAGATTCTGTGGAAATCCTAAATGTAAAGATGAATATGTGCGAATCATGAAAAGTAGAATGATTGCAAAATATGGAAAAGTTCATCTATTAAATGATCCAGAAAAACAAAGAGAAATGCTATCTAAAAGAAAGATATCTGGTACGTATAAATGGTCAGAAAGCAATTTTGAAACTACTTACACTGGTAGTTATGAATTAGACTTCTTAAAAACATTAGATTTATTTTTTGATTGGGATCCACAAGATGTATCAATGCCTTCTCCACATACTTATACTTATAAATATGAAGGAGAAGATAAATTTTATATACCAGATGCATTTATACATTCATTAGATCTTGAAATAGAAATAAAAGATGGGGGAGATAATCCTAATAACCATTATAAAATACAAGCAGTAGATAAAGAAAAAGAAAGATTGAAAGATGAAGTTTTAAAATCTCAAAAGAATTTTCATTATGTTAAAATTACTAATAAGAACTATACAAATTTCTTTGATTTCTTAAAAGAAATAAAAGAATCATTTGAAAAATATGGTGAAGATAAGAAAATACCTAGAATATTTAAAACGGAAGATATTAAATTAGGAAAAATAGCTAAACCTATACAAGAATCTTGCGAAGAAGAAATTTTAGAAGAAGGATTTATAAATAAATTGGCAAGCAGTTTAGATAAAAAAGTTCCTTTAAGAAATAATGAGGTATTTTTCTCTTTACAATTTGATCTTAGAAAAGATGAACCTTTAAAATTAAAAGGGTATTTAAACACTTTAATTAAATCTGCAAAATGTGAAGATGACATTAGATTTGTAAAGGAATTAGTAGGAAAATCTGATACTTATTATCATAATTTATTAAAGAAAAGACCTGAAATACAAGATGACTATATGGAATACTATAAATGGGTTACATCAGACGATGGGTTACCAAAAGAAATAAAAGATAAAATGAAGAAAGTAAAAGAATCTACAGAAATATTAGAAGAAAACTATAAAGGTATAAAAGAATCAAATGAAAATATGTTATATGAATCTTCTATCAGTTTCTATTATATTAACAAATGTCTTCAAAATGGATATGAAGAAGAACTTAAGCATTATTTAGATACTTATAAGCAATATTATAATAAAATGCTAGAAGAAAAGCCTCATTCTATACCTCATATAAATGAAGATATTAAAAAAGCTATAATATTTATAGATGGATTATCAAACAAGGGTGTTGAAAATAATTTACTTCAATTTGCTAAATCTGAATTAGGTGATATTGTAAACTTAGCTAAAAATTCTAAACCATGTAGAGTTTTTGAATCCGAAGAAATTGAAATTAATAATAATGAATTAGTTTTAAATGAAGTTACTATGAAATTAGTATTTGATCAAAATAAAACTAGAAACTTATTTGGTATGAATGATTTACAAAGTCAAGTTCAATTAGAAAACTATATTATACAAAGAGATCGTATGGGTAATCATTGTAGTGTAAAACCAGGTATAGTTAATGAACATGATAAGAAAATAATTGAGTGTAAACTAACATTTGAAGAATCAGTAAACGTAAATGTTAATTTAAAAGAAAAAATGGAAGAAGGTATAACTTTAAATAGCTTATTTAATGCTAATGATAAAGAATATAAATTTATAAAAGAAGCTAGTTTAAGATTATTTGGAGTATATCCTGATTCGATAGAAATTAAAGAATAGGAGGTATGAATATGGAAGAATTTAAATTTGATAGTTTAGAAGATGTTCAAAATGTAGTAATTAATTTTTATAAACTACCTATCAGATCTAGAATGTTATATGCACACAAAGTAAATTTACGTTTAAAAGAGTTAAATGGATATGTTAAAGTAAATTCTGAAAATCCAATATTAAATTATCCTTCTGAAAGATTCATTGTAAATTCAGATAAAACTGAAAATGAATATAGCAAATTTGAAAACCTATTAAATGAAGACGTAGAAATGTTTAATTATGAAATATATGACGATATTAGTTTATCTTTAGATAATATAACAGGTATTTATGATATAGTTAGACTATGTAGAGAACAAAATAACAAGGCTGATGACTTATATCTTAAAAAATTTCCTAGTCATAAAGATTTAATAGCTGTATTTAAACAAGCTGCATCTAAAATAGAAATGTGTATTTTATATGATTTCGTAGAGGATATCGCAGTTAATTCAATGAATGATATTGAATTTATAATTAGTACAAATATGCTATCTAATAGTCATGTTAGAAGATTATTGTTGGCTCCTATGAGATTATTTGAAATGCAAATATTCCAAAGAACTCTTAGTAATTATGCTCACATAAAACAAAGAATAGTTGCTTTATTTAACAGTCAAATTACTTTAGTAAAACAACGTAGAGATGAATTTATGATGTTAAGACCGTTTAATGATAACGCTTTAAGAGCATATTTAAAAATACAAAAAATAGGCTATGAAGAAACTTTATTAGATAAAGAATTTAATGGAGATTATGACCCTTCAGATAATTTCTTTATTACTAATATGAACATCATAAAACAAATTGATGTTTTAGTTAAGAAAGAATATCCAGTTCAACCGATTAATATGATAGATAAATTTAAATTAGAGCAACATGGTATAAAACCTATTATGAATAAAGTTTCTGATGGAAAAGAATATTATGTCCATTCTAAAAAAGGAATACAATATGTATTATATAAATCAAAAAGAACTGATTCTATTTATTATATGATAACAAAATTAAACGGGGATTTAAAATCGTATAAAATAACAATAACTGATAAAAAACCAGTATTGGATGAAGTTACTGCTAATACTATATTGGAATCTACATTTATTACTAATTATAAAAAGATGAATAGATAATTCTATTCATCTTTTATTTTTCTAACAATATAACAAATATTTATATATTTAAATTGGAGGTAATTTATATGAAATTAAATTTTAAATCTAAATTAAAATTATTTTCGATATTATTTGTTGTATGCTTATTAGGAATAATAGTATCAACAGTTTTAATAGATAGACAAATTGATAGTTATATAAGTGAATTAAAAACTAATGTAGATATAAACATAGATGTAATAGATAATAATGATAGTGATGTTGAAATCGTACAAGAAGACGAAAATATAACATTATACATAAATCCTAGTGAATCAGAAGAAGCGAATGTAAATGAAGATATTTATGTAAGAATTACTGCTAAATCAGGTTTGAATATACGACAAGAACCTATGATTAATTCTGATAAAGTTGGAGCTTATGACTACGGTGAAGAAGTTAAAATAATTGAAGACTGTGGTGATTGGTATAAGACTGAACAAGGATTTATATATAGGCTATATACGGATAAAAAATAATATCATTTATAACAATATCGTAATCGTTGTACGACACTACTATAAAGTGTAAAAAGGTAATATTTCAATGCTATATTATAGTAATGGTAATATATAAAAATATATTATTTAAGGAGGTAATATAATTTGTAATATTACTGATATAAAAGTGTAAAACATAAGATTTCGATACTATATTATAGTAGTGAATAGAAATAATAATATCATTATTTCTATGTTCCAAATAAAAAATATATTAAAATTATAGGAGGTTTCATTATGAGTGAAATGAATAATAAAGTTGAAAGAAATACAATTCAAGGTGTAAATGAAAATAGTTATATGCATAAATGTTATTTAGGATCATTAGCAAAAGTAACAGGTTATGATATAATAGAATTCCTTCAAGGTTTCATAAAAGGATTAAATGGTGAAGTAGGTATGATATATAGTCAAGATCCTGAAACTAAAGAAGTACAAGGAATGTTAGCAATACCTTATAAAATAAATAGTCAAAATAGACAACAAACTAATACAAATGGAATGATACCAATACCAGGTATAAATAGTGGTAGACGTGGAAACATAAATGAACAAGTATTAAAATCAATAGAAAGAATAAAACTTCCAGGATATGGACCAAGTTTATTATATAAAGAAGATGCAATATTATTTAGAGTTGATATTGCAGCAATAATAGCAGAAATGATGAATCCTGCAAAAGGATATGTAGTTTCAATAGATGATATAAAAATGAATGGTCAAAGTGATATAACAATATTAGCATCAGTATTTAAATCTAAAAATGCAAATAATGTTAATAGAATGACAAGAGTACTTCAAGGACAAAAATTTGATACTAGACAACAAAATCATCAACAAGTTCAAAGATATAATGGTAATAGAAGATAATTAAATAAGAGTATAACCAATTGGTTATACTCTTATATTTTTAATAAATTAATAAGGAGAGATTGTATGTCAGAAAATAATGATTTGTATGTTGAATGGACAGGAAGTTATCCTTGTTTATGTTCTGGAGAATGGATTATAAAATATAAAGATGTAGAATTAAATGTACCAGAAAATCTAAAACATAGAGAAATGGGTACATTAATTGAGTATTCAACTTGGCAATTCGATGAAAATTGGATGGAAGAATGGGAATCACATACAGATGGACTTGATAAAGATACATGGATAAAAAGAAATGAAGAATGGATAACTAAAATGTTTGAAGAAAAAGATATAAAAGTTACTGAAGAATTATTATCTGAACTATATGATAAAATACAAGAAGAAGATTGGCGTCATGGTTCTTGTGGTGGTTGTATATAAATTATAATATTTGGAGGGAATTATCTATGAAAAAATTTGATGACTTATATAATGAATTAAAACAATTAGAGGCAAAATTAGAAGTAGAAAGAACTCCAGAGGAAAAAGAACTAATAGAAAGTAAGATAAAAGAATTAGGATATAAATTAGCAGCATTAGAAGCTGCTTGGTTATATGAAGATTTAGATTAATAATATAAAAAATTAGGGGGTAATTATATGAAGTTAGAATTTAGTAATGGAATATATAATTCAGTTAAAGTTGGAGATTTAGTAATATGTTGTGATAATATACAATTTATAGTTGTAGAAATGCCAGATAAAGAATTTGGATTATTGAATATTAAAACTAGTAAAATTAATCACAAATTTGAATCTATAGTTGACATTATAAATTATATTAATGAATACCATATGGGTATTCATAGAGTAATTAACAATGATGATGTAATAATAAAAGAACCATGGTAGTTTAAATTATATTTGATAATAAACATTTAATTAAATGGAATCGGTTTGTAGAATGATGTATAGGAATAGAGGGCGGTCTCTATACTATATGCTAATAGAGGGCGGTCTCTATAGCTAAATCTACCCGATGTGATATGGAATGATGTATAGGAATAGAGGGCGGTCTCTATACTATATGCTAATAGAGGGCGGTCTCTATAGCTAACTCCATATCTTAGCCAAGAATATAATAAGTGAGATATGCTTATAAGCATATCTCACGATTTATTTTTTAAAAGGAGTTGAATAATTATGTATAATAATAGTAGTACTAGTAATGCTACATTTAATGGTAATTACAATACAAATAATATAGACAACTCAGATAAATCAATCAATATAACAAATCATTTTAATCAAAGAATAAATCTTAAAGAACGATTTGAAAAAGGTAACATCGAGCATGAATATTCAGCATATTGTGTAGGTAAATTTGGAAACAAAGCATACAAAGGATGTATACCAGTAACATTTATAAATATACATTCATACAATGAATTCATGTATGATCATATGCATGTAGATGTCCCTAAAGATTGGTATAGTAGTTTATATTTTGATGATAATATAATGAAATTTAAAGGAATTGTTAATCAATATAATAGAGGTAATGGTACACTAGATTATTCAATAAAAATAACTGAAATATGTACAGATCAAACATCTAATTATACCCATGTAAATTATTCGAATTCATTAAAATTTAGAAATATGATTTTAAAAGATGATTATATAAATGAACTTAAAGAATATATAATAAATGATATGCTTCAAGAAACATTAGCAGAATTTACAATAAGAATATTTACTTTATTAGACAGTGCATTAGCCTCTATAGACAATTCATTTTATTCAGGATTTATAACTAATTTTATATTAACACAATATTTCCTCAATACAAGTTTAAATGAGCAATGTAATCAGATTTATATATTACGTCAATTAGATAAAGAAGTGTTATTAGATTTAACATTAATTGTTTCTAACATTATAATGACATACAATATATATTTTGATAAAATACGTAAATATAAAGACTTATTTAGTTATATATGTAATATTTGCAATGTATTACAAAATATTAATAAGAATTGTGGAGAATATAGCAAAGGTAAGAATAGTGAATATATAGAAGTAAATAATAATCTTAATCTATTTAGCAATAAGATAAATCACGATAATACAAATAAGATGTTCGATAAAATAAAAAGAAGACATAAAGATTTTGGATTTAGTTTTCCAGAAGATAAAGAAAATTTTAAAAATGAACTTTATATTAATTTGATTAAATTACTATGTAATTTAGGATATATAAATGTAAAGAATCTATAATGATTCTTTACATTTTTTATAATCGTATAATAATTATTGTTTATAATTATAAATATCTATAAAAACATGGTAAATTAAATTTCAACATACCAACAACTTATTAAGCGGAAGCTTAATTTGAGTCAAATACGAGCTTAATAAAAGCGAGTTAAAATAATAAGTTGTTAGAATAAGGAAAGGAAGATATATGTTTTAACAACTCTGAGTCTTTCTTATCAACTAAAAAATAATTAAGTATAACAAATAATTAATTAATTTTTGATAATTGTCATCTCCTATAATATAAATATTTAAATACCTATACCATATTGGTATAGGTATTTATTTTTAATTAAATCTTAACAAAATAATATATACTAAAAATATAAGGAGAGAATATATATGAATAAAGAAAAATTAGAATTATTAATGGAAATATTAGAAACTAATGATATAGATAAATTAAAAGCAAAAAGTCCTATAAATATAGAGACTGATAAATTTAATAATATGGATAATAATGATTTTGTATTTATGATCAATTATTTTATTTATCTAGATAATTTAGATATAGAAAAAATATTAAAAGAAAGAAGGGATATATAATGTCTAATAAAAAAGAATTTAAACATGAAGTTATAGAAAGAATAGATACTTTAAAAGAATCTAATAATTATTCAAAAGAAGTATTAAGAATGATATGGGGCGATAACCCTGTTACAATTGATATACGAATGGTTAATAAAACAAATGATTTTATAGGAAAAGGTATATCTTTATCAGATGAAGAATGTGATAAATTAGTAGATACATTATTAGATAGAGGTTATGGAAGTATAGAAAAAATAAAAGAAGTGTTAGTTAAAAATATGAGAAGAACTAATACAGAAATTAAGTCTATAGAAGATTGTGAAGAATTAATAGATGCAGTATACGAAGACGATGACGGATATACTGTTATAGATATTTGTAGATATAATTAAAGGAGAGGTTAAATATAAATGGATGATGGTAGGTTTAGTAGGTTTATCAAATATACAGTTGGTAATATAATAATTAGTTATGTTAAATTATTACTTTTACTATGTTCCAATTTTAATATTACATGTATATATTTATTTAGTAATAAACATTTTAATATGATAATTGAAAAAAGATTATTTAAAGAAGGGTATTATATGAGTAGAATTTATAAAGGAGTTTATTTAGTTCATCCAGTATTATATAATAAAAATGATTAGAAGATATCGTAATTTGTTCTTTAAAGAGGTGGTGAGTGATATTTTGGATCTTTACTTTAATATGTTCAAAATAAAATATTCTAAACTAGATGAACTATTAGAAAATGTAAGGTTAGAAAAAGGAGAAGAAATAATAATTTATATAAATTTAGAATCAATACTAAAGAAATTAACTTCTACTATAACAGATAGAGAAAATGTTTTAATAACATCTAAAAGAAATATAATATTAACTTCATGTGTATTTAATTTAATTGCACATTATAGATATTATTTTCATAAAAAATCTGTTTGTAGTAGAATTTATGTTTATGGTCCTGAATCAGTAGATACTAATTATTTAAATAGAGAATATAATAAAGATTATAGAACACATACGTCAATATTAAATACTGAAGAAACCACTTCAATAGGAAAAACATATGAAGATAGTATAAAAATGATAAAAACTATATTAAATTATGTAGAAGGTGTTAATTTTATAACTGGTGGTATAATAGAACCCAGTGTAATCCCTCTTATAATAAATAAACAATTTAAATTAGAAAATAAAAAGAATTTTATAATAACTGATGACAGATACGATTACCAATATATTAAAGATTACTTTATAATTCTTAAACCAAGAATGGAAAAATCTATATTAATAGATTTTGAGAATGTAATGGAAGTTTTAAAAGAAAAAACTAAATGTAATAATATACCTAATCCTGAAATAAATTTTCTATCTTTTATAATTTCTATATTAGGAGATAAGTATAGAAATATAGACAAAATAAAAGGTATGGGAATAGCAAAAATATTTAAAGAAATAAATAAAGGATTAGAAAAAAATATAATAACTAATGATATTGAAAATATAAATAGTTTAAGTTGTTTAATAAATAAAGATTATCATAATGACTTTTTAATAAATTATATGACTACTAGCATATATGAACAATATAAAAAATTATCTGATGTAGAAATAAAATATATAACTAATCAAATAATTGATAAATATGACGGTGGTTATATGAAAACAGTTAATAATGAATATTTTATAGATAATCCGTTAAATATAATAGAAATAAATTCAGGAATTAAGAAAAGACCTTACAAAATAAATTGGAGAGAATAAAGTGTAAAAAGGCAATATTTTAAAACTATATTATATAAGTGAAATAGAGAAGGAGGTGATTAATTATGAAGTCATATAGTAATATTGTAGATATGTTTACAGAAAGATTTAATGTAGAAAAATATGTAGATGAACAAAATGTTACTTGGTATTGTTTAGAAGATATTAATAGAGTAATAGATTTAAATATGGATTGGTATAAACATTTATTCACAGTAAAAGTAGTTACGTTTGATGATAAAGATTTAATGTTTATTACAAAAGCAGCATTTGTAATATTGTTACAGAATACTAAAACGCCATATGGAGAATATTTAAAACTGTTAGGAGAATATGATGCAATTAGATTAAAATTAGATGCAATAGAACAACAATTAAAAAAATAGATTAATAAAAAATAATAATTTAGGAGGTAATTGCTTATGTTAAATAAAGTTACTGAATGGAATAAATATAAAAAAGGTGAAGCAAATTGTTATAGTTGGAAATTAGATAGGGTTCAAGTTAAAATAACTGATAGTCATTATATTAATAATTTTGTAGATCATGTTATAAATGATGGTAAAGAAATATTAAGATGTATTGATAAAATAATATTATTAGGAAATGGAAATCCTATAGCAATATTCCCAAAAGATTCTACAGATTTAGTAGATGTAACAACATATTTAGATTCAATAAAAAATACAGATATTCATACAGTAGTACTTTCATTAGGAGAATGTTCAGGAGTATTTGTAAATAGTGATTTAATAGAAGAAGTGTTAGCAGAATTAAATGCAAATACAAAAATAGAAGTTAGATATGTTTTAGATATTAGATAAATGCGACTTAGGTCGCATTTATTTTTTTGTATAAAATACAATTTTATATAGGAGAGTGATGAAATGATTACTGATGAAATGAGATCGTATAGAAATTTAATAAAATATAAAGTTGATAATATGGATATATTATTTAAAAACGGAGATATAGTAACTATAGGATCAAGTTGGGTTACACATTTATATATTGAAAAAGATTTTGATAATTTATATTTCCCAATATTTAATATATCAGTGGTAATAAAAGATGAATTGTATGACAGAATTAATAGAGAGAACGAAACAGTTCAATTTAGGCTTAGAATAGTAAAAAATATTTATGATTCAGATAATAAATTGCTTCAATACGAATTATATTGTAATAAACTATTTAGATGCTTTATGGATAAAGAAACTATTATAAAAGATAACGAGCAAGCTAAAGATAAAAAAGAGACTGAAGAGACGGAATCTGCTAACTATAGATCAAATCCTAGAAATTTTTATTTATTTACTGATGATGTTTTAAATTGTAAAAATATGTTTAATCTATCTATTAGAGATGCAGATTTAACTGATTTGGTAATTTATCTATTAGGTGAGAGCAAAATAACTAATGTATTAATGAGTAAGTTAGATAATAAAGAACATATAAAAGATTTAATTTTACCTAATGGTAATTTAATAGATACGTTAAATTATTTAAATGAATTAAAAGGATTTTATAAAAAAGGAATGTTGTTATTTTTTGATATTGATTGTGCTTATTTAATTGATAAAAATGCTTTATGTACTAGTTGGAGAAGAAATGAAGTTAGGGTAACACATATACATGTAGCAAACCAAAAAAATAGTGACAGTCAATTAAACGGTCAATTTATAAATAAAGATAGAAAACAAACACACGTGTTTGCACATACAGAAAGAGTTCAAATGTCAAATAAAAATATTCTTAATGATCAAATAGTTGGTAATGCAGTTACTGTAATTGATGCTAAAACTAATACTGTTACTAATATAAAAACGAATTCTACTCAAATTGGAAACGCTAATACTAATTTACTTTCTACTAAAAGTTCAAATATGTATACTTTGTCAAGTATTGAAACAAGAATGTTAGAAAATGAATATATATGTAATATGGCATTTATAGGATTAGACATAGATGTTTTTTCACCAAATAAAGAATTGCTTATAACATATGAAGATCCTGAGCTTAATAAAAAATATAGTGGTAATTATAGATTATCTAAAGTTACTGCTACACTTAAAAAAGATGCAGATGAATTAGTCGGTGAAATACAAGTAACTCTTAAAAAACAAAAATAAATATTGTAGATATAGGCTTATTCCTATATCTACAATATTTTTATTCAACTAATTCTTTTAAAATATTTATATAATCAAAATATCTTTCTTCAGCTACAGTCATTAACACTGTAACACCTATTTGTCTATCTCTGATACCTCTAGTTGGTTTTTTATTTTCAGGTTTATCTTCAACTTCTTCGTTATTATCTTTAGTATCATTATTTTCAATATCATCAATAGATAAATCTAAATCATCATTTTCGTCTAATGCTTCTTGTAAAGTATATGATCTATAAGGATTATCGTATTTAAATTTAAAAGACTCTTCAACTTCATCTGAATCATTAACTGCTATTATAATATTATTTATTTTTTCTTCTAAATATGATTTTCCAGCTAAAAAACTTTCACAATATGCAATCATATTCTCTACAGCAACTTTTGCTTCTGGTCCAGAAACCTTTCTTAAGCCTATTTCTCTTCTTGAAGTTCCGGTTCTAAAATAATTGTCTAACCCATTTTTTAAATCACCATGTTTATCTTCAAATCTAGCTAATTTAGAAGATAAATCACCAACGTTTTCTGAATTAACAAATATTTTATCAAATATATTATGTCTATTAAGTAAACCTTCAAATGTTACTTTATTATCAGATAATACTTCTAATTCAATTTCATCAAAATTACTAGATAATATTGTTTTTTTATTTGATTTAATCCACTTTTTATCTCTTTCAACTAGTTTATTATGCTTATTACTAAAACTATTTTTTATATTAGATAAAGTTTTTCCAAGTCCTTCTAAAATTATATATTCATTTAATTCTTTAGAATCATTGATATAATTTTCATATATTTTATCGATGTTTATTGTATCTATATTAACAATTATATTTTTTATATCATTAAATAAAACATCTAAAGATTCAAGCAATTCATCTTTATTATTATTTTTAATATTTGAGTATATTGAATAATTTAAATTGTAGATACAATCATGATCTAATTTGTTTAAATTATTTTTTAAGGAATCTACAGATTTAAGTAAATCATACTTTAAATCAATCATCATTTCGCTAATTATATTTTCATTAGATTCTAATGTTATCATATTTTTGTAATCAACTATTATATTATTAATATATAACATACTATCTAGAATATGATCATATGAATTTATTTTAGTGATGTTCATTTTATCACTCCTTTTAGATTTAATGTTAAATATTATTCATTTTGACGCTTACTATTTTCACTTAATGCCTTTCTTATTATATAAGTATATTCAGTTGATGCTTGTTTAATACATGAAACTTCAGTTCTTATTATACTTAATTTTAAACATATAACAAAATCAAGTATTGACATATTTTCAGATATTTTTACGTCTTTATCATTAGCAGATTGTATTAACGTTAAATTTTGCTTATAACTAGCATCTATTATAGCTTGTTCTTTTTTTAGTGAATCTATAACTTTTTTCATATTTGTAGCATAACTCATAGCTTGATTAGGATTTATATTGCTTATTTTAGTTTCAACGTTTTCTTTTCTTATAAAAGCCTTTCTAGTTATTGTTCGAACGTCAAATCTATCTTTTGCACCTATAGAATTTAAAATAGCTTCTTTATCAAATTTCGCATCTTTTTCAGTAGTAATTAAATTGTTTAGATTATTTCTTAAATTAGCACATTTGTTTAACCCTGTTAAAAGATCCTCCCACTCATTCATTTTAACTGCAATGTCGCTATTTCTCATTGCAGTAGGTATAACTGTTTTATTATCTTTAATTAGTTTTTCACTAGATGTATAAAGATTATAGAATGTTTTTATAGTAGTAGAAAACCAATTTGATATTGTTTCATATTGTGCTTTTAATTTTTTAATAATATTATCACGTTGATTTTTACTCATTGCTTCTAGTGCAATAACAATATTATTTTCATTAAAATCAGTATATATCATATTTTCTATTATTAATTCGTCTAAATATTGATTGTGTTGAAGTTCAATAAAATCGTTTCTACATTCTTTAATTATAGCATCCAATGTTTCAACTGCTACGTCTAAATTATCAAAAGCTTCTATATTATTTAGTTTTTCTTCTTCAATATTAATTCCTTCGATTAATATATCAAACCCATTTTTATTAAATAAATTATCCATATTTTATCCTCCTTCTTAGTATTTTTTATATATCTTACAAAATTGTTTTAATAACAAAAAATATAGAATTACGAATATATTCGTAATTCTATATTATAGATTAATTAATCTTCAAAATCTATTCCATCAACTTCATCTATGAATTCTAATTCAGTAACAGATTCTAATCTAGATATATAAGATTCACCTACTGCTTTTGGTTCTTCTTTTTCTTGACCTTCAGCTTTTACAGGTTTATAAGCTGAAACAGCTTTTCTTATTACAGCAGCATAATCATTAGCTGCTTTTTTAACACAAGATATTTCTGCATTTATTATAGCAGTTACTATACCTACTGCAAAGTTTAATGATTTTAAATCATTCATTTGTTGTTCAGGTAATACACTTGCTACAGCATCTCCTTGTCTACATCTATTTATTAATTCAGTAAATAGTTTATATAATTTAGCATGAACTTCTTTTAAAGCACCTACCATTTGTTTTTTATCATTGATATATTTTGTAGCTCTTGCTAAATCTATACCTGAAACTAATTGTTCAGATGCTTCTCCATTAGCATATTCTTTTTTAACCATTGCTGCTATTCCAGCTCTATCTTTTACTCCTAAATCTTCTAACATTGATTTTTTATTTTCTTCATAACTACGATCAGAAAATGCAACTTTAGTTAAAGCCATTATTTTAGCTAAACATTTTTGATGAGCTGTATCTGGATCGTTCCAATTATTCATTTTAACTTTTGCTTTACAGTTTTTAATTGCATCTGGTATTATAGTTTTGTATTTTTTCAATAATTGTTCTCCACTATTAAAGAAGTTTTCTACAGCTCTTATAACTGATGTGAACCATTCTTTTAATTTATCCCATTGTGCTTGAACTTGAGCTCCTATTTTTTTAAGTCTTTCATTATTAACAGCTTCCATTAATCCAGAGATTCTTTCTTCATCAAAATCATCATACATCATATTTTCTAATACTAGATCTTCTAAATAAGCAGCTGCTTGGAATTCTATAAGTTCAGTATTATTTTCCATTACTATATTTTCTAACGCTTCTATTGCAACATCAAGATTTTCAAATTCTTCAATTTCTGCAGATTCTTTAACATCTTCTGCTTTAGCTGCTTTGTTCTTTTTATATAACATGTACATTAATACACTTGCTGATCCACCTAATCCAAATGCTGCTGTTAATGCAATAAATGCAGCTTTTCTTTTCTTAGATTCACCAAGCCATTGAGTAAATTCTTTTACTAATCCTTTTGAAACTTTTTTTTGTTCTTCTTCAGTTTTTGCAGCTTTTATTTCTTCTAATTTTTCAGGTTTTTCTTTTTTAAGGAAAGCTAAGAATCCTTTTTTCATTTTATTAACATCTGCATCAGCTTTTTCTGTATCTACAGCTTCTAATAACACATCATCTGATTCTAGTATATAATAGTTATCATCATATTCCATTGATTCATCTATTAAATCTATCTCTTCTGCTATGTCATATTCTACGCCTTCACAAGCTTTTTTCTTTTTACATCCTCCTTCTTCTACAGGAGCTTTATCTGATTTTACTTCACCATCATATTCTTCACATGCTTTCTTTTTACATCCAGCTTCTTCAATTTGAGTAGCTTCTTCAAGAGCTTCTATTTCTTTTTTTCTGTCATTAAATAAATCATATATATTAGCCATTTTTTAAGTCCTCCTTAAATTCAAGTTTTGTATTATACATTACCGTATTGTTTATTTTATAAAAACATAAATCCATCTTCATTACCAGAAACATTAGCTAAGTTCCAACCTTTATTTTCTTCTTTAACTTGTTTTTCAGCATTTTTAGCAGCTAATTGATTATTAACTAATACTTTATCTGCTATTTTTTCCATATAATCTATTACTGATCTTTGTTTATCTAATACTTTGTTTCTTTTTTGAGCTTCCATTGATGAAGCTTCAACGCTAAATTTATGCATTTCAAGCATTTTAGCTTGTTGTTGTAAAAATTCTCCAGCTTTCATTCTACCACTATACATATAATATATTAATTCTCTTACAAGAGGAACTATCATTGTAGCTATAGCAATAACTCCTATTTTATTTGCAGCTATTCCAGCTACAGCAGCAGAACCTAAAAAGTTTTCTCTATCTTTACCCATTAGTCCATTTGCAAATTTAACAAATTTTCCGTTTTTAACAGATTCGTTAAATTTATTTAGATTGTCTAAACAAATATTTCCGTATATTCCTCTACCTTTTTTAAGTCTAAATTCTACATTGTTTACCGTTCTAGTATATTCAACATATGAAGAGATTAATAAAGAAGTAGATTCTATACAAGCATATACTAAAGTATTATAATACATTTTTAAGAAATCAACATTTAAACTGAACGCTCTTTCAAATATTCCTCTTTGAACTCTTAAGTTTACTAATGCATCTTCAACTGTCATTATTTCAGGTATTTTAATACCAAATTTTTTACTCAATCCTTTTAATACATCTAAACAAGCTAACATGTTTTGATATCCGTCTACTTTTTGAACATCACCTTTACTATAAGGTATATCATCAAAATCTATATTACCTTTCTTTAAAGCAGCTTGATATAAGTTACTTATCATTCTATCATTTACAACAGCTTGTTCAGCTTCAGTTAACATTTGTATTTTTGATTTTTCCGTATAACTTGCTGCATTTTCTAATAAGATATTTATACAATAATTTCTTTGTAACATTACATCATTACCTCCTTTACTATAGTCTACCACTATTTATCATTTTATATATTTCTTTAAAATCATTTTTGTTATTATTTTCTCTTTCTAATCCTTTAAATGTTAATACTTGATAATTACTTTCTCCATCAAATATAAAATGGCATAGTTCTTGAGATTCATCAACTATCACAAATCCTAATAAGAAATATCTATCCATTATTTTTTTAACATTTGCTGGAGCCATTAAATCAAGTCCATACACTTCATTGATTTCAACTATTTCTTCCATAGAACATACTATAGAAGCATTTGGTAATAATTTACTATTTCCTCTACTAAAAGCATTTTTAGCTTTAGCTAAAGTTTTTCTTCTTTTTAATGTAGTCCACCAATGAGAATTTGATTTACTATGAGCATTTATAGCATCTTCTTTTAATTCGTTTATATTAAGTAAGAAATCTTTAATAAAAGAAATTTCTCCAGTAGTAAATCTTATAAAATTAAAGAACTTATTACCTGATTTATATCCATCTAGTAAGTTGTTAATAACTTCATTAGAATTAACTGGATGCATTAATCCTTTAACTCCTATAACAAAGTTTTGAACCCCACCAAAACTTTGACCATCTTTTACATGCATAGTAACAGATAATGTTGTAGGTACTAATTCATTAGATTTTTTAACATCATTATCAGATAATTTAACCATTGCTTTAGATCTAAACTCAGCTTCAGCTCTATCTAAATCCGCTTTTAATTTAGCTTGTTGCATTGCTATATCTTCAGCATGTTTTTTATCTCTAAACTCTACATCATTATTATATTTTTTATTTCTAAACTCTACATCATCATTATATTTTTTATCTCTAAACTCTACATCATCATTATTATTAGCTTCAGTGATTACTTCTATTCCATTTTTTTTACAGAAATAGTTTAAAGAACTTTCAGCTACAGGTAAAGTTATATTTGCTGGTTTATATAGATCATTTATTTTATTTTTATTTAAATAATCTTCTACACAAAACATCTGTTCTTTGTTAGATTTCAATACTGGTCCATTACAACCCTCATTTATTGACATTAATAAATGAACATTATAAGCTTCATCACTATATACATTTGTGCAGCTTTCTAATAAGTCTAATGGTGATGGATTATTTTGATGTATTTTATTTAAATATCCTGCCATATCTTTATCTTTTTTAAGATCTAAGAAAGGATTTAGTGAAAGTACTATTTGCACAAATATAGCATATTGTCTTTCTAATGCTTTAGATACAGCTTGTGCAGTATCCATATTTACAGATCTTGATATTATAATTGGAAATTGTAAAGTAGCAGCAGAGCTTTTTCTAGCTAAAGATTCACTTTTAAATTTATTTATTTCCATTTTAGCATCTTTAGCTAAAGCTATTGCTTTATTTACATCTTTTAAGATACCCATTATCAGCAACTCCTTTTTTATTTAAATTTTCATTTTCAATTTACATAATTGTTTTATCCATAGATAGTTAGCAGAAAAACAACTAAGTAAGGCTAATGCTTAGGAAATATTAATAGAAAGGAGTACTTTTTATGAGATGGGAAGTTAAAGTTACGAATATAATAACTCGACTTAGACGACGTACTGGTCCAAGTACTTCATATAGAATAGTAGACTGGAAATATCCAGGTAGTAAAGGTATAGTTGTTGATATGAAAACAGTTGGTGGTGCAACATGGTATAAATGGGAAGGTTCTAGTACTTTATGGTCTTGTGCTAAGACTGCTAATGGTAAAATATATTTAGAAAAAGTTAAAGATTTAGAACCAGCAGCACCTGTAACACCACCCAATAAACCTAAAGAACCAGAAGAGACTATAGATATTACTAAAACTACGTATGTCCCAGAAAATGGATCAAGTAAAACACTTACTGATAATTTAAGTTATACTGCTTATAATAGTTCATGGTATTTACCATCAAGATATACTTATAAAAAAACGTATGCTCAATCTACAATAGATCCAGCATTTACTTATGATAAAGTAAGTGATTTAACAATAGAAAAAGAAATTAGTCGTATAAAGTATAACATGGATATTAGTTATGCTAATTCAGATGAAGTTTATAATAGTGGTAATGCAGGTTACTATTCAAATTTACAGAAAAAATTGCATAATTCATTTAATAGAAATAAAACTGCTTATCCTGATAAAGAATTAAGCAAAACGTTTGCTTATGTATTTTTTACTAGACCAGATTTATATTTAACTGAGCCTAGTAGTCAAGCAGGTAAACCTACATTAAGTATTCAGGCACAATCTGATCCTAAATACATTTATATGTGGAGAAATAATGAATGGTGTATTAAATCTTTAACAAAAAATGGAAATAACCATCATAAATTTTTAGTATTATTATCAAATGAAGCTAAGTCATTCGAAGTATCTGACTTAGCATTAAAAACTGTAGAACATGGTGAGACTTATAATGGTAATAAAATAATATATGGTAGAACGGATCATGAGTCAAATGCAGCGGGAGAGATGAGTATAAGATATACTGATACCGTAAATTTAGATATATTTAAGATGCATTTAATTTGGACTGATTATATAAATAAAGTTTCTAGAGGTATTTTCTCACCTAAAAGAGAATATATTACTAGTAGAATATTAGATTATGCTTCCTCATGTTATTATTTTTTATGTGGACCTGATGGAAGTACTATTTTGTATTGGCAAAAATTAACAGGTGTTTTCCCGGTAAATACTGGTGAAAATGCTTTTTCATGGGATTCTGGTACATTATTAGCAAAACCAGAAATAAATATAAGATATATGTATTCAATGAAAACGCCAATGGATATAGCTCATTTAGAAGAGTTTAACTCATTGACTGATGTAGGAAAGAAATCTTTTAAGAGTATATACAGTAGAGAAAATTGTCAGTCAGGTTCAACTCTAACACATGCACCATATATATGGGAAACAAAAGTAAATGGGAAATTAGTATACAGATTAATGTGGTTAGAAAATAAGTAAGAAAGGAGATTGTGATATAGATGTCCGATGATGTTAAAAAATATACGTCATTTTATGACATAAAAGATTATGCATTAAATGTGCTGGGACCTAAATATTTTCCTGAGGATGTAATAGAAGGGTATAATGTTGGATTTTTAGGATATAGTTTAGATTTCATGGCTAATACAACTGAAGATATATTTAATACAGTTCCTATAGTAACTAATGAAATGTATCCTAATTTAGCACAAATGCCAACTTCAATATATAATTATGCATCATTATTTCAAGAAGGTAATTTGATGGCAACACCTGCTGTTATGGAATGTGTCTTATTATTACCAATGGATTCTTTATTAGAACATTCAGAAGTGGGTTCAGATGGTGTATTTAGAAAATTTATTTTAGATCAAAGAACAGAAGTATGTGTTGAAGAACATAGATTTATATTAGATTACGATATATTAATCACTATGAAACCATATAGAGGTGAATATATAATAACTGCAAGTTATATTAGGGATTATAATAATAGTTTAAGTAATGTAAATAATCCATATATAAAATATCAAAAATATAATTATAAAGGAACTAAATATTTAGCTTTATTGGTTAATATGAGAAGATGTCAAAAACATAGTATGACTACTAGGGTTATTGATAATGATAGGATAAATGCTACTACAATACAGGTTCCTTTTATAGATCAGTTAGCAGGGTTTGAAATATTTTATAGAGACTCTTCAGATAATAAATACACTCAATTACAAAAAAGACTTATAAACTCTAAAGCTATAAAAGAACCATTTTGCTATTATAGATTAAGAACAAATGATGTTTTAGAAATTACATTTACAACTAGAGAGAATTATTTTAAACCTAAATTTAACTCAGAAATAATTATAGAATATTATACTACAAATGGATCTGAAGGTAATTTTGACATGTATCAAGGTTATAATGTTACTGTATATAGAAATTCTGAGAAGTATGAGTCAAACTCAAGAGTACCTGTAATAGCTATTCCTCAATCAGCTTCTACAACTGGTAAAGATAGACCTGAGTTAATGGATTTAAGAGATAAAACTGCAGATTGTTTTGCAACAGTCGATTCATATACTACTGAAGCTGATTTACAAAGACATTTTAATTCTTTTGATTTAATAAATAACACTAAAGTTACATTTGTTAAAAAAAGAGATGATATATTTGATAGACTTTATACTGCATTTTCTATAAGTAAAGATAGTTTAGGTTCTTATTATAAAACTAATACGTTGCAATTAAAAATTTATAAAGATCAATTCGATTATCAATTTGAACAATCAAAACGTTTATTACTTAAACCAAGTAATGTTTTTGTATATGATGGAGATTCAACTAAACGAATGATTAAAGTTGATTCAGATAATATTGAAGATATAGGATTTAATAATAAATTTATTTATCAAAATCCATTTTTAATGACTGTTTCAGATAGTGGTGTTGTAGGTTATTATTTAAATAATATCAATGATAAAATCCCATTAGATTACGAATATGTTAATGATAGCTCAATGATGCAATTTATATGTAATAATATTTATGTATACAGATCTTCTCTAAATAATGAAGATAATTATAAATTTAAATTATATTTAACTGCAACTGATAATGATATAGAAAATCCGATAATAGATGAAGAAGGTAATGAAACAGGTAGATTAAAAGTAGTTTTATCATTTTTACAAAAAAATGGTAATGAGATAGCATATATAGAATGTAAGAAAACATATTTTAATAAAGAGACTAACCAATATATTTATGAAGGTGAAATACGTACAGATGACTATATATCTACTTCAGAAGCTATAAGAATTTATGATTTGAAAAGTACTTTAGATGGTAGAGATGTTGTACAAATGATACCAATGACAAATTTAAAAATGAATATATATACATTCTTTGAATATGATAATGGAAATACACCACATGCATTTACACACTTACCAGGATTTGAAAATACTACAATGACTAATAAATATACAACAGAAGAAACACGTGTAGAATTAGTTACTCCATTAAATATGTTAAAATCACATATGTCATGGGATAAAGAAGAAGATGGAAGAACGTTTTTATTGATAAAAGATGTTCCAGTTATGAAACATAATGAAAAGATTACTCAAAAAGATATGGATGAATTCGATAGATTTATGACTTTATTATCTTCTCAATACGATTATATGCGTGAAATTATGAATAAGAAAGTAAATAATTATTCAGTAGACATGAAATTTTATAATACGTATGGTAGATCAACTAATTTTGTTGTCGGTGAAGATCAAGAAAAACTTAATTATGTCAATTGTATACTTCATCTTAAAGTTTATCCATATATTAGAGCTGAAGGAGCACAATTAGTAACTGATATGAAGATGTTTATTAAGGAGTATTTTGAAACTGTAAATGTAGAAACTAATGATGGTATATTTATTTCTAATTTAATACAACAATTGGAAAACACTTTCCCACAAATAAGATATTTAAAATTTGAATCAATAAATGAATATCCAAGTGAAATACAAAGTATAGAGAATATTACAGTTGATGTTACAACTTTATCTAAAGAAGATAGAATAGATTATGTTCCAGAGTATTTAAATATAGAACTAGACGGTATAATTATTGAACTACTCAACTAAAAATATTGAGGTAAAAACAATATCTTAATGATGATCAAAAATTTAGAAATTGAAAGGAGAATGAAAAAATGTCTTATTTTGATAATGCGAATACAAATGTAACTCGTAAAAGTTTTGGATCTAAAGTGGACAAAACATTCCAAAGAGAAGGTGTAGTCCCTATTAAAGATAGAAAAAAAGACGAAAAAGATATAATAGCTGAATCTGCTGAATATAATAAGTTAAATAAAAAAGTAGAAGTATCTAAATTAGAAGCTTTAAAAGAAATGAGAGTTTATGAAACACAATTAAAAGAAGGTTATAAAAAAGTAAAAGATGACTTAATAAAAGATTTTTTATCTGAAATATGCGTTGAATCTTTATTAGTTGATAGAGATATAGTTGATAGTAATTTAAAAAACGTTGTTTTTATGGTAGAAAATCAAATTGATGATTTAGGTGGATTTGAAGGAATAAAAAGAATAGCAGAATCTAATCAAAATCCTGTTTTATTAAACATAGTTAATATGTGCGAAGAAATGAGTCAAGAAATAGGAGAAAGAGTTATAACTGAAGCTAAAGGTTGTGCTAAAAATATAAATTTCAATTTAACTAAACAAGAAATGAATGAATATGACTATAAGAAAAAAGAACTAGGATCAGATGCTATTATAAATGCTATTAAAGATAAAGTGTTCCAAGTGGTTCAAGATGAACAACAACAAAATGCTGATAGACAAGAAATAATGTCTGAAATAGAAGATAAAATACAAGAATTAAACGGACCAGTTCAAGAAGCTATGGAATTTATATTTAATAAAACTGGTGTTGAAGAAACTACATTATTTGATTCTTTAATGAGATCTCATTATTCTCAATTACTAGAATCTAATTCTTCTGTAATATTTGAATCATTAGATGTTCAAATAGAAGAAGGAAAAGAACCTTTATTTGAAGAACAAGAATTTGTTATGAAGGATATTGAATTAGTAGACGATGAAGATATTAAAGAAAAGTTAACGGATGAAGAAGATGAACCAGCAGCTTCTGAAGATGAAAATATAGAAAACGATCCTAACGTTAATTTAATAGAATCATTACATTCTAATTCTATAGAAGAATTAGAAGAAAAAATAGAACAAGGATTATCTAGAATAACTGAAGCTGTTAATGGAATAAAAGTTAAAAGTGAAGCTAAAGCTAGAAAATCAGAAATAAGAAGTTTACAAGATGCAATAGATAACTATATATTAGAACATTTAGAAGTAAATGAAGAAGAAAACGATAATGAAGAAATGATAAACGAATCATCAGATTCAAGTGATATTGATCAATTATTTGCTGCAATGGAAGCTAAATGTGGTAAGAAGGTTAAAGAAGAAGTAATTCTATGCCCAGATTGTGGTAAAGAAGTTTGTGTATGTAAAGAAAAACCTGCTAAAGAACCTACAGAAGCAATAGAAGAAGGATTAAAAGGTGCTATTATAAATAAAATGGGGTCTTTAGTAAAAAAATCAGTTATGAAAAAAATATCTAATAAGGATTTTGAGTCAGTGAGACAAGATTTAACTAAAATGGTTAGTGGAGAATCAGACATTAATAACATAAAGATGCTTAAACAAGATGTTGAGATTGGTATAAAAGAACTTCAAGATACAATGGATAAATACCCAGAAAAAAAAGAATATATTGCAAATCATATTAAATGGTTAGAAACAGACTATCAAAAAATGTTAGATGATAGAGAAAAATATTTACGTGGGGAAAAATTACAACTTGAATCATTTGTAGAAAAATTAGAAGACGTTTGTGAATCATTAAATATCGTAATAGATACTCATGATGTTGCGTATAATAATGTATTAGAATCAATGTTATTTGATGTAAATGATAGCTGTACAATGGTTCCTTATTTACAAACTAAAGATTGTAGTTTATCTAATCTAGAATTTGCATACAAAACTAAATTAGTTTGTGAATCATTAAAAGCTGGATTAAAATCTGTTAAAGATAACAATGAAGCTTTAGTTATAGTAAAAGCTATAGAAATGAATATAGATTCTATAAATGAAACATTAGAAGCTGTAAAAGAAAATACTGAAATGTCATATAAAGCAAAAACATTACAAACTGGTAAAAAATATTTAGAAAAATTACAAGAAGTTGCAACTAAAAATACTTTTGAAGAAAAAGAAATTGCTACTGAAAGTACTTCATTATTTAGTACTCCAGAAGAAGTAGAAAAAATATTTAATAGTGTTAAAGAATACTATGTAATCGAATCCACTAATAACGATACTATGGAATTAGTATTGGCTGAAGCTATAGTAGAATATACTATATTAGAAGCATTTAACACTTTAAATTTAATGAAATTTGATAAAGACTCTGTAAGACAAATGGCTAGAAAGAATCTTTCTAAATAATTAACAATCAGGAGGTAATTTTATGATTAAAATAAAAGAAGTAGAAAAAGGCGATAATTACTATACAGTAACTTTTGTTGATGGTATGGATGCGTATGGCGTGATTGTAACATTAGTACCTCAAAGACCAGTTTATATAGAATTTATGGAATTTGCAAAAAATAAACAAGATTTATTAATAATTACAGAAGAAGAAAATAAAGAAGAATTTGATAGATTAAAAGGAAAGTATTTTGATCAAATTATGAAACATATACACGATCAAGCAAACTAAATAATAAATAGAGATATAACCTTTAAAAGGTTATATCTCTATTTATTTTATCTATATTATCAACATACTGTTTTCTTTTCATAATATGATTCATATTATATTTAGAATCATATCTATCTGCATATTCAATAGTTAATTCTATTCTTGGTTTACTGGAATAGAATTTTCTTACAGTTCCCTCTATAATTAAACTATCATCCATAATAATTGTATTTTGGATCATATCAGAATAAGTTTTACCCAGATTATCCCAGTCTGGTTTTGTTAAATTATTTATTAATTTCATTTCTGCTCTTATCTTTTCAGTTTTATTCATTCCTTTTGGTATAGGAAAATAACAATCACAATGTAATTTGCAAGCAGTTGTTATTAATTCAAAATCACTAAGTTCATCTTTAACGAATTTTTCCATTAATTTTCTATTATTTAAAGCGTCACTTACATAGAAATGCTTTCCATAACCACTTAATCTTGCTCTTGGAGTAGCTTTAGGAATAAAATAGAATATGAATGAAATAGATTTCCACTTAGTTTCTAAATTATTTTCAATATCTTTTCTAAGTGTTTCCAATTGCCTATCTTTTATACCGTCAAGAAAGTTATAAATTCTTTCCATATGATCGTTAGATATATTTCCATATTCTTCTTTATATTTTTTTAATTCTTTTTTATTTGGCATATTTATCACCCCTTATTTATATTACCATTTTGCTAAGTGACCTAATTTATTACGTAGATTTTCAGTTAAATTTCTATAAGAATTATCTACAATATCTCCAACTGAGTTCAATAATAAAGCTTTTACTAAATTAATTTTTAATGTAATATTTGGTACGGTCATATCAACACCGCACATACATCCTAAATAATCTATTAAACCTTGATTAGACATAAATAAAAATGGTTTATTAGATGGTGACATCATTAATTGAGAATATAAGTCTTTAATATTTAAAGTAACTTTACATTGTGTAGGTAACCCTCTTACATTCCAAGATTGTTCAGGTCCTTTTTCAATAGTTATAGATTCTACCATTCCCATATCAATAGAAAACCATCCTTTAGAATACCCTCTTATAATAAATGGTGAACTGAAACTATTGGCTGAAGATTGTCTTGGTAATGCTAAGCATAATGCATGTAACATTGGCACTAATACATTTAGATACACTGCTTCATCATCTCCATATGGGCTTATAAAATTCATAACAACGGAATATGATTTAGAATATTCACTATCCATCCATATTTCTGGATAAATTAAATTAGCACCATGTAAAACTTCTTTTTCAGCTAATCCTAGCATATTTTTAAACAATCCTAAAGTAACAGTATCTGCTAATCCTAAAATTGCTTCACCTGCATTAGTTACAAAATCACCTATAGCACTTCCTGCAGATGACATTGAATTTAAAATCATGTTTGCTTCCTTTACTATTCCTTCAACAGAATCAAACGCTCCTTCTAATTGTGATTTTTGTGTACTGTTCCCAATATTTTCTGATACAGTTGTACTAGGATCCATATAAAAATTAACATAACATCTTTGACCACTGGTAAAGTCATCTACTAAGTTTTCTACATAATCAACAGCAGCTTTAAATATATTACCACCATCTGATACTGGAGACTTATAATTTACAAAAGAATGATAATTAGCCCAATCATAATTACAATATTTAGTTTTACCATCTGGACCGAGTTTATTACCAATACCTATACATTGTGCACAAATTCTACACATTAAATTTACATACATAATATATTTGCTATAAGTACTTTTAAAATCATAATATCTCATTTCATCATGACCACTAATTAAAGCTTCTAATGCAGATTTATCTTCACCATCAGCTTTACTTAAATATGCACCAAAGTATTTCTTTTCATCATCAGTAAAATCTGGAAGATAATTAGTAGTTCCAGGTAATAATGTAACTATAGGTCTTTCCATATAAATATCTTTTGCGAAACAATAACCAAAGTTATTATTTTCATCTATTCTCATATCTGTCGTTTCTAAAAACTGATGTGGCATCCCAAGAATTTTTGTATTTTGTGCATCAAAATACTTTTTATCCTCTTTTTGTGCTGTCATATTATTAAGATATACAATTGGATCGTAACTGTATTTAAGTTGGGATGACCCTTCAGTTGAACCTGAAGTTGTACCTTCTTCATCTGGTTTATCCAATGGCATTATATTATTAGTTCTGGATTTATTATTGTTTAGAACACTAATTATTCTACTTTTTAAACTATTATTCATATATACCTCCTCCTTTAATATAATTTATTGTTAGGTGTATTATAACAATACACCTAACTTATTTTATTTAAAAGATGCTATTCTTCTAGCAATATCATAACCAGTATTTTGATTTGCATGTCTTAAATCGTTATTGTTGTTAGTTGTATTCATTTTTCCTGTAGTAGTATTATTTATAGGTTCATTAGCTGAAACTATTTTTATATCATTAACCCCTTTAGCAGTATCTGCAGTATTATTATTTATATCTTGTAATTGTTCTATTATAACGTTTAACATGTCTATACATGCTTTATTTATTGCAGAACTATCATATGCTTTAACTACAGAATTATTTGCTAATCTTGACATTCTCTCTACTTCTCGTTGGGAAGCTTTAAGTAATTTAGTCGCTTCTCCTCCTTTATCAGTATTTATTCTATTATATTTAGCTTTTTCACCTTCACCCATTCCTGCATTATCAGTATTACTACTTGTACCATTAGTAGATGCTACTGGTGAATTTAATAATGATTTAATATCGTTACGTTCATTAGCAAATCTTTTCTTCAATGACGCTTTAACTGAACCTTTAGTACTATTTAATTCCCCTCTATTATCATAGAATTTATCAACTACAGATTCATCACTCATAGAAGATGAAATACCTTGAGCGTATTTTTTAGCTGTTCCTGGACCATGTTGTATACCTGCAGAATAAAGCATTTCTTGGAATCCTCTATTTTTCATAGATAAACCAGTTGCTTGAAGCCATTTATTACCAAAAGGTTCACCTAATAATTGATAAGCATATTGTCCTTGTAGTTGTTCAAATTTATCCATTCCTATTCTACCAGGTATAGCTTTCCATTCTGCATTAAATGCAGAAGTATTAGGTTTTAAAGTACCTAATTTAGTATCCACTTTACCAGATAACCATTGTGCAAATGATTTAGCAGAACCAGTGTTAGTTGCAAATTGTGGTAAACCGTAAGAAGTACCACCTGGATCACCCCAAGATGCCCCATTTGATATAAAATCTCCTCTATTAGTAGGATAGCTTACTTCATATTTAGATGATACTTTACCAATAAAATCTCCTCCTGATAAAGCTACCCCACCAGGATTTGTCGTTCCATTAGAAGAATCTGAACTAAATAAGTCAACTTGTTTACCGTTAAATATAGATGCCATCATATTTTGAGCTATATTACCCATTTTACCAAATGCACCCATTTGATCAACTGCAGAAGATCCTCCTGTAGTTCCATCAGTAGTTCCAGAATAGCTTCCAGCACTAAAATCACTACCTGTTTTCCATCCATCAGGAATTTTTGAGTTACTGTTAGTATCAAATGACCATGCACCTCTTAATCCAGTACCTATATCCATAATTTCACTATCTTCATAAGCTCTAGTGTATTGTGGACCTCTAGGGTCATTTATTATAAGTCTATTATTTCCATCTACACCTACAGCAAGAACTATATGTCCTCCAGTTGTAAACGGAGATTTACTTTTTGAAACACCTTTACCTGATAATACAACAGGTCTACCATTTTTTATAACCGCTTTAACAGCATCTAGATCTCCATTTGATGCACCATTTGGTTTTTCTACTACAGGACTCATATCTAAGTTGAATTCTCTAGCTACAGCTGCTGGGAATGACCAAGACATACCATTACTCCATAATCCTTTTGCACGACCAAATTTACCAACTGTTACAGGGTTTATTTCTTTTCCGAACATACTAGTTAACATCATAGCATGTGAAGCCATACCACAACCACTAGGTCCTATTTTTTTACCGTTTATATCTTCTTGCCATTTAGGATCACCTTGTTTATAATATGCCCATCCATTCATAGAAGTTGGAATTGATCCATCACCTGGTGCTGATTGTGCATTAGTTGCAGTTGGAACTGGTCCATTATCACCATTAAGTGATCCTCCACCATTTGCAAATTTATCATAATATCCTTTTGCTGCAGAATATCTTCTTGGCATATTAGGTTTACCGGCTCTCTCGAATGCTTTTTCAAACACTTCAGTAGCTTTATTGACATCTTTGATAGATTTAAATCCTTCATAACCACCAACTAAAGATTTTAATTTAGATAAAGTAGTTGGATCTTTACCTTGTAATTCTAAATCTAACCATTCTAGTTGAGATTGTAAATCTGTCCAATCTTTTCCTTTAGATGAAGCATAATCTGACATTGCTTTCCATCTAGAAGATTTTGTTCTCCAGTTTTCCCATTGACATATACCTGCAGCTGGACCTTTACCTCCACCTTGAATTACTGTAGGATCGACACCAGATTCTTGAGTCATATTACCTAATATACCAGCAGCAGCTTGTGGACTATAACCTCTTCCTGTAAGGAATTTCCAAACTCCTGTAGCATAATCGGATTCTCCAGAAATGTCTACTGTTCCCCCTGTAGTACCAGGTGTTGTACTATCAGTATTTCCAGCAAATAAGTCAACTTGTTTACCGTTAAATATAGATGCCATCATATTTTGTGCAAAATTACCCATTTTACCAAATACACCTAATTGATCAACTCCTGAAGATGCTCCTCCACTAGTAGTTCCATCAGTAGCTGTAGATCCTCCGTTAACAGGATTACCACTTTCAGTTGCTACTACAGTTCCTAATAAAGAGTTACCACCAGTTATAGTTGGATCAACTAACGCATTTGGATTTTTTAATACTCTTTTATATCCTCTATGTTTATTATTTCCTCTTTGGATTGCTTTTGATTCTTTTATACCGTCTTTACGACCACTCATATGAATATATTTTCCATCACCACTATATAAACCAACATGACCTTCTTGACATACAACGTCACCTATTTGAGGATCATTAACTTTTGTACCGATATCAGTCCAGAATGAACTAGATAATCCTTGTACTTTTCCAGCATCTCCTGCTACACTCAATACATGACTTACAAATGATGAACAGTCTGCACCAATATTATTATTATCGATACCGTATCTACCTGTAGTATTATTTTGAGCTTGTGAATATTTAAATTTAGAAGTATTTGCTAAGAATGCTCTAGCATAAGATAAAACTTTATCAGCTACTCTTACCTTTCCACCTTCTGAACCTAAATTTTCCATCATATCAGTATATTCAGAATCACCGTATAATAACGGTTGTTTAAATAAATTGTTATTAGCCTTTACACCATACATTTTACCTGAACTATATCTTCCAAGTTTTGTTTGATCACTTGGTGAAAGTACCATACCTCTATTTAAACCGTTCATTAATTCAGATAATTTATAAGTTCTACTGTATTTTTGTCCTCTAGGGTCAGATATAAATACATTATCACCATCTATTTTATTAGCTACAACTATATGTCCTTCTTTTGTATATGGGCTTTCTCCATCACCATTATATCTACCAGATAGAACAACAGGAGTTCCGTTTCTTAATGAATCTGTTATTTCTGATGCACTATTAGTATCATAATAATTCATATTAAATTTTTTAGCTATCTCTGGGAATAACCCATAACTAGAATATCCAGGAAGATAATCTTTACCGTATTTAGCTATTGTATCTGGTGTTATTTTTTCTCCAGTAACTTGTGATATAGCCATTGCTAAAGATGCAGGACCACAACCAGCAGATGCCATTGTTTTGTCACCTATTGATGTTTTACCCCATCTATCATCACTTTGACTATAAAATACATAATTGTCATTATCTCTTGTTTGAATAAATCCAGATTCTTTATTATCCTTAGTTACACTATTAGAACCAGCAGAACCTAAGTTAAACCAACTTTTAACTTTATCTATACCTTTACTGATTATATTACCATTAGATTTTTTAGTTGAAGAATCCTTAGACTTAGACTTATCTTTAGTTTCTTCTTTATCAATACCCATAAATTCTAAGAATTTATCAAATATATTTCCAAAGAAACCTGATAAAGTATCTACTGATATTGGACTTACATTTATATTTTTAATATTACTTATAACATCTTTAACTTTAGTTGTTACATTACCAATAGTATTTTTAACACCATCTAATAATCCATTAGTTCCTTTCTTTAAATCTTTAAATGCTCTTTTATTATCTGCTTCCATATCATCAGTTGTTTTTTTAGTTAACTTATTCATTGTAGAAGTAACAAAAGAGAAAGTTTTAGCTACTCTACCTATATTAGAATTCAATCCTTTGCTTATTATACTTCCTGATGTTTTTATAGATTTTATAAATTTATCGTAAGTTGTACTTACAGATGAACTTACTTTATTAGTACTATCTTCAATTTTTTTGTCTGCATCTGTTTTAGCTTTAGATTTTGCAGTTTTAGTTACTTTTTTAGTAGTTTCATTTTCAGTTAATCCGTATGATTCATCTATACTAACACCGTCTGCTAATAGTTGTGCTTCAGCCATTGCATTTCTTTGAGCTCTTTCACTATTTTTTTCTTTTTGAGATGTAGAATTATAATCTGTATTAGTACCAGTAGTTGCAGTTGTACTCTTAGTTTCTTTTTTAACTTCTTTTTCTGCAGTACCTAATTTTTTTCTATTAGATTCAGCTCTTTTTTCATAATATTTTATCAATGCATTGTTAAACGATAATTTTAATTTACTGTCAGTTTTTTCATTTTTTTCTTGAAGTTTAGCAATTTTTTCTTCTGCACTATTTAGTTTACTTTCATATTTTTTAGTTCTTCTTTTTGAATAATTACTAAACATTTGCTCAGTTGTCCAATTTTTCATTGAATCTATTCCTAAAAGTTTTCCAACTGCATTAGTAGTATTTACTATTGCAGATCCTCCAGCATATAAATATCTATCTTTAAACGTTAGTTTAGCATCTTTATTTAATCCCATATGTCCTCTGATAGAATCTCCTTGGAACGATCCTTTAAAGTTCTTCATCCATTTACTACCCATGATTTTAGAACCAACAGTTTGTGAATTTTTATCTATCCAAGCATCACTATCAAGTTTAGTTCCATTTTCTTGATTGTATTGATATCTTGCAACTTCCTCTAAATCTCTTGCAGATAATTCATCGTTTTCATCAAGTTCTAATTTACTAAAATCAACCCAATTACCATTTTTATCTTTATATTTACTAGTATCTGTAACTCCAGCTTTTTGTAAAACTTCATCTATGGAACCCATTTGATCTACTTCTGAACCTTTTAATGTTGAATTTAGATTTATAGTTTTACCTACCTTTGGTAGAGCTTTATATATTGCAGTAGCTATATCACGTATAAAATTCCATCCATACATACTATTTGTCATTTCATTTATTATCCATAAAACAGCCATAAATGAGAATTTACATAATGTTTGTAATAATGAGCATATTCCTCTCATTTCCATATCAACATTATCTGGTGATACCCCAAATAAGTTACCAGTATTACCTGCAGTAAATCCTGTTAAGAAATCATATGCAGTAGCACCTATTTCTGCAACTGTACCTACACCTGTAAAATCTAGCCCAACATCTACAAAGAATGCAGCTATTTTTTTACTAAATCTTTTATAAACATCATCAGCATCTTTTAATAATTTACTAAAAATACCATCAGCAGATTTAGCAAAATTACCAACTTTAGGATATTTTTCACTAACTTTTACTACTAATATTTGCATTGCTTCTTTAGCCATATTTATAAATTTACCTACCATATCAGATGCTTTACCTTTAGCTTCTTTTGTAGCATCTATAACTTTTCCTATTGGTTTTGCTATACCTTTTCTAGCAGATGTATCTACTACATCTCCAGTATATTTATAAGCAGTTCCTAAGAAACTTTCACCTTGAGCTGTTACTTTTGGATTTATAAAATCATCAATGTTTTTACCAACTTTTGACACAACATTTTTAGTACCATTGATTACTTTACCACCAATTTCTTTAGTAGTATTATAAACAGTTTTACCATCATTTATAATCGGTTTAATAATTTTATCATTTATTAGGCTTATTGGTTTCATAAATGCTTTTCTAGTACCTTTATGAAGGAATTTACCACCCATACTAATATCAGCGTTATCGTATACCATTAAACCATCTTTATCAGTTCTTGATTCTCTATATTCTTCACTATTTTTATATTCTCTCCATTGTGGGTATAATACAGCAGCTCCAGCAGCTAATGCTCCAGTTATACCTAAGCTACTTAGTACATTACCGATACCGTTTGGTATTTTACTTAATAAGCCTCCTAAAGCACTCATTAAGTCAAATGATTCAGAATTACCTGCAGTTATTTTATCTCCTACCCCATATATAGCAGATAATATATCAGTTTTCCATTGTTTCTCTTCTTTTTCTTTTTTCTCTTGTTTTCTTAAATTCATTATATAATCAATAGATTTTCTTGATACTTGTTTATATCTATTTCTATCTTCTATTTCACTCATTTGATCTGTTTCTTCATCAGTTAAACCTAGAGCATTATCAGCTCTATCTTTTTTGTCATCGGATATTAATTTAGATAATAAAGATCCGCCTTTACTAAACATATTTCTTAATAATCCAGCAGGTTTCTTAGGAACAACCATTTCACCTTTATGCAATTCTGCTATATATCCATCTTTTGGCACAGAATCCAATCCGTCTTCATGAGATTGACCTTTCTTTTTAAGCTCATCACCAATTTTATTTAAAGATGTTCCTCTACCAACTGCTCTTGCAATTTCTTTTAAAGAATCTTTTATATCAGATAATAAACTAACACCTTTATTACTATCTTTAGATATATCTTCTACAGTACTACTAACTTTAGATACTTTTTTACCAGTATCTTCAGTTTCTGTTGCTATTTTTTCTTGTAACCAAGATTGTTTATCTTCAGATTTATTTTTTCTAGATTGTGTCCAACCAGTTTCTTTACCAAATTTTTTATCTTCTTCATATTGTCTTTGCATTTCAGCACGTCTATCAGCACGTCTTTTCATTTCATCTTTTAAATCTTTTTTAGCTGCTTTTTTTCTTTGTCTTCTAGTCATTCCGTTTCTATATTCAAGAGCTTGATTTAATAACTCTTGTTTTTCTTCTTTAGACATTCCTCTAGTATCAATGCCTTTTAACACATGTTTTTCATTATATCTTTCAGCCATTGCACCTACACCGGAAAGTAGTTTAAGAGGAGATGTAACGATACTTCCTACAAATTTTCCTAATAAAGAAAAAGTTCCTTTCATTAATCTAGCTATAGGATTAACTATAAGAGTTTTCATCATTTTTCCTAAAGGTTTTGTAACATGTTCTCTAAATGAATCTACAACTGGTTCTGTTACCTTAGTAAATGAATTTATTATAGCATCTCTAGCATCTTCTATTAAAAATTTTCCAGCTTGTTTAATAGGTTCAAATGCTAATACAATAGGGTCAAATACTTTTTTTCTTAAGAATCCATATACATTATCATTTATTTCAGTTGCTTTTATTTTTAATGGAGTTACTACACTAGTATCAAACCAGTTAGTAAATTTAGTTAATAATCCTCCAGAACGTTTTCCGTCTTCATCTTTTTCTCCAAATAAGAACTTTTGGAATTTATTTGATGAAGCAGTTATACCAGCAGCTAAACCTAATAATGAACCTAATATAGGACCACCAGGTAATAACATAGATGGTAATAATCCTACACCTTGTGCCACACCAACAGCTAATCCTGACCCACCTAAGAATGTAGCCAACTTAGTATTTGTACTATTATCATTGTCACCATTCTTAATATTTTTACCTTTGTTTTTAAATAGTTTACCAAATGCTCCATTCATTATTGATTTTTTATCTTGATTTTTATAGTCTTTACCAAATAAAAATTCTTGGAATGCTTCATTTTTACTTGCTATGGAAGCCCCTATACCTAATAAACTACCAGCTACAGGTCCTCCTGGTAATAAGAATGATGCTAAGAATCCAGCGGTTGCACCTTTCTTAATAGACACTCCATATTTATCATAAAGATTTATCACATCTTTAGGTATAAATCCACCTTTTCGTTTTCCATCTTCACCTAGATCCCCAAACATCCATTTTTTAAAAGTTTCAGATTGTTTTAAGAATCCTGCTGTAGTTCCTATTAAAGCAGCACCCAATGGTCCTCCAGGGAGTATAATACTACCTAATATACCTAAATTAGAAGCTACTACAGTTTTAAGCATAGCTGTTTTAAAACCCGATTTCAATGCTGTTGGAACTTTTGATTTTATATTAGTCATAAGATCAGTCATAGTTTCTTTTTGTTCTTTTTCAGTCATTGCCTTTTCACCAAATAAAGAAACCTTAAACTGTTTAAATCCATCCATGAAATCTTTTGATATTTTTCCAACTAATCCACTAAGACCGCTACCAAATTTAGAATCTTTTGTTTTTTGTACTTTTTCTGTAAAGAATGATTTCATTTTACCTAAAATATTATTACTTGTATCAGCAGCTGCTCCAGCCATTTTACTAGTATTACCTTTACCTTTTAATACTTCTTCAGCATCTTTACCAAATAATATTTTATAAACTTGAGCATCTATTAATGTAGAAACATTATTCATTCCTTCGTTAAATTTATTAATTTTCTCACCAATTTTTCCTGAATATTGTTTCCCTGGTTTATTTCCTAATGCTTCAGCATAAGCAGCATTTAATTCTTCATCAGACATTGAGAAAATTTCTTTGTAATTATAGTCAGTTTTTTCTTTTTTCTTAGTTTCTTTAAATTTTCTATTTTTATCAAATCTTTTTTGTTCTTCTCTTTCTTTTTTAAGTAAATCACTATTTGGTTCCCATTGAGAATATCTTTTTCTAGTATCAGGAAATACTTTTATACCATGTATAAGAGCAGATCTAATATCTCTTAGATAATCTAATTGAGTTCTTTCAAATTTATCGTACATTCCTGGTTTTTTATTAGGATCATATTTTGCTTTGTTTTTACTATCGTCATTATATAAAGAAGAATAACCATATTTATTAGGATCTCTTCTTATTTCATCCATAAATCCTTGAGTTCTATTTCTACTATCATATATATTAGCAGTTACCATTTTAGTAAGATCAGTAGTGCTTAATCCTTGCATTACTTTTCTTAACATTTCCATTCTTTTTGGATCATTATTGAATAACCCAGCACTCATTAGTTCATCTACTGTAAATCCATCTTTATCTTTATATTTAAATGGATTTATCATAGATCCTTTTTTAGTTAATGCTGAGAAATATTCTTCCATGTCTTTTTCAAATTGATCCATTACATTTGAATTAGCTTTCATTTGAGAAGCTATATTTCTCATTTTAGTTTTTACATCTGTAAATCCATAATTTTCTACATTACGTAATTCTTGTTTATATTCTTTTTCAATAGTTTTTCTATCACTAAATCTTCCTGAGTTATAATTGTATATTCTTTCTTCTTGCCCAGTCAATGCACTTTCTATACGTCTTAAATAAGTAGGTATTACTTCAACAAGAGCTTTTTTAGATTCTCCATCCCATGCTATAGCCCCTTTATCATAATCGCCTAATTTAACGTCATAAGAAAGTTTATTTTTAGATCCAAATACTTTATATATAAGATTATATAACGGATTTTCGTTACCATCTAAAGAATTAATTTTAGCTAAAACAGCAGGTAAAACTGAAGCTAAAGATTCATCCACTTTTTTCATAGCTGCTTTAGTAACAGTAGGAATTGCTAATTTTATTGATGTATTCATTAAAGTTCCTATAGGATTTTTAGCAAATTGCTTAATCAATCCTGGATCTTTTAATGTATCCCAAGCTGAAGCAGCTGCAGCATTTTCGTCTTTCATATCTTTTATATTTTTTTCAATAAGTTTTTTATATTCACTAAGTTTTACTCCTCCAGTAAAGGTATAAAGACCTCCACTAAAACTATTAGCTAACATTTCTTGAGCTTTTTCTTTTTCTTGTTTTTTTAATATATCATTTGCTCTATTTATATAATCTGCAGTTTCTTCATAAAACTTTAAAGAAGCTGCATGAAATTTAGCAGTTGATTCAGCATTAAATTTAACTAATGTTGCTAAGTTATCATTTATTGCACTTAATCCACCTAATACTGCTTTAGTAGATTTATGATTAAACATAAGCTTTTCAGATTCAATAGCCATTTGTTGATCTGCTACAGCAACCATAGTGGAAACAGTTGCTTCTGTTCCAGCATTTATCATTTTAGCTAAAGGTAATGTATTAATAACAGTTACCGGTTGCTTTTGTTTATTATCATCATTATCATCTATAAATTCAAGTTGATCGTTTTCATCAAAAACGCCAAAATTAAAATCCATGTCATCAAAGTCAAATTCATTTTGTCTTGCTTTATTATTTAAATTACCACTTTTTAAGTCAGCTTTAATATTTTTTAAAGCATCATTAGCTGCTTTTACTTGTGGTATATTTTTAAATTGTCTATTTACCATTTGACGAGATCCTGTATTACTTCGTAATTCTCTCATCATATCCATAGCATCTGATTTATTATATTCTACAAAATCGCTAGTATTGGGCATTAAATCTTTTACAATATCGATTGCCGTAAATCCCATACTTTTAGCAGCATTTTGAAACCATTTATTATTAGCAGCGTTCTTTTTAATTCTATCATCAACTTTTAATGATTTCTTTTTAGCCATATATTTCCCTTCCTTTCTTAAATATATTTCTTATAGTCCTTAGAATATTGTTTTTTCATAGGAATTCCAGCTAAACAATAAGGTGTAAAATAGTAAAAAAATAATTATATATTATATTATTGAATGACAATATTGATTATGTCTTCAAAAGAAAATAAAAAATAGGAGAATAATATAAAGATGAATAAAAGAATAACTAAAACTGATATTATTGGATTGATATTGAGTAATAAAAGTGAAGAAGCACTTTCGATGTATAAAAAAGAAGTTGCTCCAATATTAGAAAAGATATATTTATTATCTAATGATTCTGAGGAACTTGCTGTACATTATGATGAACTGATGGAATTATATAATAGTAAAAACAATAAAGTGTAAAAAGGTAATATTTCAATGCTATATTATAGTAATGAATAGAAATATAAAAATAATTATGTTTCTATGATCCAAAAAAATAAATAAGGAGATGTAGATATGACAACAATAGTAGCAATAACAATATTATCATTAATAGGAATATTCGTAATAGGTGTAACAGATGCAATAGAAAATTATGAACCAAAAGAAAAAGATGAATTCAAATCTAAATATTATAAGTAAAAAATAATAGGAGGTAATAGAGATATGAAGAATTATCATGAAGTAGTAGATGATTTTGTAAAAAGAAATCGTATACGAACATTATTTGATAAAAAATCAGAAAGTGTGGTATACTATTTCCTAGATGTAAGAATTGCATTAAATATGAATTTAGATAAATTTATAGATGACATTAATATTAAAAAATTTATAGTAAATGGAATAGAAGAAGAATATATTACAAAAGGTTCATTAACGTTATTATTATTGAATTCAAAAACTAAATATGCACAAGAAATGATGAATATAATAGAAAAGTTCACTAATCCAAATAATAGATGGGGTTAAATAAAAATATAAAATCCCCTATTACACATAATAAATAAAAAATAATTAAAATAAAAATATAAAATATTTGGAGGTATGTATATGAAAACTTATATGGAATTAGTAGAAGAAGTAAAAGCAGAGATAGCAAATGGTGGAAAAAGATCATTTAGTAGAGAGTTATTTAATGATTTAACTGCAGCATATTTAAATGATGTAGATAATACAGTAACAGTAGCAAAAACTAGAAATGGAGAATTAGTAGAAGAAGAAATAAATGTACCAAAAGATTTTAGAAAAATGATAATGAAAATATTATTAGACTTTGGTGTAGATAAACAAGAAGCAGAAAAAATAATGACTAATGATTATCAATTTAAAGATGTTAGTGCATTATATGAAGTTGCAAGTGAAATTATATTAAACTATGCAAGTACTGGTAAGAAATTTAACTTCATAGCAAAACCAGATTTACAATGTAGTTTACTAATAGATGATTTTGATGAAGAAGTTAAATTAAATAAAAGACCTGGAGCACCAGATGAAGAAGCAAAAGAAGTATTATACAAAAAACACAGAAAAGTGAAAGTAGAATCTACTTGTCCTTCATGGTTAAAATCAATTGTTAAATAAATATTGTAAAGAGGTATAGGAAATTCCTATACCTCTTTAATTTTTATGTTCCAAATAACAAATACATAGATTATTACTAGATCTAAGAATATAATTAAATTAATAGAACATGAAGTGGTATATCAGATGTAGGTCAAAAGCCTATATCCAGTTCGCAGGGAATTCTAAGGTGCCGATGTAAACATTGGTTGAAAGGTAAGTGTTATACTTATCTGCCGTGGTCTATGCTGGAACTTGTCAAATGTTCATAGAACATGAAGTGGTATATCAGATGTAGGTCAAAAGCCTATATCCAGTTCGCAGGGAATTCTAAGGTGCCGATGTAAACATTGGTTGAAAGGTAAGTGTTATACTTATCTGCCGTGGTCTATGCTGGAACTTGTCAAATGTTCATACTATAATTAAATTTATATTCTTAGATCTAGTAATAATCTAAAAAATAAATTTAAGGGGTTGATTTTTATGTTATATATAAATACAGATATCTGTTCAAAAAATTTTAACCAAGGAGTATATGATATAAGATGGAGATACCATATAGATGAAATAGGTATGTATTGGTATAATTATGATGATGTTACAACTATGTTAGCAATAAAAAGAAAAGTTGCATGTAAATTATATGATGAATTTTTAATTGATACTGAAAAAGTAATATTTTACGATTCTAATAATGATAGTCCAAATTATTGTAGTATACCAACTAAATTTATTTCATCATTTGGATTTGATAGATTATTAGAACATGAAGATGAAAGAACATATAGACTAAAGGATGCCAAAATGAGTTTAGAACTTAGAGAATGGAATACTGAACTAATAGAAGATGCAAAAAATTTATATAATTTAGCACAAGATCCAATGAGAAATCATTCTAAAATATTAAAAGCAATAGATAAATTATATTACTCAGATTACAGACATTATGCAATAAATAATCATAGTGACAATATTGTTAATAAAACTGATGAATTAAAAGAAAAAATAATTAAAGCATATGATGAAGATAGGCTTATAGATTTTACAATAGAAGAAGAGATTCCTACATTAAATAAAAGAAAAAATATAGCATATAAAAGATACACAGGTCCATCCACTTGTCCTAGTTGGATTAGAAATGTAGTAATATAATATTTAAGAGTATGAAAATTTTCATACTCTTTTTCTTTTGAAATTTTATTTAAATAATAACATATTAATATAGGAGGTAATGAATGTGAAATTATTTGCATATATTAAAGTTAGAAAAAGGAGGTATACCTTATGACTTTAAATGAAATATTGTCTGAAACACAAGATTTGTTAGAAAATTTTGATAAAATACCAAGAGATAAATCATATAGAATAGTACAAGAAAATTTGAGAAAATGTAAAATAGTAGTAGATCATATTATGGAAGAAAAATGTGATGATAATATGTATTTAGTAGATGTTTCAGAATATTTTAATTGGATAATAGTTAGAGTAAATTCTACTAGATTTGATATTGAAGATGAAATATTATATACAGACATATGTAAAAAGTTTAAAGAATTATTTATAGAAAATAATTTGGATATAAATATTACAATAATTTTAGGAAGTCTTAAAAGAGATAGATACTTTTATTCTATAACTTATTAAGTTAGACAATATAAAATATAAGGGGTAATTGAGTATGAAATTTTTAAAAATATGTAAAAATAAAAAGATTGTTACAATAGTTTTAACATTTTTAATAAGTTTGACAACAACTATGTTAGGTCATGCATCAGAAACTAATATTCATGATTTAAATAAAGATAAAACTGTAGTAGTACAACAAACAGGAACTAATAAAATAATAAATATAAAAACTAAAAGAGAAACTAAAAATGTTAGCAGAAAACAAATAAAAGGTGTGCCTATGAGAGTAGGTGCAACTGCATATTGTGGAGATACAATAACTTCAACAGGCGTAACACCTGTTGAAGGAACTACTATAGCAGTAGATCCAAATATAATACCATATGGAACAAGAGTTTATATACCAGAATTTAATAAGGTTTTTATAGCACAAGACTGTGGTAGTGCGATAAAAGGAAATAGAATAGACATATTTATGAATAGTTATTCCCAAGCAATGGAATGGGGGTATAAAGATATAACAATTTATATATTAGACTAGACAACTTTGGGGGATTGATACATTATGTGGAAAAGATTATTGACATTATTATTAGGTAATACAATAGCATCGTTTGCAATAACTTGTGTTATAAAATCAGGATTAGGTTGTTTTGCAATAACTGCATGTAATATGACATTAGCAAACTGGTTTGGACTAACAGTTGGTGTATCAGGAATGATAGTTGAGTTATTAATGTTAGTATATGTAACTTATAAAGGTGAAGGTATAGGTATAACATCAATAATAAATGCAACTTATGGTTCACTTATGATAGATGTATTTAATTCATTCTTACCATCAGGTCCATTTATGGTTATAGGATTATTATTATTACCTATAGGATGGAGTCTTATGGGTCGCTCTCAATTAGGGGATACTGGTAGTAATATGTTAATGAATATTATTATAAAACAAACAGGAAAAAGTATAAGCCTTATAAGAGGTTTAGAAGAATGTATGTTTATGATGATAGGATTACTAGGTTCAAGAAATAATATAACTTGGTTTACAATATCATTATCAGTAGGATTAGGTTATTTATTAAATGTTGTATATAAAGTAATTGGTTATGAACCAGAAAAAGTAAAACATAATTTTATAATAAAAAGAAAAACTGTAGAAAAAATAAATTAATCAAAATATGAGGTATATCTTTTATGATATACCTCATGAATTTTTAAATTTTTCATAACAATTTTATACGATTAATATTTTAATTAAATAAAATCTATATTGAAAAGGAGAGGTTGATTATATGATGAATGTAGAACAATGGTTAGGTAAAGATAATACATTAGGAATGGATATATGGAAAAAGAAATATCAAAATAATAATGAAACATTCGAAGAATGGTTAGATAGAGTTAGTAACGGGAACGAAGATGTAAAACAACTTATAATAAATAAAAGATTCTTATTTGGTGGACGTATACTAGCAAATAGAGGACTAGATAAATTAGGTAAGAAAGTAACATATTCAAACTGTTATGTACTTTCAGTAGATGATTCTATAGAATCAATATACAAAGCATGTTCGGATCTAGCAAGAACTTTTTCATATGGTGGAGGTGTAGGTATTGACATATCTAAATTAAGACCTGTTGATTCTTATGTAAATAATACTGCAAGAAAAACAAGTGGAGCTTGTAGTTTTATGGATACGTTTAGTCAAGTTACTGAAACTATAGGTCAAAATGGTAGACGTGGAGCATTGATGTTAAGTATGGATTGCACACATCCGGAAATACTTGATTTTATAAATATTAAAACGGATCTAGATAAAGTGACTAAAGCAAATATATCAGTTAGAATCTCAGATGACTTTATGAACGCAGTTGAAGATGATGAAGATTGGGAATTATATTTTAAAACAGAGCATGAAGAAATTAAGAAAATAGTTAAAGCAAAAGAAGTATTTAAACTTTTATGTAAAAATAACTGGGATTATGCTGAACCTAAACAAAATTGGGCTATATAATAGGGATATTATATAGAATGTTCTTTAATTGCAAGAAGGCTAAGTCTTTATAAAGATATGCTAACTTGCAGGGAAGCCGTTATTGCCTTTTCAATAAAGGAGATGGTTTATATGGAAGAATGGAGAGATATAGTAGGTTATGAAGGATATTATCAAGTAAGTTCTATAGGAAATATTCGTAACGTTCAAACCGGAAAAATTAGAAAATTAAAACCGCGTAGTAATGGATATGTTATAGTCGATTTGTATAAAAATAATGAATGTAAATGGTTTAGAGTTCACAGATTAGTTGCTGAAGCATTCATTCCAAATCCTCTAAATCTTCCAGTTGTAATGCATTTAGATAATAATAAGAGTAATAACAATTATCTGAATTTACAATGGGGGACTGTATCTGAAAACACAAAACAGGCTTTTGATGATGGTCTGATATCTAAGGCGGATTATTTTCTATTAACGAATGAGATTGATAGTATAATATGTAAAGGTTACGAAGAACTTATAGAATTAACTGGTTATGGTAAGTCACAACTTGGAACCCTTATTAAAAACCAACTTCCACTTAGAAAAGGTGAATATAAAAATTTTATAATTTATAAAATGTCTAAATAAATTATGAAAGGTAATAACGGAACCTTCAACGACTATCCATTTGCCGACAGCATAAAAAATCGGCTATAGGAGTAGGGCGACAAGCTAATGGTCGTGGGTGAGAATCCCTTAAATCGAAATGGGAACACACTAGAACAGTGTAAGACATAGTCTGGACTATATGGAAACATATAGAAGTTCATGAGAATTAATTCTCTGAGAACTGCTTGTTGTTGCGAATCAAGTGAACGTATCGGGTATATTATTCTGGGATAGAATAAATAATTATAATATACTAAGTGAAGATAATGAATTTGAATATGCAGGTGTAAATCCTTGTGCCGAAGAACCTCTTCCTAATGGAGGAAGTTGTTTATTAGGTGCATTAAATTTAAGTGCATATGTAGAAAACGGTGAATTTAATTATAAACTATTTAAAGAAGACGTTCACGTTGCAGTTAAAGGTTTAAATGAAGTATTAGATGAAGGTTTACCACTACATCCATTACAAATACAAAGAGATACTGTAAGAGACTATAGACAAATAGGTTTAGGTGTTATGGGTATAGCAGATATGTTAATTAAAATGGGTGTTAAATATGATTCAGATAGAGCACAAGAACTTTGTGATACGATAGGATATATATTAGCAAATGAAGCATTAAAAGCAAGTGCTTTATTATCTAAAGAATATGGTCCGTATCCAAAATATAATAAAGAAGCAGTTAGTAAATCAGAATTTGTATTAAATAATACAAATGGAGATGTTTATGATTTAATAGAAGAATATGGATTAAGAAACAGTCAAGTTCTTACAATAGCACCAACTGGAAGTATATCTACTATGATAGAAGTAAGTGGAGGTATAGAACCGATATTTAGTTTTAGTTATACAAGAAAAACTGAATCTTTACATGGTGAAGATAAATATTATAAAGTATATACTAAAATAGTTAAAGAATATATGGAAGAAAATGGATTAGAAGAGGAAGAAGAATTACCTGACTTCTTTGTAAATGCACAAACTATAAATCCATTTAAAAGAGTAGAAATGCAAGGTATTTGGCAATCTCATATAGATGCAAGTATTTCATCAACTGTTAATTTACCAAATGAAGCAACAGTTGAAGAAGTTGAAGAATTATATATGGAAGCATGGAGAAATGGATTAAAAGGTATGACTATTTATAGAGATGGTTGTGCAAGAAGTGGTGTATTAACAATAAATGATAAAAAAGAAGAAGAAAAAGTTGAAGATAAAAATGAAATACCTAGAGGATTTATAGTTCCTACAAACGATAATGTAATAGGATTAAAAAGAAAAATAAAAGGTGGTTGTGGGTCACTTCATATACAAGTATATTTCGATACTGAAACTGGTAAAATGACAGAAGTGTTTGTAAATAAAGGAGGAACTGGAGGTTGCAATAGTAACCTTAATGCATTATCAAGAATGATATCACTTGCACTTAGAGGTGGTATAGATATTAAAGATATTGCAGACCAATTAGATTCAACTATAAATTGTCCTTCATTTGCAAGTTCAAGAGCAAAAGGAATTACTTTATCACCAGGTTCATCATGTGCAAGTGCAGTTGGCAAAGCATTAATAGATTTAAACAAAGAATTTCAAAAAATGTTTAAACATATGACACTTGCAGAAGATTCGAATGAATCTGATGATAAAAATACAGAATCAGGAATGAAATGTCCAGAATGTAAAGAAGGAACCTTAATAAGTAGCGGTGGTTGTAATATATGCAGCAACTGCGGATATTCAAAATGTGATTAATATAAAATGAGAATACCTATTAGGTATTCTCATTATTTTTTGATTATAACTTCCATAAATATAACTACATCAAATGTAGCTTCATCACCTAAATCAATATTAATATATTTTTTCCCATTTTTTGATTTTGAAAATAGTCGAGAACCATCATTTTTAAATCCTTTAGCTTCTATAGGTTTTACAATTCTCTTATCAGTATCACCTACTAATTCATCAACATAGTCCCAAGTATTTTCAGCAGATTTTAAATTAGCATCTTTACTTTTACTGATAAATTTTTTAAAATTATCATCGTTCATTTCAAATAATCTAATATAATATTTATGAACTACATGTTGAGAATCTATTACTGATTTAGTATGTTTTAATTCTTGATTTTTGAAACTACAATTAGGAATTTCTTTTTTCAATAAAGACTTCATATAGTTAACTAAGCTATTTATTTCATTCTCATAAGTTGAAAGTTCTTTTTCCGAAATACTAAGATAATTAGCTATCATAGCTTGTTTTCTTTTTTGTTCTTTAGATGCTTTCTTAGCGAGTTTCTTTTGACCATGTTTAATTGCCATTTGCATAATTTTATTTTCAGATAATATAGTTGATTCTAGTATTCTATACATACCATTTATTCTATCATCAAAATAATCATTATATTTCATACACAACTCTCCTTTTAATTATTTTTATCTTAAAGCTATTTCTATTCCTGTGTTATCCCAATCACCATCTTCGACATTACACAAATAAAAATGAGGAAATTTTTCTTTTAGTATTCTTTCTAGTGCTCCTCTAAATTTACTTTCCGCCTCATGTATTAATTTCTTACTATCTTTGTCATCTTTATTTTTATAATTATCTGAATTTACTCTTACTATAGTAAATTCATCATCTGATTTAAAATCTTCTTGTTTCTTGTCATAATTACCAAATATATCTTTTTCTATATTTATAAATAAAACTTTATTAAAATAAGGTTTTATCTTTTCATCTTCTTCCATAATCTTTTTTACTTCAGTCAATATCTTTTTAATGTCATCTTTTATCTCTTTAGCAACATACCTTTTATCTTCTTTTTTATTATTCTTCTTTTTAAATATTCCTTCTTCAACTACATTTTCATTATTAAATAAATCGTATAATATACTAGTTTCAAATATTCTATTCATTCCTTTATTTCTTTCATTTAAGTATTCTTTATAGTTCATTGAATTTCCTCCTTTATATTTTTTTATCTTATTATATACAATGTCTTATAGCTTTGTTTTCTATGTAAAAAGGTTATATTTCAATGCTATATTATATATATGAGAAATAATAAATAAATATTTCTCATATAAATATTCTTAAGGGGGGTTATGAATATATGATAAGAGTAAGTGCGATATCAGATTTTGAAAAATTTGAATTAATTGATAAGAATGGTATTAAACGAAGTTTAAAAATGTTTGTTAAAAATAAGAATATTTATATAGGTCCAATACAATCATTATTTAATAGAACTTATGTTTGTAAAGATAAAAATAGAATGGATTTTATATCAAAATTAGATAAAAACTTCAATGAATTAATGCATGTATCGATTATATTTGAAAAGATAAATGAATTTAATTTATATAGTAATTTTACAGAAAGTATAATAAAAGAATATTTATATTCAAAAGGATTTATAGATGAAGATTTTGAATTAAAAAATAAAACATATACATGTGCAAAAGAAAATTTTATAGAATTCGGTTTTAATAGTATGAACTTTTGTTTAGATAGAAAAGGAGATATATGGGTACATTATAAAGAATATGAAGAACAAAAGCAATATAGAGAAATAGTAAATAAATTACCAGAAAATAAAATAGAAGAGTTCGATAAAGAATTTAGAAGAATGATAAGATTTATAAGATATGCAAATATAGATAATGAAGGTAATGTTAAAGGGTTTGCATTAAAATCAATAAATATATCAAAATTATATAGATGGTTATCAGAAAACCAATTGATTCATAAAGTTAATTATGTTACAGATATATATAACGAAACATTAAGAGAACTTTCATTTACAGATATAGATGAAAGTAACACTTATGTTAAAGTAATTGCAACTAAAGATGGTTTAATATTAAAGGACAATTTATCAATTGCATAGGTCATAAATTGATTATATCAATTTGACATAAATAAATTAAAATATTTAGGAGGTAATTGTATGATAAATTTAAATGATGTTTTAACATGCAGAAGAGTAATGGAATATCAAGGAGTTGGAATTGAATATACAACTGGATTAAATGATGTATTTGTCAATTCAAATGATATATTTGTTTTATCACAATCATTCAATAACTTTGGTTATTTACAATCATTAGAAGATTTTGTATATTTATTAGAGAAACATAATTGTTTAAGTAAATCAATGATGATTTATGACAATGAAACTTTGGCAGATTATTTATATTATAATCATATAAATATAGATCACATTATAAAATTATGCGAAAAGGTTAAATGTGATAAATTAAAAACATTTTTAACTAATGCAAAATCTACTATATTAAAATATGGTATTTATGTTCCAAATCCAAAAATGAAACATTATAACAAAAGATCTAATAATGAAAAGAATTTAGCAGAAACACTAGATATGGGAGCATTAGAAGATGGTGCATATAGAATGAACCAGTATACTGATAATGTATATGTAGATTTAGCAAATGCAGTATCAATGGTAGTATTTAATAGAAATATAGATTCAGTAAGAGTATATTATAATTTAACTTATGACGATTATTTAAGTGACTTTATAACTGAATATGATTATGATATAGTTGCATATTGTTGTATGGTTGCATCATATCTATTAAAATATTCAGATATAGGAATATATGGGATAGAAGTATTTATGAGAAATGCATTGAATGTGGCATTAGAAGATTTTAGTAAAGGTTCAAGAAATAAAAGAACTGATTTCGATGATAATAGTGCAATAGGAAATATATTTGATAAAGCAATGAATAATGTAGAATATGATTATGAAGAACCACAAAGAAAATTAGGAAAGAAAAAACATTTATCAGATGAAGAAATAGAAGAATTTAAAAGATATTTATAAAATTTAAAATAAAAAATAATAAGGGAGAGGTTGAGTATATGTTTAATAAATTAGAATTAATAAATGCATTTAATGATCATTGTGATTATAAATTTTATACTGTAGGTGTATGTAGTTCAGCAATATTAATATCAGTAACTAGTCAACAAGAAGTATTTAATGTTGAATTCATAGGCGGATGTCCTGGTAATGGTAAAGCAGTAGGGCGTCTAGTAGAAGGAATGAAATTAGAAGAAGTAATAGATAAATTAAAAGGAGTAAAATGTGGTAATAAATTTACAAGTTGTGCAGATCAATTAGCAATAGCATGTGAAATGATATTAGAAACTAGATTTGCATAATATAAAAAAGAGTATAGTCATTTGACTATACTCTTTTATTTTTTTTATCTTTCATATATTTCTTTAAGTTTTCTACTTAGTTCAACTAATAATTTATTACTCATCAACATCTTAGGAGCTGAACTTATACCCCTTGCAATTAATGAGTTACAACTTAATACTGCGTCTATAGATTCTTCAGGTCTAGATAATGTATATGCTTCTTTACCTTCTTCTATAACACCACCAACTATACTTTTTAACGCACTAAAGAATACTATTTTATCTCCTACACCAACTTCATCGTAAACTTTTATATAGAATTCTATTAATACACCATCATTTACTACAGCTCCTCTAAGTTTACCGTTATTAGTTTCAACTTTTCCAGTAGGTTCATTAAATAGCATATTACATTTAACTACTGAACCTTTATCATCATATTTCTCTAACATTGCTCTTTTAGCATTTACTTTATCATAATAATCAGTTACTATTCTTCTTAATGAAGGTGATAATTCTTCTATATCTACAGTACAGTAAACTTTTATATCATCTACTACACCAGAGAATTTAGCTTTTATTTTATCTTTACTGCTCATTATTATATCTTCTTTCATTTCTTCCCCAACGTTAAATAATAAAGCATTTAAACTATCTTCATTAAAAGATCTTTCGAATCTTATTAATTCATCTCCTGACTGTATTTTATCTCCTATTTTAACCATAAAATCAACGTTTGTGTTAGGACCTAATACTGCTTGTTTTTGCATAGTTACTTCAGTAGCCATTTCTCTTGATAATTTTTTACTTACATAAGAACTATCTTCATATGTTAATGAAGAAGATAATAAAGCAACTTTTTGGAAAGAACCTATATTATATCTATTACCAAATGCAGAGTTTTCACTAAAGAATTTGCTATCATAAGCAAGTACAGCATTTTTATCAAATCTTTCACCTTTTTTAAAATTCACTAACATTTCTTTAGATACGTTGAATCCACCTGCACCATTCTTAGCGATACGTTTTAATTCTACTGCTTCACATTCTCCATTATCATATTGAACTATTAATAGTCCTACATTATAATCTAATTCTTTTACTACACCAGCATCTTTAGCTGTAAACACCCAGTCTTTAGATACATGATATTGTAATACTCTATCTGCACCATTAGATACTAAAACTGGTGAAGATTTAGTTGTAGCAACACAGTGACCTGATTGTCTACATGTCATTGTTGTTCTTGGACTATCATCCCCAACTGCACAACCAGTAGTTAATGCTTCAGCTATACCAAATAAATTAGCATCATTGTATTCATCTAATTTACCTTCTAATGCTTTATTATCTATAAATCCACGAGGATCTGTTATAGGAGGTTCCATTGTAAGGAATCTATTAACCCCAACATTAGCATCTGGAGAAGAAGATAAAGTAAATAAACCTGTCATTGCAGGATGATAAGAACGTTGTACTTCTGTATAAGCTTGTGCTAAGTTACAACCACTTGGTCCTTTTCTTAAACAACATCTTAATTTTTGTTGTTCGCTTATAGGATTTAATTCCGAATAATCTTCTACAGTTTGTTGCGTTAAAATTTCTTTTAATATAGCATCTCTTTTAATGCTTATTTTTACTGGATTATTATATGTTGAAGTTTCTTTATATTTTTCATACGCTTTAGCAATATTTTTATAAACTATAGCATTTATTACTTCAGCACATCTTATTCTTGAAACAGTTATTTCATGTGTATATTGATTATCTGCTAATAATTCATTACCATATAAAATCATACCTGGTAAATCTGTAGGTAAAGATAATCTTTTTAATACATCCATTGTCATAGGGTCTATAAAGTTATCTAAGAAGTTATTAAATGCATTTGATATATTTCTTCTACCAAACATTGATTCAAATAATGATTGATACATATATTTATCGTTAAAATCTTCATATCTGTAATTTTTAGTAGGAATATCAACAAAACCGTTCATTAGTAAAGATATTGCAGTTGGTTTTTGTGTATATACTAAAAATCCATCTTCAAATTGAATTACTCCTTCATCACTTGAAACTCTAGGTCTAGTATCAGAGAAATAATGTTTGATATTAGCTCTTTTTAAGAAGCCGTCTATACCTTCAAAATATGATAATAAAAGAACTATAGGAACTTGTTTAGTCATTATAGTGGCTCTACTATACATATATTTTTTACCAGCATTTTGTTCTCCTACTTTACCTTCTAATTCAGTAGATAACGATAATATAAAGTCTACTAATGTTTTCCCAGTAGTTTGTGTTTTACCTTCTTTATTTATCATTACAACTTCATCAGTTGTTAGATCTATACAATAATAAATTCCTGATTTAATTCCTAAAGGTAATAACTCTTTATCTAGTCTTGCTTCAAGATCTTTTATGTTAGCTTTTATTAATATATTTCTTATTTCTTTTTGATCAAATATAACTCTAGTTCCATTTATATTAAGCTCTTTAAATAATTTAGATAAGTCGTCATAATCTATAGTCGTAACATATGATTTATTTTCTGTATCATATTTACCTCTTTGGACCCTAACTCCTTTTATATCTTCTGATAAAGCTTTTTTAAGTTTTTCATTTATTGAAGCAACTTTATCTCCATATCTACGAATAAATATTTTATTATAATTACTTACTAATTGAACTGTATCAGGCTCAACCTTTACTATAGGTAATAGTAGTTGTTGATTGTTTATATATTTTCTATTACCACCTAAATATAAAAATCTACCATCTATAACTTTTGGAACATCGAATACTAATCTATGTCTAACTCTCAATTCATCTTCTAATTCAACTGTATAAGTTTCTTTATAATTAGATATATCACTTGTATCTTCAGTTGTTATAGAACGAACAAATACTTTTAAAGATTTATTATTCATATCAGTAAACATTGATACTAAATCTTTTTGCATTAATTCATCTACATAAGTTTTATTTATATTAGGAAATCTTACATCAGTCATATTAGTATTTATAGTTTCAACTTTTTCTTCTACTTTATTAACAGGAATTTCTATATCTTCAGATTTAACTGCTAATATTTCTTCTAATGATTTTCCTTTTATAGAAATTTCTAATTGTTTTTCTCTTAATAGTTCGTCTCTTCTACTTGAAGCAGTTGGTTTATTCATTGCTTTATTAGTAGTTGATTTTACTATTTCTTTTAACAATTCCTCATTTTTATCTAATTCTTGGGTTACTATTTCTTCAGTTATTTCTCCTTTATCATTAGCAATTTTATCTATAGTTTTTTCAACTTCTTTTTCTATTTTATTTTTTACTTCTTCTGGTATTACAGATGTATCTCCTGTAGCACCATATACAAATTTACTTATTAAATTATCAGATATGTTTCTAGTTAATTCATCTCTATTTTTTCTAAGAACTTCGTCAACTCCAGGAACAACACTAGTTTCTTCTGGATCTTGTTTATTAATTAATTTAAATAATTCTTTTCTAAACATTGCAGCAATATTGTTATTTCTATTATCTCCTAGAACTCTTTTACATTCTTCTGGATTTACTCTTATAACACTGCCATTAGATGAAGTTATTATAATATCAATATTTCCTATATTATAAAATTTATCTAAGTCTCTTTTCATTAAGAAATACATATAAGCAATAGGATCAGTTGTATCGGTTCTATTAGTTAAGTCTGATACCATATTACTCATATAATCATCAATGTTTATAATCATAGTTTTTATAGGATATAAATTTAAAGGTAAATCTTTTAAATAAGTCATTATAAAATCCCAGTACGTTGCAGGTTTTTTAATTCTAGCAAGCATTCCTGTATTTTCTTGGAATAATTTATTTGCATATGATAATTCAAATATTAAATTAAATCCTAATGAAAGTCTTCCCTCATTTATTCCATTTACAAAAGGAAGTTCTTTTTCAATTTCATTATAATAACTATCCCTATCACTTAATCTATTTCGAATTATATTTCTATTCCCAATTTTTAATTGTTCTCTTCTTTTCATATACACTGTTGTAAATAAATTATTATAATCTATATTTATTGGTCCGAATTTATTTTTAAAATTCTTTGTACTATTTGTATTTACTATTAATAATGATCCATGTTTTTTATTTTTAACATCATAATTTACAACTGCTTTTAATCTTGATCTTTTCATTAAAGGCAGTTTATTAGTAGTTATCATATATAAGTACACACCCTTTCATTTATTATTCAATATTAGTCATTACAAAATTGTTTTAACGACTAATTTACAAGCATATTTATAAAAACCGGTAGGTAAGTCCTATACCTAATCATAAGGTATAGGACACAATGTCAAAAAACAATAATATAAGAGGTAAGATGTTAAATACATCCTTTTATTCATGTATTTACTTAATTGTTATATGTATAAAATTTTATAATATAATCTCTATACCTAATCATAAGGTATAGAGATAAATAGTTTATATATAAAATAAAAGGGGTACTTTTTAATCTACGATGGATGTAGATATATAAAAAGCTTTGATCTATTTAATTATCATTTGTCTATTAAATTGTTTTATATGATTAAGATTTAATTATATTTTAATTAACAGGTAATTAAAATTGTATAATATATATTGTTGGTAATGTAAAAATTTCTATAAAATTTCAGCTATAAAATTTTATAACTACCAACAACTTATTAAGCGAAAGCTTAATCATTGAATCAAATACGAGCTAATAAAAGCGAGTTAAATATAACAATAAGTTGTTATATAAGGAAAGATAGATACGTTCAATTACATTGAACGCTTATTTATAAATTTAAACATAAAACCAACTCCCTAATATTTTTTTGTGATTACTACATTAGTAGTAATCACTTTTTGTTTAGTGTAAAAAGGTATGTTTTCAATTATATATTATAATAGTGAAATATATAAAATTAGGAGGTAAGATATATGGATAATAAATTAATGTATTTAGATTCTACAGGACAAATAATTTGTTGGGGTGATTCAATTACTTGTAAAAAATATATAAATCAAATGTATAGTTTAACATTAGATGATTTATATGTACAAGATTATTCAACTTCAGAAAGGTATAGTAGTTTTTATGAAGATTATGAAGTATTTAATGTAAGAGGAACTAATGTATATTTAACATTAGGAGAAATTAAAATGTTAAAAGGTGGATGTCAAGAAGAAACTAAAAGTATAAAATTTATAGAAAAAGAATTAGAACATTTAATAGAATTAACTGAAGTATTTGATAAAGATATAATTTCAGAATTAAATTATATGAAAGATTTTATGGGAAGACTATTTAATATTTATACTAAATATAATGTAAATAACTTATTTGACAATTTAGATATTGATGCATTACATTCAGCATATCAAATGGAAAGGGAAAATAAAGGAGAACCAACTGTATTTATAAAATAAAATTAATAATTAAATTATAAGGGGATGTTTCTATGTTAAGTATGTTAATAAATTATGGTAAAAAAATATTATTAATGTTAATAATGACAACTATGATATTAGTAGCATATCCAACAAGAGACAAATATGTTTATGCAGATTATAGTGAAAATTCAAATAGACAAGTAGATATAGTAATCAGAGCAGGTGAATGGGGTAATGAAAATCAAGCAAAACCAGGTAAAAGATATAATTGGGGTGGAGATATAAATATAAGTCAACATGGTATATCTGCAAAAGATATACCAACAGATATACCATTAAGATGTGAAAATAATCAATGGTTCATATCCGAATTTGATATAAATCTAAAATTAGCTAAAGCAATAGCTAAGAAACTAGATAGTAAATATGGTGTAGATGTTAACCTACAATATGCAACTACTAAAAATCAAGATTTAAATGCTGCAGGTAGAATAGCAGCAAATTGTAAACCAAAAATATATCTATCGGTTCATCATAATGCATATAAAGAAGATACAACTGGTTACTTCTTTATGTGTAATGAAAATGATTATGACTCAGCAGTTGTAGCAAAGAAATTATCAAATTCAATATCAAATAATGGTATGGTACCTCAAAGAGATAATAGACATAATACTGGTTATATAGGTGAATTAAATGAAGTGGGAAAATCTGATACTAAAATATGTGTACTTGGAGAATTTGGTTATTTTAATAAAGCAGAAATAAAAACTATAGTAAGTGATGAATATGTTGATTATGTATCAGATAAAATAGCAGAATCTTTATATAATCAATTAAAAGAAATAAAAGAAAAAGAAGTTCAACAAGCAAAAACTAAAACTACTAAAGATGTCATAAACATAGCGAGAGATAATTATAGAAAAACAGAAAAACAAAAAGAAGTTGTAATTAGAATAACAGAAGATTCATCTGTAATAGAAAATGTAAAAAATGATGATAATGTTATAGTTAGTTTTAAATAATCGAATGAAAAATAATTCTCCCCAATACAATTTATTATTGGGGAGAATTAAATATATGAGGGGTGAAATGTAAAATGAAATATAATTGGAGAGTATATGTGAAAATACTAAAGACTAAAACAACTAATATGTTAAATAAAGAAAGAAAAAATTTAAAGAAAATGGGAGCAGTTGTATTAGCAGTACTAACATTTACAGGCGGAACATTAATATTTTACAAAATCAAAGGAGAACCCCAAATCAATAATAAACCAGCAAAAGTTATAGAATTAAAAAATAAAGAATTAGACAGAACTAAATTATTTTTAGAAAACGTAGAACAACTTAAATCAGGGATTTATAGTGTTTCAACATTAGTATTTGGTGAAGAAAATATGAGAATGAATGAAACATTTGGAGAGAGTGCAAAAGATTATGTCGTAGTACAAGGAGACTTTAGAATAAAATATTCGGTAGATATAACTAGAATAAAAATGGACTATGATTTTGATAAAGAAGAAGTTATTATAAAAGTTCCTAAAGATTCTATGGGAGTTGATTCCGTAGAAATAATAGGAACTGTTAAAGAAATAGAAAAATATAAATCATTTGGAAATGTATTATTAGATCTATTACCAGGATTTAATAATGATGAGGAATTAAAAGAAAATGCGATAAATCAATTATTATCTAATTCAAAAAAAGAAGCACAAAATTATAATAAAAATGAATTACAAACTAAAGCAGAAAAAGCATTAAACGAATTAATAGATTCTATAAATTTAAATAATTTAAAGTATAGAATAGAATTTGTAGATAATACTTCATTAAATATTAAAAATAAATAAAAGGGTGGATGATATATTATGATGAAAGCGATAGCAGTATTATCAGTATTAGTTGGGTACAATATGGCGGTTAAAGTTTGTTCAATTATGAAAATGTGTGGATTTAAAGTAGAAGATATGAGTGAAGAAGAACTTATTGAAGCATATAATAAATTAATGGAAGATAAAAGATTCCAAAAATACATGAGATAAATAGGAGAATGACATGAATGATAAAAAGACACTAAAATATAAAGAATGGTTTATTTGTGCAATAATGATAATATTTGGAGTCATAGGATCCTGTTTTGGTATCCTATGGACTCCAATTTTAATGTTATTAGGATTTATAGTAGGAATAACCATTTGTATATTTATATAAAGGAGTGAAAAGTTATGGATAAGGGAATATCAATTGCAATAGAAGGAATTGATGGTAGTGGTAAAAGGACATTAGCAGAAAATATTAAAAAGAAGTTCAATGAAATAGAAGTTGATAGTGAAATAATTAGTTTCCCAAGACATAAAGAAGAATTCTCAAGTGAACTTGTAGATAAATTTTTATATGAAGGTTTACGTTTTAGTGAGGATGACTATAAAGCATTAAGAGAAGGTATGCTTTATGCAGTAGATAGAATGGTTTCATTAGGAAGAATTAGAGAAAATGGAAAGTCGAAAATAGATGAATATAAGGAAGGAAAAATATTAATATTCGATAGATATTTATCAAGTAATTTTATTCATAGATCTAAAAATATGAGTGAAGAAGAATTAGATGTATATATGGTAAAAATGAAATATTTAGAATATTATTTAATGGGAATACCTAAACCAGATATTACTTTTGTATTATCTGTTAAACCTGAGATTTCATATGAAAACATTTTAAAACGTGGTAGAGAAATGGATGAAAATGAATCAATAGAAAATTTAACAGAATCATATAAGAAATTAGAATATTTATGTAAAAAAGAAGGTTATGAACTTATAGATTGTTGTAAATTGAATAATGAAGGTAAATATGAAATGTTAAGTAAAGAAGAAATAACAGATAAAGTTTGGGAAATAATAATTAAAAATTTTAGTTAATGAAAAAGATATAAATTTTAATTATATATTATGATTATGTAAGATATAAAAATATCTTACATAATCTTTTTAATTTTTATTTTATAGGAGGTAAGATTATGGATTATATGAATATATTATTAAAAAGTACAAAAAATTTACTAGGTAAAAAATCAACTCAAGACATATTAAAATATTTAGCAGGAGTTTTAATTAATTATGCATGTAATAAATTTAATATTTATCCATATAAGTATGATCCAATGGATATAAGGAATATGGTTTATCATTATAATGTGAAAAATAGAGGAGAAGAAATAGATGTAAAAGAATTAGATAAATCAATAAGTTTATTTTCAATAGATAGAATAATAAATGAGATTTGTCAACAAGAAAAAGATGATAATAAAGATAAAATGAAGAATTTTATATATGATTTTGCAAAATTATCAAATGATGGAAAAATAATTGAAACATATAATAATATGAACGATAAAAATCATATTTTAAAATGTTTTGACAATGATACCTTAGAAACTTCATCAATAGCAGATAGTTGTGAAATAAATTCAGGAAATATTTATATTCCAGATAGAACAATAATATTATGTACACCTGAAGGTAAATTCTTAGCAGATGCAAAAAATGAATATTTGGAGAAAAGATTAGATTTAGGAAATGATGTAAAATATGAAGAAATTGAAAAATTAATAAAAGATTTCTATGAAAAGATAGAACAAAATAAAGTAAAAGATTATTTTAATATATGATGTTGGGGAGGTAATATATTATGTTAAGAGAACAAAGAATAATGAAAGAAATTGCAGATACTTTAGGTAATGAATTAAATGATTATATATCTTCGTTCCATAAATGTGATTTATGGGCGTATAAGGAAAATGAATTAGTTGTAAATAAAACCTTTAAAGAAATTGCAGAAATAGTTGCAAACTATAATCTAACAACTACTAAAGAATTATTTAATCACGCATATGATTTACATTTTCATAATAGTAATAAAGAAATATTATTAAATATATTGGAATTTATGGTAAAAGACTATTTAAAAATGGGAAGCGATTGTTTATTAAATAGAATAATGTTGTTCTGTTATTTATTAGCAATATTTAGTAGTAGAGAAAACAAAACTGCAACTGAATTTATTTATGAAATTTGTGATTCTGATTTAATAATTACAAAAAATAGTTTAAAAGCAAAACTAAAATATAAATTAAATAGAACTAAGTTTCCGTTTACATTAGTAGTAGATAGTGAAGCAGCGGCATTAATATCGATATTATCAGGAAAAAGTTTAGATGATTATGTTGATTATGTAATAAGCATGTCTAATGTAATATAAATTTAATTATAATAAAACATTTGTATAACTTAAAAAATAATTAGGAGGTAGATTTAATATGGAGACTAATATAAACTTCTGTGAAAAATGTCAAAAAAATACCGAAAATGAAATAATAAATATACAAGAAGGCGACGATTGTTGGAAAGTAATTACTGTAAAATGTACTAAATGTGGACAGATTAAAGAAGTAAAAATTTATAATTAAAAATATTAAAAAAATAAAAGGGAGACGACTGATTATGATAAATTTAGAATTAATAAATATTGACATTGATAAAAATGTGTTAAATAATAGAATATATGATATAAACATTATAAATGATTTATTAAAAGATGAAAAAGATCAAAATAAAATAATAAGAGATATATTAGATAATATGGACATGTATAATATCACAATTAGGTTATATGATATTAATATGTTACAATATACCTTAATAACAACTATAAAGAATAATAATGTAAGAGTAATAAATCCTAATGAAATAACGTTTGATACAGTTGATCTATATGATGAAACTCTTGAGAAAGAATATTATAGATTAATATCTCAATATATGGAATTAAGAAATGAATTGTCATTCTTATCAAATAAAATGTTAGAAAATTTAGAACCAAACACAAGATTAGTTAATATTGAATTATGTATGTCAATAAAAGAGTTTATTGAATTTTTAATTTTATGTTCTAAATATGACGAATTAATGGATATTGTATTAGCAGTTAGTAATAATGAAGTTTTAGAAGGATTAGTGACAATATTATGGTCTTTGAAATTAAGTACAGAAGATTTGTATATGAGAATGAAAATAGATAATGAAATAAGAAATGAATTATCAACTAATACTAAACTTATGATATTATCTAATTCAGATTTTATTAAAAAGAACATTAATGAAGGAAATCCGAATGTTAAATTATCATTATTAAGTTATGGTAATTTCCTAACAATTAGAGATGTATCAAGTAAAACAAGCAATATTGATATAAAATTAGAAAATCCTAAGTTTATTAATAGAGAAGAAAACCCAATAGACGTAATATTACCAAATGAATTTGGACTATTATTAAATGAAGATCAATTTAATAAAGTTGACAAATATATTTATGATTGGGTTGTATTTATAAATAAACTTGAAGCAGATGAAAAACATTATTATTACAATGATATTTTAGCGTGTTATTTAGGATGTTTTGGAAATGTATTTAGAATGAATAATACTATTGAAGATTATTTTAAATTGTCATATACAGATATAGGAAGCGAAGTTATAGAAATATTATATAATTTAAAACAAGAGTTATAAGAATATTAAAGGGGTTGATGATAAGTGGATATTAGTATTTATAAAAATAGACTATGGAATTTATTAGATGATAGTTCACAACTTTATATATTGACTAATATAATTAAAAATGATTTTAAAGGAGAATGTAGATTAATAGCCAAAGTTGTAGGCGAAGGAACTATTATGACAATAAGTGATGAATATGGTAAATCATTGGATATTCCTATAGATATACTAGATATATTAAATAATTAAAATATGATATACCAACTTATAGTTGGTATATCATATTTTTTTTCTTAAAACAAACAATTTCGTAAGTACTATAGTAAATATTGAATAAAAGGAGTTGAAACTAATTTATGGCTAAAACCACAATAATAACTGATAGGTTAAATTCTTTTTTTACGAATAATAAAATAGAAATTAGAACTGGAAAACCATCTTCAGGTTCATATAAAAAAGGAGATATTATTGTTAATATAGGAACTAATAATACAACCGAACCTATGTGGGTTTGTGTAGAAGATGGATCTCCTGGTGTTTGGGCAGTAGTTGGTGCAGGAGTAATTGGAAATGGATCGATTACTATGGATAAATTAGCTGATGATATAAAGCAAGCAATCGAGAAGGCTAAAGACTTAGACACAACACAATTTGCTTTAAAAACAGACTTAAATAAAACTAATGCCAATGTAAATACTAATAAAACCGACATTAGTAATTTAAGATCAGACTTAAATACAACTAATGATAATGTTACAACAGTTACTAATATGGCTAATACTAATAAAACCGACATTAGTAATTTAACTAATAGAGTTAGTACTAATGAAACTAATATAACAACAGTTACTAATACTGCTAATACTAATAAAACCGACATTAGTAATTTAAGATCAGATTTAAATAAAACTAATAGTAATGTAACATCAGTTACTAATATGGCTAATACTAATAAAACTAATATAGGTACAATAAGTAATTTGAATACTAATATTAAAGACAATTTAGTAAATGCAATTAATGAATTAAATAATAAAATCGGTAATAATGCAGAACTAATGATTGATATATATAATAATACATTAGATTATTTATAAAGGAGGAATAAAATATGAGTATAAATTATGGTGATAAGATACCAACAGGCTCAAATTTTGAAACTATTGTTGCATATCTTCAAGTATTAAATAATAAAGTCAAAGAGTTAAGAAATGAATTAAAAACAACACTAAACTCTAATAACGTTGATACTTCTAAAGCAACAAGATTAGAACAATTAATAGATTTGGTTGATTTGGAATTTAAACGCATTAAACAAAAATTGATTGATCTCTTAAATAATAAAGGAGTTGATATTTCAGGTGATGTAACTTTAGACGATTTAATATCATCAATTAATAAAAAATGCTATACTTTACCTGAATGGTGTATATGGGTAGATGTGGAAAAACCATTATATGCTAGAGACGACCCAACTATAGAAGCTGTTGGTGATTGTATTTATATGTTTGGTGGTAGTTATTCGTACGATGGTTATGTAAGAAATATTGACGTTTATAATACTAAAACAAATGAATGGGACAACGTGGCTTATTTTAATAGTATGATGTCAGCTATGGGTTGTACTACTTCAGGTACTAATATATATTTAATAGGAGGAGCAGACGCAAATAGTGATTCAACAACTTACAACAGAATATTTGATACTACTACAAATACGCTTTCAGATAAAAGAGATTTACCTTATTCTGCATGTAGCTTAACTGCAAATAATATAGATAATAAGATATATTGTGTTGGAGGTTGGGATAATAAGGGTACCACAAAAAGATTAAATAATAATTACTGTTATGATATTAAACTTAACACATGGACAGCAAAAGCACCAATACCAACAATTGTCGAAAAACATTCTGCTGAAGTCGTAGACGGAAAATTATATTGCATAGGAGGATTTGTTGGTAATAATTATTTGTCAACCAATTATTGTTATGATCCTATTACTAATACTTGGACTACGAAAGCCGCATATCCATCGAAAGTAGCGAACTTTGCAAGTTTTGTATTTAATAAAAAAATTTATTGTACTGGTGGATTTGTTTCTACTGATGGAGCTGTTTCTACTGGTTATACAAATAAAACTTATTGTTACGATCCTGCTACCAATACTTGGAATCCAAAAACTAGTCTACCTGTAGATGGAGGAGTTGATGGTATACAAGGTGTAGTAGTAAACGGTATAGGATACGTAATAGGCGGATATCCTTTAATAGATGCATGGTATTACACATACAATTTTATGTATCTAATAGAAGACTAGAAATGTAAAACATTAAAATTTCAATTATATATTATAATACTGAATACAATAGACTATTCAGTATTATAATATTTTATTTATGGAGGTAAAATATGAAAAGATCTACTTTATTGACTATAAAAGACATAGTATACAATTTAGATAAATCATGTTGTGATTTACATGAATTACTTGATTTATTAAATTTAACTCCCGATGAAAGAGTTAAAATAGAAGATGCGTTATTAGTGACTTTAGATAAAGTTGATAAAATTAAAAATTCACAAATTAGTAATTTAGGAGATCATATTGAAATAGATTATATAGAAAAATATACTAAATAAAAATTTATATAAGGGGTTGATTTTATGAATAAATTATTAAATGAACTTAAATATAACTGGTTAAGATTAAAAATGGAAATGCAAGGTGGATATGAAGAAGTTAAGAAAATATTTAATATTGAGAATTTAAAAGAAATGTTTGAAAGAACAATAAAAAATATTGAAGAGAAAAATAGATATGAAAAACGACAAAAAGAATATAGAAAGAAAAAAATATTGCAACCAAATGATATCATTGAATTTAGAGATCCATGTTGTTTAGGAAATATATTGAAATGTAAGGTTATAGAAGTTTATTATGATTATATGAAAAGCGAGGTTATTATAAAATTTGAAATATTAGAAACAGGATTGAAAAAGAAATATAATTATTGTAAGTGTAAGCAACTATATATCTTAAATAATTTAGTTTCAATAAATCGATCTAAATAAGGAGGTAAAATATATGGAACAAGAATATTGTGTAATATATGGAGGTACTGATAGTAATCCAGGACCATTTATAATCGCAGTATCTAAAGATCAAAATATGATAAATGGGTTTAGAGAAGAACATTATCAATTCTGTAAAGGAGGTGAAATATTAATAGATAAATTTTATAATAACTTATCAGATGATTTTGAAATAAGATATGTATCAGGACATTATGTAACACCTGTAATGATGACTAAATTTATGGAATATCTAACTTCCATATTTAATCAAGTGTGTATGTTAATAGATAATATTGATACTAATATAGATGATTTGAAATTTGATGATGAAGAACTTTATATTATATCGGAAGGATTTGATTTATTAAGAGAACAAACGTATGGAATTGCATACACAATGAACGTTTCAGATCCATATGGTTCTGATAATCTTTTAGATGATTCAATTTATGCATCAATACTAAATGTTGAAGAATGTTTAGAAAGATTTATGTCTGTATATGAACCAGAAGACTATATTATTTATTAAATAAATGGAGTAAAATTGGAGATAAAGACCTAGTGTCTTTATTTTTTCTTCCAAAATACAATATTATAAGGAAGGAGATGGTATTTATGAGATTGGTACCTAAACAAATAGAGAGTTATAAAAATGATAGATTAATAGAAGAAGTTTCAATTAATGAACTTCCTGAAGTTACTATGACATATAATATAGTTTCTGAAAAAGATAAAGCTAAAGCAGTTAAAACTTGTGAAAGAATGATAAGATCAAGTTTAGAATATAAAGAATATATAAGATTTTTAAGAGACTATATAGATATGTCTAAATGTAGTTTTTTTGGCAATGTAAAGATGGATAGATATTCTAAAGTAAAAATAGAACAGCATCATTCACCATTTACATTATATGATATAACTATGACTATATTGCTTAAACATCTTGACTTATATGGAGAAATTAATTTATTTGAAATATCTGAAGAAGTAATGAAATTACACTACCAATGTAGAGTTGGTTTAATAAGTTTATCTACTACTGTACATAAACTTGTACATGATGGATTATTATTTATACCAGTTCAAAATGTAAGAGGGGATTGGTTATCTTTTTATAAAGAATACGAACCATATATGCCTCAAGATATGAAAGATAAATTAAAAGCTATAATAAAATTCTCTAAAGAATGTCAAGACTATTCTTTACTTGAAACTAAATATACTTATGTAGATGTAGAAGGATTTAGACCAATAGCTCTTATAGGACAAGAAGAATTTATGAAAAAAATTGTTACTGATCCAAAATAATAAACTAATCGAAAATATACAATATTATAAAAACTAAATATCAAAAGAAGGGAGAGTAGAATTCTATTATGGATATGGATGAAAAAATTAAATATTACCCTTATAAGAAAATAGGGGAACTTGCAAGAGCTGATACTAAAGCAATTACTAGTATGCTTATGTGTATGATGATACTAGAGATTAATGATAACCCAGATACAATTTCTATGTACAGAAAGTTATCTGTTACTACAAGATTCCGTGCAACTGAAAGAGAAAACTATAAAAAATTCTTTCGTGAACGATTTTATTTTGAAAATGGTAGAGAACAATATGCATTAGAAATAACAGATGAGTTTGTTAAATTTGTAGTAGATAGAATTGAAAAGGTGGGTGAGATTTATAATGTTCGATTCAAATAAATATACAAGTCTAGAAACATTACTTAACCATTTATATCAATTATTCGAATATGACTCACCTATCTATATAGACGAGTTAGGATATAAATGGTATAAGTTAGACACTGTGTTAAGTATATTAGATATAGATGTAGAAGAATATATTAATGGTATTTACCTTATGAATATAGAAGAAACAACATTTATATCTGAAGAAGGAGTTAATTTATTAATTTTAGATTACGATAATGAATATCAAGAAAATGTAAGAGAACTATTAGCATCTGAAGTAATGCCTGATATTAAATCAGATTCATTATATATAGGTAATAGTTTAATAGATAATATAAGAATAGCTTCTATTAGATATCAAGTATTTAATAGTGATAGTGCTATAGAGGAATTGAATACAATGAATAAAATGCAAAAGTATACTGAAAGAAAAATTAATAGAAAAGAAAAAGTACAAAAGAAACAACAATATCATACAAGAAAATCAAATTAAATTTTAATATAATACAACAATTAATTAGGGAGTAAGGAGGACAGAGAAACGTCAAGTTTAGTATATCTGCATATATACTATTCAAGGATAGATGATTCCGCCACACGGAGCCGTGTAATTCTACCTTACAACTAATTACAAAGGAGATTGTTATATTATTAAAATAAATGATATTGTGAAAGTTGTAATAAATATCACGTGTAAGTTTATTAAAACAATCATAAATTTTATTTATTGGAATTTTATAATAAACTTTGATGTAGTGTGTTACATCTCGTGCAGGAGTTAGTAACATTAGTTTTTTACGTGTTAGTAGATCAATGTGGATAAGGTTTATTAGCATATAATTAACGAATAAATGAAGATGAATGTATATATATGAAGTCATATCCTATATATACATTCATCTTCTTTACGTTGTCCGTACGTTAAAATTAAATAAAAAATATATTTTATCAAATTTTTTTTGGAGGTAAAATTCTAATATCTCATAGAGATCTTAGAGTAGCCCTATGACTACTTATTGTAATGTTTGTAAAAATTTGCTGTAATTTGTAAATTTTTCAACACTATATTATATATATGAAATAAATAAAACATAAATATTGGAGGTAAATAATATGAGAGAATTTTCAAGAACATCTATACCAACAAAAGGTAATTATGAAACTGGAGATATAGTATTTAATATTTCAGAATCTGATACTCCTGGTTGGGTATGTGTAGAAGGAGGAGAACCTGGTAAATGGGAACCTCTAAGTATAATTGGAGATAAAATAATTGTTAGCAAGAAAACATCAAATGGGATTACAGTAGAATTATTACAAAATCAAAAAAGTGGAATGTACACTATTAAAGCAAGTACTGAATTATATTATCATACATTTACAAATGAAATAGAAAATTTTTATACATTAGATGAAAATGAAGCAATTTGTAAATTAATTGATATAGTTGTAGAATTTGAAAAGGAGGATAAATAATATGAAAAGAATATTTATTATGACAGATGGATCTGCAGTTGCAGGTAAACATAGTGCATATGATGCAGCAGCATCTTATGTAATAGTAAAAGATAATAAACCAATTCAACAAGAAACTATTGTGTTACCAGATCATACTAATAATTATGCAGAAATGTATGCAATATACAAAGGAACTAAATGGTGTATAGAAAATATAAAGGACTTAAATAGGTATGACCAGATTTTAATTATAACTGATTCCGATTTATGTCATAAATCGTTAACTATTTGGATGAAAGGATGGTTAAAGAAAGCAAGTGATGAAAAATTATATGGTTCTACAGGAACTGAAGTTAAAAATCAAGAATTGATAAAATCTGCATATATAAATACATTACTTTTAAGTTTACAAATAAAGGTATTTGTTTGTCATATCAATTCACATAAATCTGAAAGTGAAATTCCTAAAATGTATGAAAAAATGAATAAACAATTTGAAGATTTGACATATGATGAATTTGTAATGATATATGATGGAAATAATTATTGTGATAAATCTGCAAGAGAAGCATTAAATAATATTTAATTTAATATATAACAAATAAATATTTTGAAAAAGTAGGAGGTTTATTATGAAAAATGATTTAGATAAAATAGATCCAATAGTTGAGGAGATATATAAATATAAACATGGAACTAAAGAATTTGAACATAATAGATGTAAAGTATTTATAGAGAGAAATTTATTTGATAGATATGATGAATTAATATATTATACAGAACTTCATTTAGATAATGAAATTGTAGATTTAGATGATGATATGTTGGATGACATAAAAATAGAAATCGCAAATAGAAACACGTTAGAATATAATGGTGATAAAAAGAAGCAACTTGTAGTTGCTGCCATTGTATATGATAGAAAAACTAAAGAATATATATTATTAAAAAATAAAGGAGAAAGATTAAATGGTAAATTAACAATGGTACAAGGACACATGGCAGTTGAATATGATGAATCTGTTGATGTAGAGTATGCAATTCATGATACTGTATCCATATTAACTGATAATTATAAAATTGCCAGATGTAATCTTTTAAAAGAATTGGAAGAAGAAATAAACTTATCAGAAGAATCTATAGATTTTATAGATTTTATGTACTTACTATCAGCAAATGATAATAAAATAAGTTCAGAACATATGGGTATAATATCAATAGTTGAAATAAACGGAGTAGAAGTTACTTCAGGAGAACCTGATAAAAATGATGTTGTTAGAATGAATGAAGAAGAACTACTTAAAGAAGAAAACATATATAAAATGGATTCATGGTTACAAAAAATTGTGATGAAATTAAAAGAAGAAAAAGAAGAACACTTATCTAAAATAGATTCATGGTTACAAAAAGATAATTCACTTTAAAAACTGAATATAGATAAAAGGGTTTATATGATCCTTTTATCTATATTTTTTATTTGGTGTAAAAAGCTTACATTTCAATTATATATTATATTAACGAGTATGAAAATAAATAATATCGGAGGTAATTTATTATGGCAAAGAAAATTAATGGAAATGAAAAAAGAAATAATTATCAAATTGAAAAAATTAGAACTCCTATGAGTAGAGAAAAATTAAATGAACTATATGAAGAGTTTTCATCTGACGATGATTATGTGAATTATCATTTAGAATTAATTGAAGATACACATAGAAGATATTTAATAACTATATTAAACGATGAAAGAAAATCACCAATAAAAAATTCAGAAGAATCAAGATCGTATGGATTTATGAAACCAAATGATGCATTAGAATTTATAACTACTTATATAGATGAAGGTAGAACTAATAGTAAACCTAAAGCAGTTATGCAAAATGGATATAGTAAAAGATCACTTGATAAATATAATGATTTAGTTAGAAAAGAAAGTGAAGAAGGAGAAAAAGTAACCGAATTTACAAAACCAACATTTGATGAAGTTATGAATAATATATATGTAAACGTATATAATGGTTCAACATATCATGAAAAAGATGAAGATCTACCAGACGATTTAAGAGAAGACGTTGGAGTAATAATTCCAGGATTAATAGAATCAAAAGAAGAATACTTTGAATTTGTTAAGAAATTAAAAGATAGAGGTAGAAATGGTTTAGGTAGATCAATATACGAAAAATATGAAGATTATGTAGATGCACTAGAAATTATTGAGCAATATAAGCAAGCATTGTATGATAAATATGGAGGTAAAGAAGAGTTCTTTTATGCAAAAGAAATGGGTGGTATATTTGGTGCATATGAATATTATCCAACAGTAAAACCAAGATTTAAGAAAACTGCAAGAAATATAAAATTAGATAGAGGTATAAATCTAAATGAATTAGCATTAGTTAAAGATATGGGTAGGAGAATAAGAGAAGAATATGAAGATGAGATTGATCAACTAGAAGTTAATAATGATATTACAATTTATGAAAACACTCCACCTAAATTCAAAGATTTACCAGAAGATCTACAAATATTTTATAAAACTGATAAAAATAATATTAATGGATTTACACATACTGATAAATTTACTTCACTTGAAAAATATGCAAATGATTTAATAAAAAGTAGTGATCCAGATAAGCAAATAGAAGGGTATAGAATATTAGAAGATATGAAGAATGAAGTACTGATGAATATACCAATGTATACATCAGAATTTGTAGATATAGCAGATGAAGATTCATTATCATTAAACGCATTATTAAGTCAATATGAATATGATAAGATGTGTCAAGAAAGTAATTTCAATATGGAATATGTAGATAGTAATGCAGATTCATTAGAAATAGAGAAAGCATTTAGAAAATATATGGAAATACAATTGTGCGAGTTAAACGGATTAGATATTGAATCAGCAGATGATAGAAAGAAAGTAAAAGAAATGGTAGAATATTCAACTAAATATGTATTCGATGAAGGATTTAGACGTAAAGAAGATGAAATTAATAAAGTTAACTCTGCAGGAGATGTATTATATAGAAATAACACTGAAATAGTTGCAAGTTTTGGTAGAGAAGAAAAAGCAACTATTAAGAATGGTGAAAGTAAATTACAAAAATATGTTAGAGAATTATCACGTAATGCAAAAGAAAGTTTGGAAAGAATGTATTCAAATGCAGATAACGTAAATAAAACTCGTAATAGTTATGATGAATCATCAGTTAGTATTAATGAAATAACTGGAGATAGTACTGTTAACATGGCAGTAGATGGATTTGAATTAACACCTAATCCATCAGAATTATTAAAATATATGAAAAATAATGAAACACTTGCAAAGAAAATATTTGAAATAAGTTCCGATAGAACTGTAAATGATATGTTTAGTGAAAGAACTAATATAGATGATTTTATAGAAGAAGCGAAAGTTGCAAGTAAACCTATGATAACTAAATATATGATAGATAAGAGTTTAAAATCAAATAGAAAGGGTGAGTAATTTATATGAAAACAAAAATAGTTAAAGTTGATGAAGTTGAAATAAATAGTTTAATTAAAAAGAATTTCACTGAAGAATTTATGAAAAAAATTTATGATATATATTCAGATGATTGTATGAGTATAGTAGAGAAAACAATAATATTTGATAAATTATTTACTGAAGAATTTGGAAATAGAAAAGACTATAGAAGAATAGGAGAGGGGACAAACAGATTTGTTTGTCTTCTTGATAATCATATTATTAAAGTAGCATATAACTATTTAGCATATATAGATAACATGAATGAATTAGCACAAGCAAAATATAAAGAAAAATATTTAGCCCAAGCATATGAAACTAATGGAATTATATTGATAAGTGAATATGTTACAGTTATGGATAAAGAAGAATTCTTAGAAAACCAATTACCTATATCAAGAATATTAGATATATTAAAACTTGATGGTGATGTATATGAAAAAGAAAAAATGAAACATTATATATTAGGCGATATGGGTATGAGTAATAAGAACTATGGTAACTGGGGTAGAAGAATGAATGGTGATATAGTTGTATTAGATTATGGATATTTATATCAACTATCAAAAGCAGATTGGAAAGATGTAGCAAAATGTCCAGTATGTGGAAGTTCATTATCATACACAACAGATTATTCAGAATTAGAATGTGATAAAACAGATTGTCCGACTAAAGTTAAATATACAACTTTAAGAAATAATTTTGGATATGCAAATATAATAGAAAATATAAAAGAACTTATAAATAAAGATAAATATGTTAAATTTGATAAAGATGGAAAAATAAAAGTAGATGTAATGGAAAGAGTAGAAATAGAAGAAGAAAAGGTAGAAGAATTTAAAATGCCTGAAGATGTAGAAATGAAAATAAATAATTCAAAAGATAAATATTTTGAAATTGTAGAATTTGTAAGAAATCATGATAGACTAGATATAGATGATATATTTACAATAAAAGAAGAAATATATAATAATAAAGAAGAATATGATGAAATATTGTTACCATATATAACATCAGCACTAGAATTAAATTATAACAATGTAGATAAATATTTTAAAGATTTTAATAAAGTAGTGGAAGCAAGATATAAAACATTATATAATGAACTTAAGAAAGATTTTGATGATAAAGTAGAAGAAGAAAAAGAAATAGAAGACGATGAACCTGATTGTTATGATGTAAACGATGACCTTAATAGAAGAGGGTATGAATCAGATATTAAAGTGGTTGATTTATATGGAGAAGAAGATAGAAAATTAACATCATTAGATGATATATTAGGTTCTACAATAGATGATACATTTAAAAATCTTTACGTAGTTGAAGATGATAAGAAATTAGATGAAATAGAAGATGATAGTTTTACTTTAGAGCATATAATGAATTTATTAAATGTAAATGAAGAATTAAATAAAGATGTTGTAGTTGAAGAAGAAATAGATGAAGAAAATGAAAAACTAATCGCAGAAGAAGAATTAGAAGAAGCATATAATAAATTAGAAGATGCATTAACAGAACTTATAGAAAATAGATATAGAACATTAGGAAGATTAGAAGAATCAGAAGACGATTACACAACAGGAGATGTTTATAGAACATATTTAAATGGAGATTATATTGATTTAGACTATAGTCCAAGAGTAAATGCAAGAAATATATTAGGTGGTTGGAAACCTAATGAATTTGCATTACCATTATATAGACATTTATTAATTAAATTTGATTATGATATGGATATGGTAGATTCAGAATATGAAGCAATATATAGAATTGATGAACAAGTTGAAGTTCCTGAAGACATATATTCAAAAATAGAAAATAGAGGTATAGTTGTAGGACAAATATTAAATAGATTTGAAGATGAAATGAAACCTCCAAGATATGTTACAATCAATACTATAGGAAAAGAACTAAATGATTATTATGAAGCATTGGATAATTATTATGATAAGTTTAATGAAACAAAATCTGAAGTTGGAATAGATGATCCTTCATATTATTTAAGATTGATAGAAAATAATGAAAGTGTTGCAAAAGAACTAAGAGAAGCAAAGAATGATTTAAAAGATGAGTTGTTAGATAGAAATATAAGACTAGAAGACATGTTAAATGATTATAAATTAGCATATTATTATGATATAGAAGTAATAATGACAAATACTGAATTAAATATATTAGATATAATAAAATCAAATAAATTTGTAAATAGAAAAGGAGAAATGTATAATAATATAAAAGATTTAATAATAAATAAATATTATATGGAATATGGTAGTGTACTATCAGATGATGTATTTGATGTATTTAAATATAATGGATCAACTGAAAAAGAAGTTGGTTGTACAACACATCCAAGATTAGTTAAACCAAGAATTAAAGCAAAATTAATAGATAAAGATTCTAAAGAAGATTTATTCAGTCCTAATATATTTAATAGATTAAGATATAAAAGAATAGTAGTTGAACAAAGATTTGAAATGTTAATAAATTTAAATAATCCTGAAGAAGTAACTAAAATGAATGATATAAAATCAAACTTAAATAGAAAAGGATTATATTATACAGAATCAAATATTTATAAATACAGTATCAAAAAATCTAAAGATAATTTAAGATACGGTTTAACAGAAAAAGAAATAGAATTAGTAAGTGAATATGAAGAGTTATTAGGAATAGCAGAAGTCAATGATTGTGATAGATTATTCAAAAAATCTATAGTTGAATTATTAAATAGAAAATATGAATTATCAAATGAAACAAAAGAATTTATGAATGACTTATATAAATCAGATTTATCTGAAGCATATGCAAATAGATTATTTAAAATTCATGTATTAGAATTAAGCAATTCAATGACTAGATTAGATTATTTAAAACAAGTAGAAGCTTAGTCTTCTACTTGATGTAATTTATAGATATTTCGATTATATATAATATAATTGAATATAGGAGTTATAGGAGGTAAATATATGAGTGTTTGTATAGGAATTTTAGAAGATCAATTAAGAGAAGTTGTAACTGAATTAGATAATAATAAATTCGTTTATAAGTTCTTATTTAATACTGATAAATATGAAGAATTTATAGAAGAATTAGGAATAAAAACACTTACTGATTGTAGATTATTCTCAGGATCAGTGTATGATATTAGAGCAGCAAGATATAAAAAAGGTGGTAGAGAATCAGAAATAGCATGGCAAGAAATTATAGATAAATTATTTTATGAAGAAAGACAAATAGCAATTGTTAATGATTATTGGGATAACCCAAACATGGTTTTAGTATTTCCAAAAACATTTGATGATTTTAGTGCACAAAGAAAAAATATAACAATATCATTCTCAGATGATATATGTGAAATGATAATGTATTTAATGTTAAAGAAATTAGCAGATACAGAAGGAATGAATACCACAACATTTAATTTATATAAAACTAGTGGTAAAAAAGAAGAAGATGAAAATGATTTTAGATTCTTTAAGATGAAACAAGCAAAAATAAAAAGAGAAAGTATTGATAAATATAAAAGTCAAATAGTAACTAACTTTGAAGAAGCATTTAAATTTAGATTAATAACATATTATACAAAACTAAGAGAATATGATTTAGAGGATATAATGAGAAAACTAAACGATTTAGGATATTTAGATGAAAGATTTAATAATGAAATATATGTATATGAAGAAGAAGCGAGAAGGTTATTAGCAAAAAGATTATGTACCTTATCATTTAAAAATGATATAGATTTATTAATAGAGGAAGGTATTATAGATAAAGATAAAATAAGTTATAGTTTGAATTAAAATATAAGAGTTTCATACTCTTATATTTTTTCATTATTTATTTAACAATTATTAAATGTATTGGAGGTGATAATATGTCTAAAGAAATATGGGAGCGTCATAACTATACTAATCATGATATAGGAATGATTATTAACGGTGAAATAATTGAATATGATATAAAAGCAGCGGGATTAAATTTAGCAAAAGAATTTGGATATATAGATAAAAAGATTTTAGAAAAATTAGAAAGTCTAGATAAAAAAACACGTAATGTTCGATTAGGGTTAATTAAGAAAAAAGATGAACAAATAAGTAAGAAAGAAAATGAAGCATTTATCAAAGCTCGTAAATTATTTATTGTTTCGAACAAATTAAATGTAGAGGATATTGTGGCTATTAAAAAAGATGCAATATTTGTTTCTCGTAGATGTAATGAACGAAAATTTGGTAATATTGAATTTGTACCAAAAAATAAATATACGAGTTATATAGAATTAAATAAGTTGGAGTTTTATTATAACTCCAATCAATTAGATATCAAAGGAATCGGTGATGTAGTTTATGAACAACATGAAAAATATATGATAGATTTCTTTAAAACATATTTTTCATTGATGGAGTCAAATAATAAATCCAAACTAATAGATTATATAACCAATTTTGTATACCAATATAAGTCAAGGTTATTAGATTTGAGATACTACAGAGAACTTAATGTGCAATCTACGTATAGGCTGAACATTATCGTTGAAAAGGATGTGTATGGTCTCGATAACATAAATGATTCGAGCTTTGAAGCAATAGATATTTCTTATAATTATTTTAAATACTTAGTACCTTTGTGTACACTTTTAATATGAATATGTTAAATTGCCAATATAGATATAGTATACTAGTTGTATATCTTATATTGTTAACATAAATTAAATGAAAGATAAGATGATAACATTTAGGTGTTATCATCTTATCTTTTTATATTATTGCTTTCCATATAATTAAACAGATAAATTTGAACTAATTCAGACACTGCTTTAATTACAGTTTCTTCATCTTTATAATAATATTTTAATTCTTCTAATACATCTGGAGAAAGTGAGTTTATAGTTTCATTTAATAAATAATTCCATTCAAATTCAAATTTAGGTATTCTGATTTCTTTTAATTTAAAATGAAATTCGACTCTATATGCCCACTTTCTATCTAATACGTTATAAACTATTTGCATAAGTTCTTCTTCTGAACGTATTTCTTTTTTATTTTTTTCAACCTCTATTTTCTTTTCATTAATATCATAGAATACAAATATTCCTATTCCAGATAGTATTCCTAATATTGATATTAATATAATAATTGAAAGTAAGAAAACCATAATTTTACCTCCTAGATATATTATATATCGTCATCTTCATCGTAATGTTCAGTTTTCCATCTAGTTACAATAACGTCAAGATTACCAAAATCATTACTATCATACTTCTTACATTTCTCAATATAATCATTTATTTTATATATTTGTGTATCATCTAAACCTTCATAATAGGTTTCTAAGAAACTGTATAAATCTCCAAATCCTTGTCTATAATTTAAAAAAATTTTATTATCATGAACTAATTGGTGAACTGTTTCACATAACATTACAGTTTGTACTCTATGTTTAAAATGTTCTTCCAACACTTTATTTGCTACACTAAATGTTGTTATTTTCATTCCTTTTACTAACATATAGTTTAATATAATAGAAACTACATCGAATAATGTAAATATAGGTCCATGATGCATCTCGATTAAATCAGTAATACTACTATCTTCATCCTCAGATATATTTCCTTTAACTTGACAAAAGTTCATTCCTAAATCAACTTTTAAATGAGCTATGTATCTAGAATAGTATTTAGACGTTCTTACCATTCTTTCAACAGCTTTTATAAAAGCAACTTCATTTTCTAAACTAAACATATAGTCTGCATCTTTATAAAATGGTATTTCATAATAACTTTCATCTGAATCTATTGTTGGGTTTGTTTGTGGTTTATTTACTTCAATTCCAGGTATTTTATTAGCCATGGTATCACTTCCTTTCTAAAAACCAGCTTTTATACAATTACTTAATGAATTGTCCACGATTATTAAAAATAAAAGGAGTTGAGAATTATGGATGATAAATCACAAGTTGAGTATATGCTGAATGATATAAAGGCTATTACTGAAAATGTTATTATTAAAATGACTAAAGATGCAGCTTTATATGAAACAGTTGACTCTAAACGTGAAGGTGATAGATATGTGGCAGCTATGATGGAAAGAGATATATTTTCTTCTTATAAAAGTTACCCACCTAGTGTTTTAGTTAAAGCAGGTATAACAGATCCTGATGTTATAGAAGAATACCGTTATGATAAATATAAAATACCATATAACAAAAGACAACTTGTTCTTAAATATATGAGACAATCAGTTATTGACGAATATGTTGAATTAAATGATTATTATAGAGTACTTATAGGTAAACCACCTATAAATACTCCTGAAGAAGAATTTATTTATCTTACACCTGCACAGATGGACTACTATAAGATAGATGAATATAGACCTATACATGATTACCCTCAAGAAATTCAAATAAAATTAGAAAGGGATGCTATTCCAGAATTAATTGAAAAATATCCTAATAGGGAATATTTAAAACATATGGGTAGTAAAGCCGTTAATTTAGTTAGGGCTAGAGAGGCAAAAAATTTCGAGATTATATTCTCAGATATAATATTAGATAATGTATTTTTAAGAGCATTTTTTGAAACATATAATTTTTGTAGAGAATACTTTATGTCAGTAATATATAATAAAAACTTTACTGGTATTTATAATTTATACGATAACTTTATTGGTATGCATATCATGATAATGACAGTGCAAAGAATGATAGTAGATACAATTAAGATTGCTATAGATAGAGATTTTTATGATTTAACATCTATAAAGAAAATGTTTGATTCTTACGGTGTTCCATTTTTTGAAGATTTACCATTAGATTATCAAAGAACTATAATTAAAAATCTTAATATGTTGATTAGAAGTAAAGCTACTGATAGAGCATTATATGATATTACAAATGCATTAATGTATGAAAGAGTTCAGATATATAAATATTATTTAGTTAGAGAAAGAATTATGGACGAAAATGGTGAGCCTGTAATAATATATAAAGAGGTAACAGATGATGAAGGAAATACAACTAGAGAGTTAGATTATGAAAAAATGTACGATTTTTATTTTCAATCAACCGATATATTAGAACCAAATGTTATATTAGCTATAGAAAATAAACCTAATAGATACAACTATCATGAAGTTACAGATGAAGATGTATATTGGTGGGAAACAGAAGAATTAAAAAAAGAACTATATGAAAGAGAATATAATTTTATAGAAACTAAATATTTGGGAATAACTTTATTGCAAAACTTGACTAATTTATTATATGATACAGTGTATTATTTAAATTTATTAGTTGATAATAAAGATACAACTACACCAATGGAAACAAGAATACTTAATACCGATGCAATGAAAACGGGTACAGATTATTTATTTATAACTTTAGATAGATTTTCTCAAATACCAGTTTCTATATTTGATGCAGTTGTTATACTTTGTGTATTAGTATCTAAGAAAAACGGTATGAAAGGAAATATAATAACAAGCACACCAGCTAAAGTCTTATCTGTATTAGGATTTAATTTTGAAGCAAATTTTGATTTAATTAGACAAAGTATAAATAAATATAAAAGAATATTTAAAGATCAAGAAATAGTTAAATATCTTGATTTATTAGACGTAAAAACTGTAGAGGATATAGATACAATTTATCATAATTTTAGAAATTTTGCAGAATTTTGTGAAGATAGGGTTGCTAATACTACAGATATAAATGAATACAAAGCTTATAAAGAATTATATAAAGTATTTACTGTAAGAGAAGAAACGGGAAAAGCTTTTACTAAATCAGATGGTAATATTGCTAAAACATATATGGAATACTTATATGATAAACTACCTCATATAGCTGAAACTATAGAAGGTCTTCATAAAGATAAAATGGGTGTTTATATAGAACACGTTTTAGGTAAATTAAATGAGTTGGTTCCTGATATAGAATATTTATCATCTATAAATGGTACGAATAATAATATAGTTCAAGCAATAGTAAGTTTGGTCAATTTCTTTAAATCTTATACTACTGATTTACGTAATTTAAATGTGTTATATATGTTTGATAATAAAAGAATGAATAAAATTTATATGATAGATGACCCAAGATTATTTATAAAATTATTTCCTGAAGAAAAATCATTAAAATATAATGATAACTTACGTCTATGTGTTAGATTTGATAAAGAAGATAATATTATAATATATACAAGAAAGTCATTAAGTAATAAATTATTAGTTCCTGATGAAATTGAACATTATGATAAATTGAAATTAAAATCTTTAATGGAATATCATGATAATACAAATACAATATACAGTGATGAAATTGATATATTAAATAATCTATATATTGGAAGTGTAATAGACGACCATGATAAAGGGATTTTATTTACAAAACATTATTTATATGATAAAGATGATATAGTATACGATAATGGAATGTTAAGTTCTAATAGTGATTTAGAAGATCATAGCATAAATTATAATGATAACTTAAAATTAAATACTGATATTAACAATAATGATAATCTGACTATAAAAGAATTTATTAAAATAATTCGTGAAGATTAAATGAGGAAACATTATTATAAGATTAAAAATGTAAATAATATAATGAAAGGTGGTATTATTAAATGGCTAAAGATATTTTAAATTTAAACGATAGATTAAATTCAGAAGATAAAATAGCAGATGCCCCAGCTAAAAAAATAGAACCTTTAAGAATGGAAAGTCCTCAAGGTAAAGTTTTAAAAACTAAAATAATCGGATTAGATACAATAACAGGTGAAAAATTATTTGAAACTGAAAATCAAATTGTTTTAGGTGGAGCATTATTTATATTAGAAAAATGTTTTAATGTAGAAGCACCAATAAAAGTTGATTATTTAAATAATATAATGGGTATAAATACAGGAGAACCTATTGAAGAAATATATCCAAAAGAAACAGGAGTTTGTTTATTTGGTGTAGGTGTTGGAGGATGTGGAGATGCTTCTAGATCTGTAGTTGATGTTAAATATTATGATAGAGAAATATTTGACATGATACCTTTTAGAATTACAGATGAAGAATTTACTGGAGCAGATATAAATAAATATTGGTTTAAAAGATATGAAGAAAATGGTAAGATTTCTTACTTCTTAAAATCATTTGAAGCTAAACCAGAAATAAAAGTTTTATGGAAAGATGGAGAAGAAGGAGAAGATGGTTCTGAAGTTGAATCAGGAGTTCATAATACTCAAAGAACTGAGCCAATTGAAACATTTGTTGAAATGATATTAAAAATAAATAAAAAAGATTGTAGAGAATATTTTGAAATAAATGGTGATATAGATGCAGCGAGAGTTAACTCTATAGGACTATTTACTGGTATAATGTCTACTAATGAATATGGAGAACCAGAATATAAACAAGTTAAATTATTCTCTAAATTAAATATACCAAATGAAATGTTAGTTTTATCTAAAGATATAACTATAGTTTATAGAATTTATACATCTTAATATATTAGGGATATCTTTGAGATATCCCTTTAATTTTTTAGTGAAAGGAATGATTATATGAGACGAATAAGTGAAGAAGATAAAAAATATCTTTTATCATTAACTCCTGAAGATATAACATATGAATTAGGGATGCAATTATTTGCAGATCATGTTAAAAAAGTAGATGGAAAAATAGTTGAAGAAAAATCTAGATTTGAACCAACTGATTATTTTAATTTAAAAGCAGGAGAATATTTTAATCAAACTGATATAGAAACTACAGTGGGTTCTTTTATATTTAATAAGTTTATAATAGAACCTAGATTTTCTAAATTTATGGACTATGCTAATTATGAAATAACTGATGGTGGATTGGGAAAACTTGAAGGTGATTTATCTCAATTATTATTAACGGATACAATAACTACAGATGACTTTGCAGATTATTTAAATAGAATACAATGGTTAGGAATGGAATTTCATGAGCCATTAGCTGCTTCATTTACTATGAGAGGTTTAAAACCATTAGATTCTGTTGTTAAAAGAAGAGAAGAACTAATTAAAGAAAATCAAGAAGCTTTAGATAAAGGTGATATTACAGTAATGTCAAAAATAGAAAAAGAATTAGTTCAAATGGCTGAAAAAGAAATTGGTGACGACCCTTCTATGGATTTATACTATTCTGGTGCCAGAGGTTCAATATCAAATAACTATAAGCAATTAAGTATCGTAAAAGGACCAGTATTTAATAAAACTATAGGTAAATATCAATTTATACAAAATAGTTTCTTTGAAGGTTTAAGAAAAGAAGATATAGCTGCAGCAGCTACAAATGTTATAAATGGTCAATATCCAAAATCTTGCGGTACTGCTGTATCAGGATATAAAGCAAAACAAGTTTCAAGTTTAGGTCAAGCAGTTGTGTTAAGAAAAGATGTGCCTGATTGTCATACTAAAGGTTATATTGAAATAGTAATTCCATCATCAATGAAGTCTAAATTCTTATATAGATACATTATAGATGGAGATAAATTAGTAATGCTTGATAATGATAATATAGATAGATACGTTGGTAAAAAAGTTAAATTAAGATCAATAATGTATTGTGCTTGTGATTCAGGAGTTTGTTTAACATGTGCAGGTAGACTGTATGAAAAACTACAAATAGATGGTATAGGTTTAACAACTTCTACATTAACTGGTGCTTTACTTAACTTAAAAATGAAATCGTTAAATTATGTGGCGATTTAAAACCTCTTTAATTGCTGGGAGTTCCCTCTGGGATAATCAGCAGCCAAGACTCTATTATAGAGTAAGGTTCAACGACTATCGAAAACGACTCTATTCGAGAAATACGGTAGAGTGAAGTGAGTAGAGTACACTCAAGCGAGTGGAAACGGGAGGCAACTTATATTTGGTAATAGAATATGAGTTGAAGATATAGTCTGTTCTATATGGTAACATATAGAAGTTCATAAGAGAACTGTATAGGAAGTAGCGATCCTATATGAACACCAAGTCATGATACTAGTGTTAAAATGCAGACGATAGATTTAGATGATATGACATTCTAATAGTATTGGATTTTCCAATACTATTTTTTACTGTAAAAAGGTAAAAATTCATCACTATATTATATACATGAATCATAAGATAAATATATCATAAGTTGATAAATTAAATTTATTAGGGGCTGATTTATAATATGAAAAAATCAAATGTATTATGTTTAAATAATAAAATAAAAGAATATATGTCAAATAATCAACGTAATGTAGAAAGATTAGATAGTATTGGAATTAAATCAATGTTATATGAATTAAATAATGAGGAATTATGTTTATTAACATTTTCAGCATTAGCTGATGTTTATATCGCACCATATAAATTTACAATTAAAGTAAATGATAAAAAGAAAGTAATAGAAAAAATAATTACATCAGAGGATGATTGTATACTTTGGTACGAAATAGATAAAATATATAAAGAATTTACAGGAAAAATCTTGTATAGTTCAACAATGACGTTTAGAGAATTAGAAGAAGCATTTGATAAAATAAACGGAGAAATTTTATTTGAATAATAACAATAATTTGGAGGTTGAGTAGTAATGACAGTTAAAGATATTATTCGCATTTTTGGATATGTTGTTTTAGATAAACCAGAACATGTAAGTTTAGGAAGTGTTATATTCGTAACTGACAAAGAAGAAACTTATACTTTAATAGTAGATAAAATATTAAATAATGATAAAATAATATGTAAATTATATGGAGGTATAAATAATGGATCCTTATTTTAAATTATGTAAAGACGGGTTTATAAAATTTAATGTAAACTTTAAACCTTTAATAAATGTACCCATACTATGTGTAAATAATGGAACTTGGTATAAATTTAATATAGATAAAATAGAAAAATTAGACGATGGTACTTATAATGTAATTTCAAATACATTATTAAGCATAGATGATAAAAGATTATAAAAATGAAAAAGATATAAAAAATAATTATATATTATAATTATGATAACAAATGATTAAATTTAATTGTTACGGTATACTCCAGGCTATTGGACTGGATATACTGAGCACCGCTGTATAACCTAGGCTATTGTACTAGGTATACTGAGCACGACTGTATACTCCAGGCTATTGTACTGGATATACTGAGCACCGCTGTATAACCTAGGCTATTGTACTAGGTATACTGAGCACGACTGTATACTCCAGGCTATTGTACTGGATATACTGAGCATATTTATATACTCCAGGCTATTGTACTGGATATATATTATGAAATGTGAATGGTGAAATGTGAATGGTGAATTACAATTAAAGTGATTTTTAGGTGTATAGTCATATGACTATACACTTTATTTTTATTGTTATATAGGAGGATTTGGTTATGTCAGTTAAATCAAATAAATCTATTAAAAGTACAAATAATAAAAGTTTTAATGATCAAAAATATAATAATCAAAGTTATAATGAAAATAGTTTTAATACAATTAATAATTATTTTAATTCACAAGACTTTTATAAAGAACATGTTACAAAATATAATAGTATAGATAGAATAGGAATTTATGATAGAGTTGATGAAATTATAACATGTGAGGTTATATTTACATGGCAAGAAAAAATTGTAGGAAAAGAAAAGAAACCAGTTCATGTCGTAATAAATGCAATAGAAAAAGGTATTCTTATATCTGATCATATACATGTGGATGTATCTGATTATAAAGAAAACGTTGAACAATCTAGAAGTCGTAGAGCACAAATAACAGGAATTGTATATGCATATGGTAAAGATAAAGAAAAACGAGGTATACGTCTTATAGAACCACCATTATGGTTATCAGATTCATTAAAAACTAACAATGAACCTGAACTATATTCATTATATTCTATGGATAAATGTAATATTAAACTTAATTCATATGATAAAAAAGAGTTGGTTAATTTAATTAATTACTATAAAATAAAATTGAACGATCTAACAGAATCTAGTTTAGGTAAAGACACAGTTTTTAATTACGCGTTAACACAAATTACATTAAATCGAAATAATACGTATATTTATGAGAATAAATTAGAAAAATATAATAAACCTATATTATATTACATTGTACTTTTATTATCTGCCATAATATACGACTTAACAACATTGATGGATAACAAATGGTATCTTATAAAAGTAGACGATAACTTCAAATATGCAGAAATATCAATATACTATTTGTTTAGAGATATATGTTTATACTGTAATTATTTACAAGGTATAAATGGATATAAAAATAACACATATAATAGTAAAGGGTATTTATTTATATGTAAACAATTAGAAATAAATCCAGGTAAAGCATATTCACATACAGTAAAACATAGATATACAAATTTTGATCTGGGTGATTTGGAGATAAATATGTTTGAAGAATCAAAACCGTTTAAAGTAATAGGTAAATCTATATTTTAGCAAAAAAGTGTAAAACGTGAGATTTCAATACCATATTATTACTATGTAATAATATGTGTGTAGATGTGTGATTGGATGAATTTTTATATTAATTTAAACATTAAAATATATATTGAAAATATAGGAGGTAGTAATGAATGATGTTATCTTACTTTGTTCAAAAGATGATAGTAAATTAAAAGATATTAAATTAGATGAATGTTTTGATTTTAAATTTAAAATTTATCCTACAATAATTGATAAAGATAATGAAGTAAAAAGTGTTATAGAATATGTACATGAAAACCGAAATAAAGGTAATGGATTTACAATCATAAAAGAAAAATATGAACATAAAGACATATTATATATTGCTGATGTACTATATAATTACAATGACAGATCAGATACATGGGCAATAGGAGAAATAAATAATATTAATTATAAAATATTATTTAAACAAATTTTAAATTATTTAAATAGAGTAGAATAAAGGGAGGTGATACGATGAAAAAGAATAATTTATTTGTAGTATTTGGTGGTAAATGTGATGAAGATGATGATTATAATGTAACTTATACAGATTATTTTGGAAAATATACAACATTTAAAAATAAAGAAAAAGCAAATAAATACGTGGATAAACTTATAGATGATTTTATGAAAATGAAATCATATAGTTTAAATTATGAAATAACTGATTCATATAAATTAGAAGATACGCCTATAGAGACGTATTTTACTGATATACGAGATAAAAATGATTATACTGTATTTAGAATAGAAATGATGGTTATTGATTTAAATAATGTCATAATGTAAAAGTATACGGGGTAATTAATATGAAAATTATAGAATTATTTAGAAGTACAAATACTGTAGAAGGAAATAAAATGTTGAAAGGTAATTTTAATGAATTGACTTGGTGGTCTGATAATTATGAAACTATTGAACATTATTATGATGGTTCTATTATTAAAATACAGGTTACTTTAGATAAATTAAAAAAACAGGACTATATTGTAGAATATGACGATTTTTATGATCCGTCAAATTATACCTATGGATATGCAATAATGGAATATCCAAAAGATGCAATTTGGTATTCATTTAGTAAAAAATATTTAAAAGAAAATATTAGATCGATAGAGGAAATTGATCTTAAAGATTTAAAATCAATATTTAATTAGGAGGTAAGGTGTATATGTTAATAGAAAGAGATAATGGTATTGAGAAAAATGGATTTATGTTAATGATAAATGATATAGATAAAGAAGCAGAACAAGATTTAAAAGCAGGTAAAGCATTTATAGTATATGAACCAATTAAAGATAAAAAATCAACTGATGGTAGTTATAATAAAGGAGGTATTAGATCAGACTTCTTTTATAGTGAACTATCAAGTGATAATGCATTTAAAGAAAGATATAGTTGTGAATGTGGATATTTATTAGGTAAATCACACGAATCTACTTTATGTCCATATTGTAGAACTAGTGTTAGACTAGTTGATATAGATTTAGAAAAATTTGCATATATTAAAATAAAAGACTATTATATAATTCATCCAGCACTATATTTATATTTAGATAATATAATGGGTGAGAAAAATAAACAATCAATATTAGAAAATATATTAAAACCACCTAAATTTGTAGATACTGATGAATTTGGTAATCCATTATTTGAAGAAGAAATTGAAGTTGATAAAGATCAACCATTTAAAAATATAGGAATGATTGAATTCAAAAGAAGATTTGATGAAATATTAGAATTCTATGCAAATAAAAATAAACGTAATGCAAATATGGAAGGTAATGTCGCATTTGTAAAAGCAAATAAAGATAAATTATTCTTTCAATATATTCCAGTATTTAGTTCAGCATTAAGATTTTCAATGATACAAAACGAAATAAACTTTGTAAATGGTGCAGATAAAATATATAATATGATATTTAGTTCAGTATCAAGAATGAATAATTCAAAAGATGTTTTATCAGTAGATAAAAAATTACCATATATACAAAAGAAAGTTAATGAACTTTATACAAAAATGTTTAATTTAATTAATAAGAAAGAAGGATTTATCAAATCAGGTGTGTTGGCAGGAAGAATGAATTATACGTCAAGAAACGTTATAATATCAAATCCTGGATTAGCAGCAGACGAAATAATATTATCATATATTTCATTCTTAGAAATGTATAAATTTGAAATAATACAAAAATTAGCAAGTACTCAAAATATAACAGAAAGTCAAGCATATACAGAATGGTATATGGGAACAATTAAATTTAGTGAAAAAATATATAAAATAATTAAACTTATGATAGCACAAGATATGACATATTGTCTAATAAATCGTGCACCTACTATAGATTATGGTTCTATATTACAAGTTAAAATAATGGATGTAACTAAAGATGTTGATGACTATACTATGGCAATAAGTTTAATGATACTATCAGGTTTAAATGCGGATGAATATTTGTCCCTTATATCAGTAATGATATAAGAAAACCTCTCTAATTGCTGGGAAGTCCTTATAGGATAATCAGCAGCCAAGGCTCTAAAATATATAATCTTCTTAACGGGAGGTTGATATATGAAAAATGAAATATTTAAAGAAATAATTATTCATGACAAAGAAAGTGGATATTTAATATCCAATAGAGGTCGTGTTTATATATTTGGATTGATTATTTCGAAGAATAATATATTTTAGAGTAAAGTTCAACGACTATCGAAAACGACTCTATTCGAGAAATACGGTAGAGTGAAGTGAGTAGAGTACACTCAAGCGAGTGGAAATGGGAGGGGTCCTATATTTGGTGATAGAGTATAGGATCATGATATAGTCTCGCCTGCATGGTAACATGCAGAAGTTCATAAGAGAACTGCATAGGATTAGCGACCCTATGTGAAGGCAAGCGTTTGATGGTGATAACTTGACAATAACTAAATTATCAGCAAAAGAACAAATTAAAGCAACTAGAAAATATAATGCAAAGGCATATTTTATGATATCTCATGATCATGGATTATTACATGAGAATATGTTACCAATAAAAGATTTAGCAATAGGATTAAGTCATTTTTGTAGAGTATAGGGGGTATGATATATGAGAGAAATTAAGATAAAAAAATATGATACAATAGAAGATATGAATTTTAATTATAACGTATTAATATATTATAAAAATAAAATTAGCATATCTAGTGATTTATATAAATCACTAGATAGTTTTAAAGCGTATGTAGATTTAATATTAGATATGGAACCGATATTAGATTCTAAAGAAATACCGATAGTAGGTTATAAAGAAATAAGAAGAAGTTATTGGGCACTTCTTAAATTAATAAATGATAGATATAAAGATAATACAGAAGATTATATAACTAAATCATTAAAAATGAATGTTATAAATGAATATATTAAAATAGCCTTTTAGGCTATTTTATTTTTTTGTTAAAATTTTATTTCTGTATATACAATCGGATAAACTTATGATAAATTTATTAAAATAGTTTTATATTATTTTTTGGGAGATGGTTTAATGATAACAAGTATATTAATGAAAACAAATCCGAGTATTAATTTTACAAAAGTAGAATTGGATCTACAAAGTGGAAAAATGCTAATGAAAGTAGCAAAATATGATTTAACATCTGAAGAGTTATTATTACAAGTAGAAAAAACTCATAGAGTATGTTTACCTTGTAGAATTACTGATGAAGCTGCTTCATTCTATGTACCATTAGCATGGGATAGTGAATGTATTGAAAACTATACACAAGCCTTATTAGACGAACTATATTTATTAAATAATAACATAGAAGGACATAAAACAGTAAAACAAATAGAAGCAAGTTTTATGTTAGAAATGGTATTAGTATAATATAGTTATAAGGGGGTTATTTGTATGGTAAAAGAAATTAAAATAAATAACAAATCTACAATATATTGGAATATTAACGAAGAGATCGAAGAATATTATGTACGTGTAACATATTTCAATGTAGATATTTATCGTAAGAAACTAGATAAAAAACACTTTAACATTTATTATCATTTTATAAATGAAAGAGTGAAATATTTAATAGATGAAGATATTTTAAATAAAGAATATGTCATGATATTACTAGATGGAACTATGTATAAAGTTATGGATTATAATGTGAACTTTAGAGAATTAATGAGAATATTAGTTCCTGTTGATGCAGTATTTTATGATGTAATGGGGACTGAGGCTATATATGATCTAGTATTAAACACTACAATAAGAACTGGCGAAGTATTTGATAAAACTGATTTAGTATATCATAACGGTGTATTTTATAATAACGGTAATATAATAAAAACAATTCATGATTTTGATAGAGATGGAATAGAATATAACAAATATGACTTAATGAACGGGATTACTAAAGAGCAATTAGAATATTTAGTAACTGATTATTATAGTATAGATTTTACTAATTATATAACTAGCGACGTAAACTTAAAAATAGATAAATGGTATTAGTACCATTTATCTATTTTTTTCTATCAAAAACAATGCTTTAATGAGAATATAACAAAGATTGGAGGAAATAACTATGAGATATTCAATGGCTGCTGCCAGTATGGCTCATACGTATGGTAATGTCACAACATTTATAAATAATTGGTTATTAAGTTTATTTCCTAATGAATATTTTAAAACTAATTATGTAAATTCAACTATTGCATATAGAGATTTTACTACGTATAATAATGACAGAAGACAATTCTTAAAAAAACAAAAACCTATGTTAATATTAAGACCAAGAATAGAAATTGATGTTCAAGATGAATTACCTATAAATCAAACTTACCTAGCAAATAGAATATATGATGTTATGGATGAAGATATTGAAACTGGTAATTTACAAAATTTCTTTTGGGATAAAGATAATAATAGACAAATACAATTTTTAATGAATGCATTGAGAATTAATTTTGATGTTACTATTATGGTAGAAACCATGATGGAACAAATAAATTTAGTTCATTATTTTAAAAATAGAGTTAGACAAGGATATGATATGAGAATTTTAGCATGTTTAGAAAGTTTTATATCTAGAGATATTATGTATACTTTAGCAAAAGATGCTGGATATGAAGAAGTGTTTACTAAAGAAGGTTCTCATAAAATGGGAGAATTTTTATCATATGTAAACAATAATTCACTTTATCCTGTCACTGTTAAATATAAAAATAGTTCAGGTAGACATGAATTCTTTAGATTCCATCATGCTTATTTGGATATAGCAATAAATAACTTATCCATCGACGAACCTGTTAAAAAGAATCATGTTGTGGATGAATGTTATATAAATTTCTCAGTAAGATGTGATTTTAATACAGCAGGAATGTATGTGTATTTATCAGATAATGATAAAGTGTTTGAAGATAATACGATTAATCTTTCTGAAGATTTAATAACTGATGAACTGATACCAATAATGACTCCACAGCAAATTTTTAGTAAAAGAACATTACCTAATGGATGGCAAATGTTTACAGCTCCTGCTTTTGATATAGATACTAATGAAGTACCTTATCCATTAGATTTTTCAGTATTATTAAATACAAGTTTAATGGAAGCTGTTAAATATCATAGGAAAAACGGAATCCCGTTAATTACATTTATGAACATAGACGTGTTAAAAAATAATAGAACTATGGAAATAGAAAGAAATGAATATTCGATTGATTGGGATAATCTAACGGTATATATAAATAACTGTAATGTAAACCAAGAATATAGATTATTATTATCAGTTAATACACAATACTTAAACGATTTATTAGCAGATATAGTAAAATTTAAAGAAGAAAGGTAAATCGAACAATTTCTTAATAGATAAAACATGAAATAATTTAAAAGGAGGAGGTGCTTTTCTTTGGATATACAATATATCAAATCGAATATTTCTAATATTTCACAAGATAATTTAATCAAATTCTTATATGATATTATAATGCAAAATATTCAGAATGTAGAAAATTATCAATTAAATAAACGATATGTTAAAGGTGATAGAGTATATTTAGAAGAAAATAATAAGCATCAAATTTTTCAATGTATAGTCGATCATTCTTCTTTATCTTTTAGGAAAGATGAATGGACGCATATAATGGAAGTTTTTGAAGATGACTTAGATGAAGTCTACACATTAAAAGTTCATGAAGAAATTCATATTATAGATGCTAATACTACTAATAGTATAACTACCAATTTAGAGTTTAACGAAGATAAATCTTCCGTTGCTATATTTAAAGGTAAAAATAGATATACTTCTAAATATGATTTCACAGTAGAAAATAAAGTTATTACATTTAATGAACCTTTTAATATTGGTGATAGATTAATAGTTGAAGTTAGAGAAGTATTAGGTGCAACAGATATCATAGGTATAGTCTTATATGACTTAGCTGGTATACCATATAGAGTTACTGTAACTAATACAGGTAATATAAATATAACTAAGATAGATACAACTAGTGATAAAGATGCTAAATATGCTGAACTTGTTACAGGTGAACATACTTATACATTATTAGTCAATAGTAGTACTAGTCATATGGAATTAGGACTTTATAAAGACATAAATATGTTTATAACAGGAACAGACGACATAATATATAAATTACAAGTAACTGGATCTAATTTAACAATGATACCACAAAATGATCGTGCTGCTTATAGTGATATTAAAGTTATTATGGGTTCAGATAGAAAATTCTATACTTTAGCTTTAGTAAATGATGAAATAATTGCTACCGAAGTTATAGATGATAATTTAAGACCGATTGATTTTGATCTAGGTGTTAGAATGATATCTACAGAATTTAAAAATGTAATGATAGATATTAATAACAACATTGTGTCAGTTAAGCCTTATATAACTAATGGTGGATATCATAATATAAGATTTAGTGATATTGCTACGGGAGATATAATAAGATTTTCTGTAACAGATGATTTAATCTTAGAATTAGACGATAATAACGATCCTTTAGGCTTATCTAGTACAATTTTATCAGATTATTTCTATTTCTATGATGAAGAATGGAATTATAATAGATTATTTGTAGAAAATGGAGAATTGTGTTTTGAACCTACAAGTAATGAAGTATTAACACCTGATTCTAGAGGAATTAAATTATTATCTCCTAATGGAGAAATAGTTAGAATAATTCTTCCAAATAATAATGAAAATATGACTGTCAATAAAGTAATTAATCTTTCTAAAACTGGATCTTTTGAATCTCCTATAGAAGGATTTGTTATGATGGTAGGTAATACTAAGAAAATAATAACTATTAATAAAGATACTGATAAATTTGAAATATTAGATACTAATGAACCATTTAGAACTAACCATCATTATATAATGTCTAAAGATGGAAGAATTTATAAATTGACTATTGATAATGATCAAGTTGAGTTTATAGAACAGGATGTAAATGAATATGAAGTAGAATGTGTTAATATAGGTGCTTTTATTAAGTCTAAAGAAATGATAAATAGAGTTGACATAGAAGATGGAAATGTAATAATTAAACCAATATCAACATTTGTGCATAGACTTAAAGCGGATGATGGTACTTGTTATGTATTAGATATTGAAGGAGATCCTTATGAAGAAGTATTGTCATTTAGAAAAATTGAAGATGATGAATTCAGTACTAGTGTGGCTATCGGTTATCTAAGACTGGAAGATGAATCTGGAATATACTATGATGTTAATATAGGTAATACGGGTAACTTACATTTTGCTGAAGCTGAAGTTATAGAAGGAGTTAACTATGAAATCACTTCACTAATTTATTCAACTAATGGATGGTATAGAATGTATGTAAAAGATTATCAAATAAGACTTGTTAAAATATTTGATAATATGTATGATGATAGAATGTCTTATGGTAACTTAATTAAGAAAGATTTAGTTCTTACATCTGAAGATAGAACTGCTTATTCATTACATGCTAATGGTAATAGAGAACTAGAAATATCTAAAGTTAAACCTATTAACGTTGATGGTATAGTATTACGAAGTGATAATGGATATGTATATGGATTAGGAATAATGGACGACCGATTAGTCACTTATAATTCTTATATTACAAACCCAACAGTTCCTACTCGTTTATACTTGAAGGATACAGGAACTGGAGTAGTTCAAGCTTTATTTATGAAAGGAGATCAATTATCATCTGAATCGGTTTCATCATCAATAGTAGCTGAGGATAGATTAGTGATATATGATGTTTATCGTAATGGAAAATCATTATATATTAAAAACAATCAAATTGTTATAGGTGATTTAGACGAAGAAGACGTAAAAGAAGAAATAGTTGTAGAAAATACAAATAATTTAAATCAAGTTTTATTAAATGCTCTAAATAACGTTAAGAAAGGAGTGTAAAATATGAGTATAAAATATATTAAAGAAAATTTAAAGAAATTTGACCATGATAATCTAATAAGTTTTCTTTTTGATATAGTTACTTGTGGAGGTCTTGATACTATAGAAGATTTTGATAAAAATAAATCATATAAAGAAAATGAAAAAGTTTATTTTCAGGATGTAGCTGGATTGCATCATATATATAAATGTAAAGTAAAAAATTCAACTACTGGACAAATAGTTAGAGATGAATGGTTTGACTTATTACAAAGTTTTAGAAAACCTTTAGTAAATTATGATAATATAATTGCAACTGCAGAGGTACAAGAAGAAGTTATATTATCAGTAATAAGTAATCAATCTGAATTTACCTTAACTACTCCAGGTGTAGAAGACGGTGTTTTTGATGTAATAGTTTATCATCCAGAAATAGGAAGAATAGCAAAAACTGACTTTACATTATCTGGTAATAAGATATTACTTAATCCAGGGTTTGAAGTTGTTACAACAGGTGGAAAACTTATAGTGGATTTATATAGAATGATTTAATAAATATTAGTAGGATTAATTTCCTACTAATATTTTATTTACTATCTAACAATTCTATACAAAAGAAGAAATATAAAATACAATAATAAAAAATTTAAGGGGGTGTTTTTTTGATTAAATTAGGAGATAGAGTAAAAATAAAGAAACTATGGGAAGGAGATATACGTCCATACTATAAAGATATAGGAATAGAATTAAATGAAGGAATGGAAGGAACTGTAGTATATATAGGAGGAGATAATTATCCATATAAAATTGAATTTGATAATATAAAGATACCTTTATGGATGTCCTCAAAAAGTGAATTAGAAAAAATAGGAGAAAAAGTATACCAAGAGACTTTTCTTAATAAACTATTTAAAAAGTTAAGTCCTTGGTGTTAATAATAAATTCGGAGGCAATATTATGAATAATAAAATAATGAAAAAAATTACAGCTTTATTAACAATTATGGGATTACTTGTAATTCCACTTACAGGTTGTAGTTCCAATATTAAAATATTTGGAAAAGAAGTGATTACAATAGAAGAACCAGATGGTATAGAATTTAATAATACAACATCAAACGATAATCAAGAAGAATCTTATACTGAAGAAAATGCTATAGAAGCTATAGTTCAAGGGGAATATAATGTAAATTACAAAGGACAACAATTTAGTTTTAATGCAGCAGAAATATTAAATTTAATATTCCCTAATAGTGCAATACATGTAAAAACAATATCCGATAATATTTATCAAGTAAAATTAGATAATGGAACAGAATATGTAATATTCGAAGTTAACTTTATAGATGAAAATGTAAATGAAATAGAAATACTTTATGATGGAGATTTATATAAAGATGAAGAAGCACATCAGATGATGATAAAAATAATAACAATGATAATTGAAGATGAATTGATCAAGTAGTAGAACAATGGAATCTTTATAAAAATATAAGGAGTTATAAAGGATGAAGGAGTTTGAGATATGTTTGATAATTCTTAGTTTAATAGCTGTTTTAATTGGAAAAATTAAAAACAACATATATATGATAGAAGACGGTTTGATAATTTTGTTCATAATTTTATTTATAAACTTTTTTTGTATAAGGAGGATATAATAAATGAGTAAAATGCTTTTAATTACAATAATATTTACTGTATTAGTAGTTATAATGAGTCTTCAATTTTGTTATAAAGGAATCAAAAGTAAAAATTTAGATTTATTTGTAGAAGGTCTAATGACACTTTTAATTTCTCTTTGTTTTGGTGCGTTTATATTTTTATGCTAAGGAGAACGATTTATGGAATTTTTAGAATTATTTGTAGGATTAATTATTCTATATGCTATTTTAATTTATATGCTAAATTTATTTAATTAAAGGAGGAAACCTAAAATGTTTAATTCTGTTATAGAACTATGTGGGTTATTAATTGTAGGTGGAGTTTTTCTTATGATTTTTAGATTATGGAAATCAGATAAAAAGGAAGATTCTATGAATGATATAAAAGAAAAAACTTCAGATGAAAAAGATAAACTTAAAAAATCAGTAGAAAAAGCACAAGAATCTATGAAAGAAGTAGGAAAATCTTTAAGTGAATTAGTAGATGCAACACAAGAAGCTGTAGAAGAAGAAATAAACGAATGTATGGATGAAGTAAAAGAGAAAGTTTCAGATAAAAAAGAAGATGTTAAAAAACTATTAGATAAAGCACATGAAACTTTAGATTCATTAGAACAAAAAATTGATAAGATTGATAATAAACAAGAAGAAAATGAATGTTGTGGTAATTGTGAACATTGTAATTGTAAAAAAGATGAAGAAAATAAAGATCAAGAATAAGGAGTGTTGATTATATGAATAAAGCAGATATTCAATTTAAAGAAGCAATGGAAACTGTTTTAGAAGAAGGTATTCTAGATGTTGATCCAAGACCATATTGGTTAGAAGAAGATGGATCTCATACCCCAGCACATTCATTATTTACAACACAGTATATTGAGACATTTGATATATCTAAAGGAGACTTTCCAATAACAACAATCAAACCAACAGCATGGAAAACAGGAATAAGAGAAATATTTTGGATTTATCAAGAAGCGTCAAATGATTTAAAAGTTGCTAGAGAAAAATTTGGAATAAAATGGTGGGATAGTTGGGATATAGGAGATGGAACTATAGGTTCAACTTATGGAGCCATAGTTAAAAAATACGATTTAATGAATACTTTATTAAACGATATAAAAAATAATCCTTATGGTAGAAGACATATAATAAGTTTATGGCAAGAAGAAGATTTAAGAGGTGTAATAGGTCTACCACCGTGTGCATTTCAAACATTATGGACTGTACGAGGAGAATATTTAGATTGTACATTAGTACAACGTAGTCAGGATATACTTGGAGCAAACAACATTAACAATATTCAATATGTAGCACTACAAATGATGGTTGCTAAACATTGTGGTTTAAAACCAGGTAGATATACACATTTTATACAGAATTTGCATATTTATGATAGACATATACCAATAGCAAAAGAAATGTTAAATAGACCTTGTAGTGAAAAACAACCTAAATTAATATTTGAACCAAAATCAGATAACTTTTATGATTTTACAATAGACGATTTTAAAGTAATTGATTATGAACCTCAAGAGAAAATATTTATACCAATAGCAATATAATTTTATCATAAATAATATAATATAAGGAGGTAAATAATATGGCAGTTGTTATTAATTTATTTGGTGGTCCTGGTTGTGGTAAATCCACAACTATGGCTAGATTATTTTCAGATTTAAAACAAATGGGATATAATTGTGAAATGGTAACTGAATTTGCAAAAGATTTAGTTTATGAAAATAGAATGGATACTATGAAAGATGAACTTTATATATTTGCAAAACAAAATCATAGATTATTCAGAGTAAAAGATAAAGTAGATGTAATAATTACTGATAGACCGTTATTATTAACATCTATATATGATAGTTTATATGGATTTAATGATAAAGATCTACATCAATTAGTTAGAACTACTTTTAATAGATATAATAATATCAATATTATGTTAGTTCCAACTGGTGTTGATTATAAAACTGAAGGTAGATTGCAAGATAAAAAAGAATCAGATGAAATATCTAAGTTAATATATGATGAATTAGTAACAAACTGTAAAAATACAAATACTGAATATAAAGTTATTGATACTAAAGATTATGAAACTATAAAAGAATATATATTCAGTAATATAAAATTATTTAATTTATAGGAGGTAAAAATATATGTGGATATTTGATCCTAGACTTAAATATGTAAGTAAATTATTTTTATTAAAATTATATTATTAGGAGATATTAAATATATGATTAAAATGATATTATGTGCCGATTTAGATGGAGGTATAGGCTGTGATAATAAATTAATATATCACATAAAAGAAGATATGGAATTCTTTACGAAAAAAACTATTAACCATAAAATAGTAATGGGATATAATACTTGGTTATCATTACCTAAAAAACCATTACCTAAAAGAGATAATTATATACTATATGAAGGAAACGATATTAAAGAAACTGACGATATTCATGTATTAAGAAGTATTGATGAAATAGTAGAATTAGCTAAAGATGATGATGTTTATATTATAGGTGGTGCTATGTTATATAATAGTATGTTAGAATTAGATTTAGTGGATGAAGTATATTTGACATTAGTATCATTTAAGTATAATGCAGATGTATTTGTAAATTTACAGAATATATTTACAAAATTTAAGAACTCAGATCTTATTAAAAGAATAGAATGTAATTCAGGATCAGCTACTATTATTAAATTTTATAATTAATTTATATAGGTATGTAATCATTTAAGATTATATACCTAATTTTATATTTAAGGGGATGACTATATGGAATTTATTTTACTAATAATAGGATTTATATGTTTAATTAAAGGAGCAGATTATTTTGTAGAAGGATCATCATCAATTGCAAAGAAATTTAATATACCATCAATGATAATAGGGCTTACTATAGTAGCTATGGGTACAAGTGCACCTGAAGCATCTGTAAGCATTACTTCATCATTAATAGGACAAAATGATATGAGTGTTGCAAATGTTGTTGGTTCTAATATATTTAATATACTATTAATCATTGGTGTATCATCTATGATTAATAAATTACCTGTTAGTAAAGATACTATTGAAAGAGATACTCCTATATTATTAGGGTCTTGTATAATGACATTATTATTTACTTTAAATGTATTTATATCTAGATTTGAAGGAATAATATTTCTATTATTAGCTACAGGATTTTTAATATTAATGATAAAAGGTTCAAGAAATAATAATGAATCTAATGAAGTTATAAATGAATTATCTTTAAAGAAAACCTTATTTTATATAGTAATAGGATTAGTAGGAATTATATTAGGTGGTAGATTAACAGTACTATCAGCATCTTCTATAGCAACACAATTTGGTTTAAGTCAAAATTTAATAGGGCTTACTATAGTAGCTATGGGTACATCATTACCTGAATTTATGACATCTGTAATAGCCACTAAGAAAGGTGAATTAGATATAGCAATTGGTAATGTAATAGGATCTAATATATTAAATATATTATTAATATTAGGTATTGCAGCAACATTAAGTCCTATAACAATTAGTATAGAAGCCGTTATAGATGTACTGTTTATGACAGCATCAACATTATTAATATTTATAAATATGAAAAGAAATAAATGTATAACAAAGAAAGATGGAATATTTTATATACTAATTTATATTAGTTATTTAATATATACTATATTAAGATAAGGAAGTGCTTCCTTATCTTTTTTACATAATGTAAAAAAGTACTATTTCGATACTATATAAGTGAATATAAATTAAATTTAATTTATATTCTAACAAATAATTAGTAGTCTAGTATTGGAATTATGTATGCTCATGGAATTATTAAATCCATAGTATATGCTCATAGGATTATTAAGCCTATAGCTAAATCCAATCGTTAATACTAATTATTATTTTATACCTTATATCCAAATCGGATATAAGGTGCATTATTTTTTAAAAAGGGAGTGATTGAAATGGAGAATAATATAAATTAAACAATTAATAAAAATTGAGTATATAGTCATTTGACTATATACTCTTTTTTTATTATTCTTCATCTTTAGGTTGTAGTTCTTCTTTTTTTGGTACTTCATGTTCATCACAATCACTAAATAAACATTTTAAGCATAAAACGTGTTTACTATCACTTATACCAGGACTAGTACTATCAACTATTGCGTTAAATACTGATACTGCAGCAATGCTTAAGCAGTAAGGATTACTTAGAGCAGAATAAATTACAGTAAAGAAACTTTCCCAAGTAGTAATTTCAGACCAATTTAATCCAAGATAGCCTAATACAGGTATAAAAAATGATAATATAATTTGTAAATAAAACATTGGGTTTTGTAATCTAATTTTCCAGTTTAATTTTACGTTCATTTCTTACCACCTCTTTTCAAATATATTTTTTATTTTTTCTTATTTAATTGTTTTCTATCTAATATTTATTGAACTAATTTCAGAAGTTACTGCTTCTAAATATACAACTCCTTCATATATTTTAAAATTATATAATTTATTAGGATTATTTTAACACACTAAATATTTAGCTTCAGTATCACTATTTTATATTCACTTATATTATTGTTAAATTTGAAAAAATAAGGATAACCTTTTGGTTATCCTTAGATATTATAAGTAGTTTATAGTATCATTATATAAAGTTGTTATTTTTGATAGTCCATTTCCTAATTTAGTATTTATTTCATTAATTGCACTTACAATATTTGTTTTATTGGATGTATTTAATGAAGATAACGATCCAACGGTGTTAGTAGGTACTGCACCTATATTTGCAGGGTTTACGATATTACTATAATTGCTTGAATCTACAATAGTTCTCCATGTACCAGACCATCCTTCTGCATTCCCTCCTCTATGATATAAATCACCAGATGCTTGTGTAAACCATAATTGATGTACTTCACTAGATTGACCTATATTAAGAAGATACCCCCATTGAGATGGTTGATTATTCAATTGACCTGCTGTAGTATACCAATGAAGACTTGTATTTTGAGATCCCCAATTTGCAGTAGTATCTTTAGCTGTAGAATTTATTGTGTTATTTCCTTTTACAGGTAAATTATTATGATTATGTGAACCTATAGTTCCAGTTAACTTAGCTTCTATTTCTCCTTTAGTGATATCACTATTTTTTTGAGCTCCTGTAGATATACCATCTAATTTAGATTTATCACCTTTGCTCATTAATCCGTTAGCTGATGTTGTAACAACATTCGTACCTGCTTTAGCATTCCAAGTAGATTTTTCAGTATCTGATACAAATCTATGTGTAGCATCTTGAGTTATCATAGAAGCACTGTGAGTACTTGGATGGCTATAATTATTAGCGTTTGTTGCTATACCATCTAATTTAGATTTATCGCTTTTACTCATTAATCCGTTAGTTGTTTTTGTTGCTACTGCATGGTCATGAATAATATTAGCTTTTGTACTAAGCCCATTTTCTAATTCTTTTTTTGATGCAAACAATAATTCAATTTTAGCGTATAAAGTAGTTATAGCTTTTGATAGCTTATTTAATGTTATAAATTTCATAAAAGTATCTCCTTTCTTATTTTTATTTACTTATATCATTGTTGATTTTACTGAAAAAATGAGGATAACCATAGTGGTTATCCTCGGATATAACATATATATTAAGCGTCTAGCCCTGCTATTATTTCATCTATATCATCATCAGTAGCCATATCTAATGAAGTTTCATGTATAGTTATACCTTCTACTCCACCTAATTTTAATTTTAATTTGTTACCGTCCATAGATAATGCTAAAGAGTTAACAACATTACCTAACATTGATTTTAACGCATCAGTATCAGTATAATCAGTTAATGCATCTGCTATTTTTTTAGCAACTGAACCTTCTACGTCTACACCACCGTTTAATTTTCCTATAGCAGCTTTATTTGCAGCTACATCTTTTTTGATTGCTTCATCTGCATTTTTTAAACCAGATATTTCAGCTTGCATTTCTACATCTGCAGCTTCTAATGCAGTAGCTCTAGTAGCAACATTAGCAGCGTCAGCTACACCTTTATCAGCTTGAGCTTTAGCAGCAGCTATAGCAGTATCTTGTTCTTTATTTTTAGCTTGTATATCAGCTATATTTTGTACTATAGAACCAATACCACCATCTTCAGCATTTACAACTTTTTCTAAAGCAGTTAATCTTCCGTCTTGTTCTCCATTTTTAGCATTTATAGGAGCAACAGCATCTGCTATTTTTTTAGCAACTGAACCTTCTACGCTTGCAGCACCATTTAATTTTTCTATAGCAGCTTTATTAGCAGCTATTGTAGTATCTTGAGCAGCATCTGCTTCTTCTAATGCAGTAGCTCTAGCAGCAACAGCAGCAGCGTCAGATACACCTTTATCAGCTTGAGCTTTAGCAGCAGCTATAGCCTTATCTTGTTCTCCATTTTTAGCAACAACTTTACCTACTTCAGTATCAGTGTATCCTTTAGCTTCGTTTAATGCTTCTGTAACAGCTGATACTTCTGCTTTAGCAGCAAATGCAGTAGCTTCAGCTTCAGTTATTAATCTAGAACCTGCAACTTTATCTACTTTTTTAGCTAATTCAGCAGAAACAGTTTCAACGTATGCATCATATACACCTTGATGATTAGCTATAGCATCAGCTAATTCTTTTAAAGTATTTAATGCTTCTGGAGCACCGTTAACTAATCCAGCTATTTTTTCATCAGCATATTTTTTAGCAGCAGCTAACTCTTTAGCATCTGCATCATCTATATATTTATATAATCCAGTTGCAGCTTGTTCATCTGCAGCAGCTTTACCAACAACGCCTTCTAATGCGTCTATTTCTCCTTGAACAGGAGTAATAGCATCTGATATTTTTTTAGCAACTGAACCTTCTACATCGTCTCCACTGTTTAATTTTTCTATAGCAGCTTTATTTGCAGCTACACCAGATTTATTAGCTTCAACACCTTTTTTGATATCTGTATCAGCTTGTTTTAAAGCAGCTATTTCACCTTCCATAGCTTCATCTGCTTCTTCTAAAGCAGTAACTTTAGCTTCAACATTAGTTATTTTTCCGTCTTGTTCATTATTTTTAGCATTTATAGGAGCAACAACATCTGCTATTTTTTTAGCAACTGAACCTTCTACTTCTACACCACCGTTTAATGTTCCTATAGCAGCTTTATTAGCATCTATTGCAGCTTGTAGTTCAACATCTGCTTCTTCTAAAGCGTCTACTCTTCCACCAAGAGCTGCGTTTGCACCATTTACTTTTCCTATTTCTTGAGCAACATGTTCTTTAGCTTTTGCTAAAATACCAGTTGATTCATTATTTATGGCATCAATACTAGCTTGTAAACCAGCTTCTACCCCTTCTGCTCTTTCTTTTTCAGCAGTAACAGCAGCTTTAGCTCTAGCATCAAGAGCTTGAGCTAATTTAGCAAGTCTTTCTTTATCTACTAATTTAGACATTTAAAATTCACTCCTTTTTTATTATTTTATTAAATTTATTTTTGATGGTATAAGAATATCCATTCTTATAATACTGTTCTATAAGAATGGAGTTAAGAAAAATTATTTTAACTTATCTATAATGTTGTTCATATCAGCATCTGATGCTAACGGTACTGAAGACATTTCTTCTAGATCATTTTTTAATATTAATGCTTCATTAGTTAGCTCCAATGCATTTGGTATTGCAGGAGGATTAATTATTTTATCCCAAGTTATTGAATCTATTGTTCCACTAGAACTTCCTTGATTTGTAAATAAATGATCTAATGCATCTTTAACGTTAGTTATTTCTGGGTGTTCAGAGTTAGTGTATCCAATCTCAATAGCAGTAGGTATTTCACCGCTACCTCCACCTGCAGCTATTTCTATAGCTTTAACTATAACATTACCGTCCTCATCTTTAGCTACAGATAAAATTTTACCTATATCATCAACTGATAATCCTAATAATTGTTGTTGGTTTCCACCTTCTAATATGTTCTTTAAACCTTCTATGATAGTTGGTTTGCCCATTAAAGCTTGTAATTCTTCCCATATTACTTTATTGACATCACCGCTAGTATCTAATAAAATATTATTGACTTTGTTATTTATATCTATAACCTTAGTATCAGTATCAAATATTTTACTTGCTAATGAGTTGATAGCATTAACTATCTTAGTATTATTACTTGTAAAATAAGCAGGATCTAAAGCTTTATTTAACATTCCTGAAGTTTTAAATACCATATTAGGGTTAGTTTTTGAATCAGTTTTACTAGCTAAAATATTCATCTGCAACAGTAATTCTTCATCAGTCATAGCCATTTTCAATCACCTCTTTTTTTGTATTTTTTTACTCCTTATTTTAATGTTTAACTTTCATTAATAAAAATACCATTGGTGATGTTGCAGTAGCATTTAATTTGAATGTTTCACCATCAAAGTTCCAGCACCATGGTTTAGCACTTGGTCTAGGTGCCCAACCTTGTAACCCTTCACCTTCAACTTGCACAGTACTATCTTCAACAGGTATTAGCGAATCATATCTATTATATAATTTATGATCACTAGCAACTCTTAGGGCATATAATCTATATTTATCAGTTTCATACATTTCCATTATTGCAGCTTCCCATGCTTCTGGATCTGTACTTTCAAGTTTCGCTATTTCATCAAAGTCTTCATATAATTTTGGTGCTTGTTCACGAGTAAATAATGTACTACCTACTCCTGTTTGTTTAAGTTCGTAGCACCATTCATATTCAACACCAAATGTTAAATCTAATAATCTTTGTTTAGTATTAGCTAATTCGTTTTTTAAAGAAGTTACTTGAGCTTCTAATGCTGAAGTATCTCCTCCGCCACCTTCACCAGAACTTGGTAATAATCCAGCGTCAAGAACTCTATCGTCTGATAATGTTACCATTAAATGTTTATTGTCATTTATAGCAACTGCAACTATACTTACACCATCTTGTCCGTCAGCACCAGCAGCACCATCTTGTCCTGCAGGTCCTTGTTCACCTTGAGCACCATCTTGACCATTAGCACCAGCAGGTCCTTGTTCACCTTTTTCTCCAGCAGGTCCTTGTGGTCCAGCAGGTCCTTTTAATGCAGCTAATTGATCTTCAGTGAAATCATCATAAGTAAATGCGTCACCTTTGTCTCCTTTTTCACCAGCAGGTCCTTGTGGTCCTACTTCACCTTGAACACCTTGTGGTCCTTGAGGTCCTACATCACCTTGATCCCCTTTATCACCTTTTTCTCCAGCAGGTCCTTGTGGTCCAGCAGGTCCTACTTCACCTTGATCTCCTTTATCACCTTTTTCTCCTTGTGGTCCTTGTTCACCTTTTAATGCAGCTAATTGATCTTCAGTGAAATCATCATAAGTAAATGCGTCTCCTTTTTCTCCAGCAGGTCCTTGTTCACCAGCAGGTCCTTGAGGTCCTTGTGGTCCTACTTCACCTTGATCCCCTTTATCACCTTTTTCTCCTTGAGGTCCAGCTTCACCTTGTGGTCCTGCAGGTCCTTGTTCACCTTTTTCTCCAGCAAGTCCTTTTTCTCCAGCAGGTCCTTGAGGTCCTTGTGGTCCTACTTCACCTTGATCCCCTTTATCACCTTTTTCTCCTTGAGGTCCAGCTTCACCTTGTGGTCCTTGTTCTCCAGCAGGTCCTTGTTCACCTTTTTCTCCTTTAAGAGATTTTAACCAAGTAGCTTCGTCCCCAACAAATCCTTGTTCAACCGCTACTTCATAAGCAGATTTACCATCTTGTCCGTTTTGACCATCTGCACCAGCAGGTCCTTGTTCACCAGCAGGTCCTTGTGGTCCTTGTGGTCCTCTTATTTTACCAACATTAATAAATTGAGTGCCATTGAATACATGTAATTCTCCAGTTTCTTCAACTAGATAACCGTCACCTTTAACTTCTCCTTCTATAGTATCTAAATCAGATTCTGTTGGAACTGATCCTACTATATTAACAGAAGTACCATCTTTACCTGCAGGTCCTTGTTCACCTTGAGGTCCTTGAGGTCCAGCTTCACCTTGAGGTCCTTGTGGTCCTGCAGGTCCTTGTTCACCTTTTTCTCCAGCAGGTCCTTGTGGTCCTTTTAATGCAGCTAATTGATCTTCAGTGAAATCATCATAAGTAAATGCGTCACCTTTTTCACCTTTTTCTCCAGCAGGTCCTTGTTCACCTTTTTCTCCTTGAACACCTTGTGGTCCTTGAGGTCCTACATCACCTTGATCCCCTTTTTCACCTTTTTCTCCAGCAGGTCCTTGTTCACCTTTTTCACCTTGTGGTCCAACTTCACCTTGTGGTCCTTGTTCTCCAGCAGGTCCTTGAGGTCCAGCTTCACCTTTTTCTCCAGCAGGTCCTTGTTTACCTTGAGGTCCTTTTAATGCAGCTAATTGATCTTCAGTGAAATCATCATAAGTAAATGCGTCACCTTTTTCACCTTGTGGTCCTTGAGGTCCAGCTTCACCTTGAATACCTTGTGGTCCTTGTTCACCTGGATCACCTTTTTCACCAGCAGGTCCTTGAGGTCCAGCTTCACCAGCAGGTCCTTGAGGTCCAGCAAGTCCTTGTGGTCCTTGTGGTCCTACCTCACCTTGGTCCCCTTTATCACCTTTTTCTCCTTGAGGTCCAACTTCACCTTGTGGTCCTTGTTCTCCAGCAGGTCCTTGTTCACCTTTTTCTCCTTGTGGTCCTTGTGGTCCTCTTATTTTACCAACATTAATAAATTGAGTACCATTGAATACATGTAATTCTCCAGTTTCTTCAACTAGATACCCATCACCTTTAGCTTCTCCTTCTATAGCATCTAAATCAGATTCTGTTGGAACTGATCCTACTATATTAACAGAAGTACCATCTTTACCATCTTGTCCTGCAGGTCCTTGTTCACCTTGAGGTCCTTGAGGTCCAGCAGGTCCTTGAGGTCCTACTTCACCTTGGTCCCCTTTTTCTCCAGCAGGTCCTTGTTCACCTTGTGGTCCTTTTAATGCAGCTAATTGATCTTCAGTGAAATCATCATAAGTGAAAGCATCACCTTTTTCTCCTTTTTCGCCAGCAGGTCCTTGAGGTCCAGCTTCACCTTGAGGTCCTTGTTCTCCAGCAGGTCCTTGTTCACCCTGAGGTCCTTTTTCTCCTTTAAGTGATTCTAACCAAGCATCTTCATCGCCAACAAATCCTTGTTCAACTGCTATTTCATATGCAGATTTTCCGTCTTGTCCGTCAGCACCAGCAGGTCCTTGTGGTCCTTGAGAACCAGCTTCTCCAGATCCAGCTGCTAATGTTTCAAATTGATCAACTAATGCGTTTTCTATTAATTGATCATTTATTTCTTTTGCTTTTAATGATTTTACTACGTAGTGTTTTCCTTCTTCTTCTACAAATACTATCATACCAACATATGGTAATTCTATTGTAGTCATATCAGCTAATGTAGCAACTCTTGCTCTACTATCAATAGGTGTATCTTTAGTTGAAGGTACTAAAGATCCACTTATTATAACCTTTTTATTATCCATAGCCATTATTAAACACACTCCTTTATGATTTGAATATTTGGTAATTTACCACTCTTATAAAAAAATAATTTCACATAAGAGGATAATTTAACCTCTTATGTGATTGTTTTATAATGATATTATAGAGATAAGAAATAATTATACACCACCCTTTAATAAAAATAATAGGTGGTTTAAAGGTTATTAAACTGTATAAGAGATACAGTTTATCTCTTATACAGTTGTTTTTTATCGTTTATTTAATATATTATTTACCTCTTCTTTAAATCGTTCAGGAATTTCATCTTTATCTTTTAATCCTCTTTTTACCATTTCTACATACATTAATGCTAGATTACTAATAGGTTGTTTCAATATCTCATTAAACATACTCATTGCCATAGGTTCATTTATTGATTTTAATAACACTTCAAACAATGTGTACAGTTCATCAATTGTTGATAAAATAAGATCTATCGACATGTTATTTTTTTCTTTATTTTTATTATAATCTTCCTTAAGATCATCTAATTCGACTACGTAATCCATATTAACATATTTTTCATCTACTATCTCAGTATAATTATCAACAGAATCTAGTTTACCCATATATACTTTCATCATTTGGTTTCCAGTATTTTTATTTACTAATTTATATCCTTTCTCAGGTATTAAGATTCTTGATACTCCGTTTTCTATTACTTGCATACAATCACCACCTAATATACAGTCCAGTTTTTATTTGTTGCAATTAAAATTTGGTCATCTGTCAATTTACCTATATTAGTTGAACCAATATTTAATGTTTGAGTTGTTGTTACTTCTGCTAACCCATTGATTAGAGATAATAAAGAATCAATGGATAAATTATTTGCTAATACTGTAATAGATGAATTGATATTAGCAGGTGCGATAAAATCTGTTAAATTAGTTGCATTTGTTATAAATTCATTATTGTTAAGAGAATTTATGAAACTACAACCTTGCATATTAATATTTGTTCCTTTATACCCTTTAAACATTCTACATGCCGATTTTAAGTTACTAGTTGATTTTCCACTAAAGTCAACATTAAATTTACAATTTTCAAACATAGATTCCATATTAGTTACATTAACTGTATTAAACGAAGATAAATCCAATTCTGTTAGACTACTACAATTTTGGAACATGAATTGCATTTCTGTAACTTTGCCTGTATTCCATCCAGTTAATAATAGACTGGATAAATTTATACAACCACTAAACATAGATTGCATATCAATTATATTATTAGTATTCCAATTACTAAGATTTATTGTTTTTAATCCACTGCAGTTACCAAATATAGCACGTGCGTTAATTACTTTATTTGTACTAAAGTGAGATAAATCTAAACTAGTCAATTTATTACATCCGTAGAACATATATTCTATATTTTCTAGGTTACTTGTATTAAATGAAGATAAATCTAAACTAGTCAACTTATTACATCCGTAGAACATACTTTGCATTGTAGTAACTTTATTAGTATTAAATTTACTTAAATTTAATCCAGTAATTGAACTACATCCATAGAACATATATTGCATATTATTTACATTAGATGTACTAAAGTTAGAAACATCTATTTCTGGTACTAATCCACAGTTATAAAACATACCATACATATTAGTAACATTTTCAGTATTAAATGATGAAACATTTAATTCAACTAATGAACTACAACCATAAAACATACCGTACATCGTATTTACTTTTTCTGTATTAAAATTAGATAAGTCTAATCTTTGTAAAGAACTACAGTTAATAAACATATTATACATAGTTGTAACTTTATCAGTATTAAAACTAGATAAATCTACTGATTGTAGAGAACTACAACTACTAAACATATACTGCATATTTTCAGCTTTAGAAGTATCAAAATTAGATAAATTTAATGAAATTAAACCACTACAGTTTATAAATGTTGAATAGAATGAAGTTACGTTAGTAGTAATTAATGAAGATAAATCTAATTCTGTTAAACTAGAGCAACCACTAAACATATATCTCATATTAGTGTTTACAGGTGTATTGAAATTAGTCAATAGTAATTTATTTAACTTAGTACAACCACTAAACATATATTGAGTAGAAGTTACTAAATCTCCTTTAAATGAAGATAAATCTAATTCTACTAACTCAGGACATCTATTAAACATAGATTGCATGTCTGTAACCTTAGACGTATTAAAATTAGATACATTTAAATTAGATAATGCACTACAGTTATAAAACATATCAAACATAGTTGTTACTTTTTCAGTATTAAATGATGATAAATCTAATGAAGTTATTCCTGTACATCTAGCAAACATGTATTCCATTCTAGTTACATTGTTAGTATCAAATGAGCTAAAATCTAATTCATGCAATCCTATACAGTTAAAGAACATATATGCCATACTTTGTACTTTTTCCGTATTAAATTCAGACAAATCTACTGAAGCTAAAGCTTTACAACCATAGAACATACCGTACATATTTTCTACATTACTAGTATCAAAATTAGAAAAATCTATACTTGCTAATTTTTCACAATTATAGAATATTCCATATAAGTCTTTTACATTTGTACCAATTATTGTAGATAAATCTAATGACTGTAAAGAACTACAACCATAGAACATATTTCTCATACTTGTACAATTAGTACCATTTATCATCGATAAGTTAATATTTGTTAAAGCAGAACATCCAGAGAACATTTCTTGCATACTTTCAGCATTTAATGTATTATCTGGAATGAATGATTTTAATAAATCACAATTTTTAAATGCTTGATTAAAATTAGTAGTATCTGTTGCAACATGTGATACTTTTGTTATAACTTTTCGTGCTGTTGTAGTAGGAGCTATATCATTACCAAAAGTAAAATGACCTCTTATAGTGTAAATACCTGATTTTTCATAAGTATGACTATAAACACCATCTTCACCTAAGAAAGTTACTGACTTATCACCCCATTTAACAATTCCACGGCTTAATACATTTGCATGATCTACTAAAGTTAATACATAACCACTGTTTGGAATGTTTACTTCAATTTCACTTATAACATTAGGATAGAATCCATATCCACCCCATTCTGCTGGTACAAAATCTAATTCTCCACCTGTACCAAAATAACATCTATCTGAAACAATTCCATTTTGATATTCTTTAGACCAGTTTTCTTTATATTCTACCATATTAGCACAATTTCTAAACATATCTGAAACATTTATTATATTATCTTCTATAATAATATCTTTACTAACAGATGTGTTCCTAAACATACCTGCTAAACTCATTATTCTTCCAGTTACTTCTGAAGGTATTTCTATATCAGTAGTTTCAAATCCAATATTAGCATCTTTAAATAAATTATCCCATATAGTAGAATCACTATAATTTGATAAAATTTCATTGACTTTTGCTATAGAATCAGTATCCCCAGATATTATAGATCCTTCTAATAAACCAGTTAAATCTGTTTGCGGTCTTCTTCCATTTATTATAACTTTAAGTTTATTTAAGTCAACACCTTTTAACATTGAAACCATAGATCCTGTGTATTCAGATAAGTCAAGAGTACCTTCTGGTTTAAAATATGGTAACAATTTTCCATCTCTAAGAGTATTCATATTTGGATGTTGTTCCGTTGGTGCTAAATAGAAATTAACCCCATTAACAATACCAGTTAATCCACTCATGTCTAAATAATCTAATGTTATATCTTTTAAATCCATTCCTATATATCCGTCATTATTATGATTTACATTGCAACTCCATATATTACGAATATCTGTTTTTTTATCGCCATATTCACAAATAAAATCTAATTTCTTAATTGTAGTTGGAAGTATTATAGTTTTTAATCCTTTTATAGAAGCATTACTTTCTATAGTCGTAACTGATTGCATACCTCCTAAATCAATAGACGTGTTTTTAGCAAATTCAACTTTATAATTATTATTAGAAACATTGAATGAAATTGATGTTATAAGTGGACAGTCAGATAGTTTAACTGATTCAAGAGTAGGTACATCATCAGTTGTTAACATATCATCAAATCCTAAAATAGATATATTATGCATAGAACTAACATCAAGTGATCTTAATTTATTAAATCCTTGGAATCTTATAGCATTTAATCCTTTTAGTGAATTTAATATTTTAAGTTCTTGAACATATTTAATTGAATTGAAATTTAACTGTTCTCCTTCTATATAAGGATATTGCATGTATTCAATATTATTACAATTGGATATTTGAACATTTGCTAAATTTCTACAAACATGTGTTTCAATTCCTTCTTCATTTATCTCATAAGGAATACCTAAAACTTTTAAATATGTTTGATTTGTTACTTGTATAACCTGAATAGACTCAGGATAGTATATTTCTTCTAAGTTACCTCCTGCTTGCATTGTATATATAGCAGTAAGTTGTGTATTCATACAATTACAATATCTTAGATATTTACAATTCTGTATATTTAATATAGGTTGTGCACCTATACCTGTACCCAATGCAGTAGAATTACTTATATCAATTCTTTGTAACAACTTACATTCTGATAAATCCGTATTTATCAAGTTAGGAGAATGACATTCTATTTCAGTAAGTCTATCTGCGTTTGCTATAAGCATAGACGTTGGTTGTAAATTAGAAACATCACCTAAAGATTTTAAATAATGACCTGCATAAACTAAGATCTCTTGATCTGTTGCAGTTGGCATATTATAAGTAAATCTTACAGTTTCTCCACGACCAACTCTCTTAATTTGTAAGCCGGTATTATTTGCTTCATCCTTTTTATTCTATATGATTCGCTACATCATATACGTTCTCTTATGAACTGCTCATACTTTCATATGAGAATAGACTATATCATCTACCCATAAGGTAACCTCCCACTTCCCCTCGCTTGAGGGTACTCTACTCACTTTACTCTACAGTATTTCTCGAATAGAGTCGTTTTCGATAGTCGTTGAAGTTTATTCATATTAATTTATTTTAAATTAAGTTTATTTATTAGTATTTCTTCAATATTATCAAAATCCCAATAAGCTATCCTTATTAAAGTAATATTATTCTGTAAACAATAATTTTCTTTAATACAATCTTTTTCTTGTGTTAATTTTAATTTTTCAAATCCACCCCAATTTTTAACTTCTTCAAAATGTTGAATTCCATCATATTCAATTATAATATTTAAGTCATTTAAATAAAAATCAAAAGGAAGTGGATAAATATATCTACAATCGTCTATTTTATATTGTTGAGTATAATTTATATTATATATGTTTAAAATTTCTTTAATTTTATCTTCACCTTTTGATATTCTCCTACAATGAGGGCAATTTCTTCCTCGTTTAAAATTATCAAAAGAGCACTTCCATGTATGATCATTTGGACATATTATTGTTAATTTTTCTTTACAATTAATATATTCATTATCTAAAAGAATACAACTTCTACTTTCTATAAATTCTTTCACATATTTTAAATCGTATTTTATATTACAATTTTTACATTTTGCACATCTTTGTCCTCTTTTAAAATTCCCTAAAGTTGTTTTATGAATATGTCCGTTAGGACATCTCATAGATAAAATACTATTTGCATTTTTATATTCTTGTGAAAGTAATTCATAATTAAATTGTTCTATATAGTCTTTTACTTCTTGATAGCTTAATTTATTAGGCATTTTATCACCTCCTATTATTTTATAATCTTTTGTTTTGAACTCAATTTAAAATAATTTAAATTAGAATCTTACCTGCGTGGTTGCCCATTATAAAAACACTTAGGATTTAACCTTATGTCATCTAACTAATTTTTTCTGCTTTCGCAACATTCACACTTACCTTTTCAAGTTATGTTGTAGTTTAGTTAGCTTTAGGGGTTTCCCGCAATTCAAGAGGTTTGCTATGCTCATTACTGAACATAGGAGATATGTTGTTATCTCCATTTAACTGATACATACATAGGAATATACGTTTGTATATCAAGATACACTTCACCAAGTTTACTTGAACGTAAAGTAATGTAATCTGATGATGATACCATATATCCTAATAATGTATCACAATACATTATTCTTTCTCTTATCCATTTTTTAATATGTTTTTCACCATTACCATGCAATGCATATAAATAAGAAGAACCAAAATTTAAATATTTAGTTTGCATATCTTTATTATAGTAAGTTGCAGGTATTTGTGAAATTTGTTCTCCATATAAATATTTCATTATATTATCTACAGTAAATCTATCTTGTCTCATTAAAGAATATTGTTCTTTTAATTCAGCATCAAATAAAAGAACGACTCTTTGCCATAATCTAGAACCTGTAGTATTAAATACGTTCTCATCGCCCATTTCAATATCCATATCGAATTTTAGAAAACCTGTATTCATATCTGTTACTTTCATCAATCAAAGATTACTGACCATATTATAAATATGGCGGGGAAACCTCTTCGGATCTCCCTCTCACATTTCATTGTTAGATTATAGTGTGAGATCAGACTATCGCATCATCTTAGTCATAAAGACGCCTTTTCGTTTAGTCGTTCAGCGTGATTAAATATATATCCAATGAAGTTTTACCAATTCTCCATTAAGTTCAATTTCTCCATACCAATCAATATTAATTTCTCCATTAAGTCTTTTAGCCAAAGATCTTCTACCAAAAGGAATATTAAAGGTGTTTTGAATATACTGTTCAGCTTTTGTTAAACTTGGAAAAGTCATGTTTAATTCTATACACATAACATCTTTTCTTAAAGGGTTTGATAAACACATTTTATTCAATTCTTCTTCTGAATGTTTTCTTCCTTTTATTGGGCTTTTATCACCTTTTAATCCATACATTGGATTATTCTCTCCTTTAGCTAAATTACGCTCTTTTCTTATTTCAGATATTCTATTTTTAGTATATGGAGTATGCTTCTTTCCATAAAAAGCATTATTTTCTCCTTTTCTTTGATTAGACATATTCTTTTTTACTTCATCTGAAAATCTAAAACCACTACTACCTTCACCACCAAAACTTTGATTAACTAAATGTCGACCATTATTTCTTTCGCAATAATTTAGTATTTCTATGGAATAACCTTCATTAAAAACTAAATCTTCTATCACTGATGTTTCTAATTGGAATGCTTCATTTTCTGTTAAATCGTCATATAATATTTCAACAACAGTCTCTACTTTGTTAACAATGTTTTTAAAATGTGGGTTTCTATGATTTATATCTAAATGTCTATTTCTAGTACCTTTACCTATATAAAAATAGCTATTGTTGTCTAATCTTACGTATCCATAAACATAATAATCTCTTCTTTCATCCATATAAACTCATACCTCCTTTCTATAGTTGTTTGATTGGTATTTATATTTAACCTTCGCCCCTGTTACCTATCTCTAGGCTTCCAAGTCAATTAGAAAAGGTTTTAATTGGACAATTATGTCTATCCAATCCAATTGTTGTATCCGCATCGTAGACTTGAGGGTACCAAACTAAACCATCCCAAGTGGCAAGTTTCATATTTTTTCCCAATGAGTCAACTGCACCAAATATTAATACAAACAAGTAGTATCTTAATAAATATTCTAAATTAAAATATCTTCCTATGTTATCTTTAAAATCTTCATCTGAACTTTTATCAACCCATTCAATAAGCCTTTTAAGTTCTGACATATTATCATTTCCTGCAGCTCTAGTAGGTGGGTATAAACATTCAAAGTCAGATTTATAATATGATAATTCATCTTTACCAGTAGATTCATTCCAACTATAAAATGCTCCTGCTGTAGTATCAGAGTTGGCAGAAACTTCATATACTAAGCATTTTTCTTCATCTGTATAACCATATGATTTAGTTGAATAACGGTCTAAGTTAAAATTGTAAACTCCTTGTAATTCATCATTGATGTACATTACGCAAGGGAAACCGTTTATACTATTTCTTATATTAGAATTTTGCATCTGCATTGGATTTTTACTATCATATAGACAGTCATTGACGAATTTAGCTATACCTACGTTACGTGAATGTGTTGATTCCATATACATATCTGTTACTTTCATCAATCAAAGATTACTGACCATATTATAAATATGGCGGGGAAACCTCTTCGGATCTCCCTCTCACATTTCATTGTTAGATTATAGTGTGAGATCAGACTATCGCATCATCTTAGTCATAAAAACGCCTTTTCGTTTAGTCGTTCAGCGTGATTAATTATTTATATTTATAAAGTGTAAATTTACTCTTAAATCTATTCGTTTATATCTATTATTAGTACCTTTACCTATATAAAAATAAGTGTTTGTATCTAATCTTACATAACCATATACATAATAATCTCTTTTTTCATTCATACTTTACACCTCTTTTCATAGATAATTTATATTTATAATTAATCTTCGCCCCTGTTACCTATCTCTAGGCTTCCAAGTCAATTAGAAAAGGTTTATAGCCGACTATTTATTGTCAATCGGCTTTGAAGCAGTAAGTATCTTCTTTTACACCATTTACATAAGGACTATATTCGAATACAGCCATGTTTTCGTCTTTTAATCTTGCAGTAAAATTCTTTAATACGTATTGTAATGAAGAAGTACCTTGCCAGTTAACTTGACAGTAAGGTAAATCGAAACTCTGACCATACAAATCTTCATTAGGAGACGTATATTTAATTCTCATAGTAACTGGAGTTTCTAGTGTCATATTACTAGTATCTCCATACATTCTTATTGCAGGTAAAGATGTATTTTTATAGTTAAAATTATAAAGTCTTTCTTGTTCTTTAAGATCTTTAACTTGTGCAATATAGTTTTGAACTATTTCATCATCCGAAAGCACTCTACCATATACCCTTACATCTTTTATTTTACAAGCACCAAAACATTCTTTACCTTTTTTACTATTTAAATAAATTTTTTGACTATGTGTAAAATCTTCTCTTTTTGCACTTGTACCAGAACCTGTATCTGATAATGAAAACGCTCTTGAACAAATACCATCTATATAGATTTTACCAAATTTATTTTTTCTATCTATTACAAATGAAACTGTAGTTTCAATATCTTTATCAAGACTTACTAAACCAGTATTTGCCAATGATTTCATCGCAGAGTCTTCTATATCTACATAAGCTCCTTTATAAGGAGTTTCAATATCAGTATAGTCAAATATTCTTGAATCTGTAAATCCTATATCTAATGATGTATATTGAACTTCTATAGTAGAACCATAAATTGCATTAGATTCCCATGGTTTTAAGTCAATTTCAACATATGCATTACTATCACATACAAGTTCATCATCAATCCATCCATTTGTAAACCAGTTAAAATTGTGTAATGTTGTGGTAACTCCATTACCACTATCATCTACTGGAAATTCTTTATCGTCGTCTTGATTAGTTCTACCTCTAGCACTAAGTCTATATATTAATCCAGTTTCATTGATTTTTAAAGGTATATAATCACTTGCAATAATATTAAACATGAATTCTATTGAATGTACTTCATCATAAGTACCACTAACTTCAATTCTCGCTTTATGCTCACCAATATCTAAATCGTTTATTGTCCAATAATAAGCTCCAGGTGTACATTTTAATGTTTTAGAAAGCTTATCATCTAAAAATAAGTTAACAGTAAAAACTTCAGTAGTTGCCTTAGAAATACGATATTGTATTGCAACAGGATTTCCTAAAATAAAGTCTCCACCTTGGAATGTTGATGAAACATATAATGTATTTGAACTAACTACAACTATATTAAAATATTGAATAGGTGTAGAATAAGGACCACTTGTTACATATAATGAAGTTTTATGAATTCCTACTCCCATTGGAGGGAAATAATACTCATTAAAACCTTTATTACATGGAATTTCAAATTTTTCATAATCTATAGTTAAATGCATTATAATAGGTTCATCTGTACTACTTTGTATATCAAATTGCATAAAAATATCATCTGTTATAAGATAGTCTGCAGTATCGTCAAAGTTAATTGTTAATTCTATACCACCTGCTGTGATATTCCAAGTTAATTGGTTTGATAACATACCAATCCTATCTTTTACATATATAGAAACGGTATTATTTAATTCTGTAAGTTTTCCTATTGGTATAATATTATTACCTTGAACTATACCTGGAATACTAGCAATTTCTACATTGTTTACTATAATATATAATGTACCTTCTCCTAAGTTTGGTGAATTAAAAAATATAGGTATATTTATTTCATCTTCTTTGTTGACTGTACAATCAACAAAAGTTGAAGTTATAGTAGGAGCAGCTGAGCCACTCCCACTACCTCCTCCACCATGCTCTTTCAGCCATTCTATATCAGAAGAATGTTCAATAAGTGTATTATTATGAGCATCTATACTAGCTTTGGTTTCGGATATTTTATCAGATATTTCTCTTAAAGCACCTTCAACGTTTTTGTCTGAAAAATTATCTCCAACATCAATAAGATTAATATCTTTTGCATCAGTTGAACCATAAATTTCCCATTCTCCTGTTAAAGGGTTTTTCTTTCTAATTACACCCATTGAATGTCACCTCTTTTTTATTTATTTCTTTCACTATAATTTATATTAAATGTATGGAATTTAGTTTCTTCCACTTTATCTAATTCATAATTTATTAATGCGTTTTTAAATTCATCTGCACCTTTTATTCCAGTTATTTCATAACTATCACAAACTATTTGATTCCATCCTATTTGTAAATCTATATAAACAGGATTACTTGGTAGTTTTTGAGCAGCTATCCACCATGGACTATTATCAGCATTAACATGTTTTGTTCCTGCTAATGTAGTTAATGTTAATGGTTTTTCTTTACCTGAAAGTTTAAACCCACAAGCATGATTTAATACATAATATGTCCCATTAGCAGTATCAGCTTCTCTATTTACTTCAGTTGAACCATTTGCTTTATACTCCTCAACTATTTGTAATTCTGTAGATCCTGATACTTTAGTTACATAATCATTGTACGCTGGAGATGCATTAAAATCATATCCAGTATATAATGGTTTTGAAACTGACCAAGCATGGTTATGTCCACATAAGAACATATCTACTTTGTGTTTTTCTATTGGAGCAACCCATCTTTGTAAACGTTTAGTTCTACCAACTGTAAATGGTCCTAAGTGAGCAAATACTATTACCCATCTTGGTTTAACTTCTCTTTCTTCCACTTTAGTTAAATGTTGGTCTAACCATTGTGCTTGTGCTTCTAAGAATGCATCAGTAGATTCATATCCACCTACAGAACCAACTCCGTTAACATAAGTTGAGTCGGTATTGGAGTTAAGGCATACAAAATGAGCAAAACCTAAATCAAACGCATAAACTGAGTTAGCAAATTGATTTTCTGCAGTTATATAATAGTTAAATGCATCTGAGAATTTTTTATCTATTAAGTCGTTGTTACCACAAGTTATAACGTGAGGTATATTTCTTGTAATGTCTTTAGCAAAATCATAATAATATGCCCACTCAAAACGTCTATTGGCATTTTGTGAGATATCCTTATTTTCATATAAAAATCGCTAATTTTTATACCGTTCTCTTATGAACTGCTCATATTTTCATATGAGAGAAGACTATATCACCATCCATGTAGGACGTTCCCCATTACCTAGGCTACTAGGATACATAGTCGTTGAAGTTTTATCTTGTTATATTATTTTAAATTTAATTCATTAACAATTATTTCTTCTATATCATCAAAATCCCAATATGGTATTCTGATAAGATGAATATCATTACACCAACAATATTCGCTTTTAATGTCATCTATATACTTTTGATTCATTAAATCGAGTAGTGATTTTCCAAATTGCACATGATAGTGTTGTTGTCCATCATATTCAATACATAAATCTAAACATGAAATATAAAAATCATAAGGTTTATTATTTATATATTTATCCGTGAATTTATAATTGAATGTATATTCTATGGAATATTTATTTAATATTCTTTCAATTTCTTGCTCTCCACCAGACATATTACATTTATTACATCGTTTCCCTTTTTTGAAGTTATTTATAAAAAATTCATATTCATGATTGTTAGGACATAAAGCTTTTAATTTAGAATTTTGATTTTTATAGTCCGATTCCTGACTCAATAAAATATAACCATGTGATTCTACAATATTTATTATATCATCCCATTTTTCTTTCTGATTAAATGCATTTTGCATATCTGCACACTTTCTACATTTTCTATTCTTATTAATAAAATTATCATAAGTGGGATGCCAGTCATGTCCTTTATCACATATAATATCTAACTTAGTTTTATTATTTTTATATTCAGTTGTTAATAAAGTATATTTCAATTCACTACATCTTTTTTGAAGTATTTCTAATCGTTCAGTTTTATTATTCATATCCGTTTCAACTCCTTTCATAATATATTTTAGTTGTTGAATTTAAAATAATATAATTTAGATACTTACCTGCGTGGTTGCCCATTATAAAACACTTAGGATTTAACCTTATGTCATCTAACTAATTTTTTCTGCTTTCGCAACATTCACACTTACCTTTTCAAGTTATGTTGTAGTTTAGTTAGCTTTAGGGGTTTCCCGCAATTAAAGGAATTTGCTATACTAATTACTTAGTAAAGGGAGCTGTTTGTTACTCCAGTGTTTAAATGCCAATCGAATAAATTTGCCTTTTTATTTAAAAATCTAGCTGCCATTTGCCATACGTCATATTCACGTTTACTCCAAGATTGTTGATCAGAAGTCCATAATATTCTAATAGGAGTAGATTCGTTATAAGTTTTAACTTCAAATGTGTAAGTTTCAGATGTACAACCTTCAGTACCTACCATATATTCATATTTACCAACTGCTAAATCATGAACTATACATCTATGAACAGTAACGTCACCATCAACGTTACTAAATATCTCAGTTGTAGTTTCATAAGATGTCCATTTAATTTCCCCGTCTTTTCTTATTCTAACAAACCCTGATTCTGTTAAAGGTGTTTGGAATGTAAATGTTCTTGTGTTATTTCCATTTTCACCGAACATAACGTTTATCATAGATGGAAGTGTTTCTTTTTGTTTAGGTTTATCAAAATATTCAGTCCATCTACCATCTTTTAAACATCTAGGTCTATAAGTATCAACATTACAAGTTTTCCAATCAACTGGAACACAATCTATATCATTAAACCCTTTAGTAACACCATTATTACCTAATCCCATTGCAGTAACTTGTGCAGTATCACTATTGTTAAAGTCCATTCTTCTTACACCTGTATTTTTATCCATACAATGTAAATATCTAGTTTCATATGCCCATACAGTATCTTCTTCATCAACTCCACCGGCTCCAAGTAAGTCTATATATTTACCGTTAGTTGAAGTAACGTGACCTTCAGGATCTATAGTCTGTCTTACTGGATTATCTTCAGGAGTTTCAGGACCTATTTGAAGATAACAGCTAAATCCTTTGTCAGCTAATTTTATATTCCAACTCATATCGTAATCCATAACATTACATCTAACATTAGCAGAATATGGTTTAGCATGTTGACCACATCTTACTAAGAAAGAATGTCTTGGAGGAATAATTCCTTCTAATGCTAAAGATTGCCAAGAACCTGCTTTAGCTCTATACCAAAGATATATTCCTTTTAAATTTATATCTTTATTAGTAAAGTTATATAGTTCAATAAATCCATGAGATACTGGTGTGCCTTCTATAGCAGAACCACCACCATACATTTGATTTATTATTAATCCTGTATAAATAGTTGGGTTAGCCCCCTCATCAACTGCATCGTCAGCAGTGAAAGCATCGATATTAGTAGCAACAATTTTACCGTTTTTAACTTTTAATCTATAAGTAATACCATCATCTCCGACTATATCAACAAAATCTTCTCCAAGATTATCTGCTCCTTTTAAATATTTAGCTTTAACAACTTTGTTTTGTCCATCTAATACAAAAGGTATAAGCTCTTCCCCAGTAATAACTGTACTTTGTGTTAATTCGGAAATTTTTTTATTTTCTGCCATTTTAGTTTCCTCCTTTATTTTTCTAATTTCATGTTAGCTCCATTTTCTAATAAAAGTTGAGCTCCATTTTCTAATAATAAAATAGATTCATTAATAGTTGCAATTGTATTTTCTAATAATAACAATCCTCCATCTTCTAATATGAATAATCCACCATCTTCAAGTGATAATGATGAAACTTCTGTTGATGGTACATCTGGTTTTGGATCAGGTCTATTTCCACCACCATTAATTTTAAGATACTCTACATCTGCTTGAAGTTGTTGGACTTGATCTTGTAATGTTCTTATACTTGCAAATAATTCATTTATGATAGGGTTATCATAAGTTATTTCAGTTGAATTACTTTCACCTGTATCAAACCATATTACACTATCATCTTCTGGTGTTTCTGAACCTACATAAGAACAATCTTTATCCAATAGATCAGGATCTATATCCGCTCCAACTTTGTATTCTCTCCATTTACCAGTTATAGGATCGTCTATTTCATCAATAAAATATTCATATCGTTTACCATCTTCTTTACAATAGGTTATAAATCCTAATGGTACTTCATTACATTTTTTCATATCTAATAAAGTATTAAATGATTGACGATCATCTAAAAATTTTTTACCTAAATATTTAAAATTATCACCTATATTAATTGACATAGTTATCTACCACCTCCTTAACTGAACACCTGTTTAAATTCGGTTATAGTAACTGGATCTATTAATATATAAATAAAATATTCAATTTCATCATAAATTGATACACTTTTAGAATAACTATTTATATATTCGAAATTATTTGCATCTTTAATAGATTTTAACTCTCCATAACTGCTAGGATACATATAAACTATTCTCTGATCTACTAATGAGAAAATGTTAGTATATTCTTTTTTTGGATTTAAAAAAGTGTTAACTGTAGTTATACTATCTTCACCTGATTCGTTTGTATCTACAACACCTACAATAGTATCACCATAAGCTTTAACTACATTACTTCCCTCTACTATACCAGCCTTAATACTTGTACTAGGATACGGGAATCCTAATGTAGTATTTTTTATAGGACCATCGGCATACGAAACTGTAGCTGAATAAACAGCACTTTCTCCATGTTTTAAAGTTATTGTATCAGTATAGCGTTGAATAAAAGATGAACTAGATACTAATTCAACACCGTCTTTTTTTAATATAAATTCTGTTATTTCACCAGCATCATTTTGAGTATAATTCGGTGTAATGACTACTGTCGTCTCTTCATTATGTTTAGTAATCGTTGTTGATAAACTTAAACTTAATGAAGGTTTCGTATAAACAGGAGGAACATCAACTAACTCAGTCAATATATCAATTCTATTAGATAATCCTGCAACAGTATTATTAACATATTCTTCAGTTGCCAAGTTTATTGATTTTTCTACCATGCTTATTCACCACCTTTCGAGTTAGTAAACTTATACTTATAATCTTGTTTTTCATAGAAAAATACAGAGAGAAAAAAGAATAGATCATATGATCTATTCTCTTTAATTTAATTTTCAGGTTCAATATATATAAAACGTTCACCGGCTATTAACGCCATTTCTCCATATAGTTCATATAACACATTTCCGTACATAACTTTTATACCATTAGCACCTATTGTATCAGTTGTGTTAAACTCTACTTTTGTACCCATACCGTTATCTTTATAAACTTTGAAATTACATACTGCTGGAACTGCTACTACCATATAACAACCTTCAGGAACATATCCTACAGAAGCTTTATTTTTACTTGTTGATTTTGAACTTATCATACTACCATTTTCACTTTGTATCATATCCATTGTAATTTCAGAATATCCTTTTAAAGTCCCAGAAACTTCATAAGGTATAAATCCATAATACATAGGAATATTAGTTTCGATAGTAGAAATATATTTTTTCATTATCTCAGATAATTCGTTTATGGCTCCTATTACAGTTTTATCTTCAGTATTAAGAATTTCAAATATTGCGTCAGGATCAAATGTTCCATCTAATCCAGCAGGTCCTTCTGGTCCTATTTCACCTTTAATACCTTGTGGTCCTTGTAAAGAATTTAGCCATTCTTCTTCAGTTCCCACAAATCCTTGATCTATAGCTATTTCATATGCAGATTTACCAGCATCTCCAGTTTTACCTTTTTCACCTTGTTCTCCTTTTGGTCCTGGTGTCAATTCTATATTTTTTACAGTAGATCTAACAAATTCTTCAGTTGCTAAAAATAAAGTTTTATCTGTATCTTTTTTCAACATAAACGATCACCACTCTTTAGTCGATATATATGAATCTTTCACCAGATACTAATGCTAGTTCACCGTATAATTTATATCCTACATCTTCACCCTTTATTGAATATGTTACTTCAAGACCATTGGCTCCTGGAGCTTCTGTAATATTAAATTCAACTTTTCCTCCCACACCATTATCTTTAGTTACAACTAATTCTGATAATGTTGGAACTGCTATTACCATATAACAACCTTCTGGAACAAATCCAAGAGATACTTTATCTTTACTCATAGGACTAGATGTTATCATCATACTATCTTCATGAGTAATCATTTCTAAAGTTATTTGGTTAAAACTACTAATAGTACCAGTTACTGAATATGGTATAAATCCATAATACATTTGCAAATATTCTGGTAATTCTGGATGTAATCCTTTGATTAACCCAACTAATTCATTTATTGCTCCTATTACTGTTTTATCTTCAGTATTTAGCATATCAAATACAGTTGTAGCGTCAAATATTCCATCTTTACCTGCAGGTCCTTGTTCACCTTGAGGTCCTTGAGGTCCAGCTTCACCTTTTTCTCCTTGAGGTCCTTGATCTCCAGCTGGTCCTTGTGGTCCTACTTCACCTTGGTCCCCTTTTTCTCCAGCAGGTCCTTGTGGTCCTACTTCACCTTGAGGTCCTTGTTCTCCTGCTGGTCCTTGGATACCTTGAGCACCTGATAAATCAGTTATTAATGTAAATCCATCTTCTTCTTTTATATATAGTTTAGCATTATCTTCATTATCAACATCATCTGTATTTATTAATACAAATTCATTTACTGCTATCTCTGGATTATCAAAATCTGCAATCATATCATCTACAGTAGTATATATTTTTTTAATAGCAAATGGAGCACCATTGTCCCCTTTTTCTCCTTTAGGACCTTGTGGTCCCATTTCCCCTTGAGGTCCTTTTTCACCTTTTTCTCCAGCAGGTCCTTGAGGTCCTACTTCGCCTTGAATACCTTGAGGTCCTTGAGGTCCAATTATATCAGCCAACTCAACTACTGTAGTCCATGTATCAATTGCTCTAGAAACTACATTGTTGATATATATTGAAACCGGCACAAGAGCTATCTCATCTTTATTAGAATCTAAGAAACTAACATTAAGAGTTATTCTACTGATACCTACTATTTCAGGGTTACCAAATTGCTTAAGCATATCAGTTGCCACTTGCTCTATAAACATATTACCTTCTATTAAACTTGCTTTAGAAATATTTATTTCTTTCTTAGATGGATCGAATCCACCGAAGCAAGGGAATGTTGTTCCTGTAGGCATTGTATTTATAGAAGGGTTTACTGTACCCATAGGAGCACCTTCAGCATTTATACCAAATACTGATATAGTTTTTATTTGAGCATAAACTGCTTTATGGCTCACGTTTGTTAATACTAAATTCTTAACAACGTCATCAGGTCTAGCATTTATTATTGTGCTACCAGATTTAAAGTCAACCACTGGCTCTATTTCATTAGTGTATCTCCATTCTATTCCAGTTTCACCTTTTCTAAGTTCAATTCTTCTACCTTCTGCTCCAGGACCTCCGCTCTTACCGTCTTTTCCAGCTTCTCCAGTAGGTCCTTGTTCACCTTTTTCTCCAGCAGGTCCTTGTGGTCCAGCTTCACCTTGTGGTCCTTGTTCGCCTGGATCTCCTTTTTCACCTTTTAGTTCTCCTTTATCAAATTTTTCTTGTAGTGTATCTCCATCTACAAATGGAATTTCTTCAGCTTTATGTCCATGGTCTTTATCAGCTTTACCGTCTATCATATTTCTTACTTCAGTATCATCATAATTTTCAACCTTAGCTAATCTTTCAATTTCTGTTAAATCGATTAATCCCTTACCATCTTCTTTATCAACTTTACCATTCATTTGTGTATCAACAAATTCTTCAGTAGCATATCCTTCCATTAATTCTTCATAAGTATCTATTAACATATCAGGCATTGTTATACCTGCTATTTCTTTTCCTTTTAATGATAGTACTTTATAGAACTTATTTTCGTCTATAACATAGAAAATCATACCTACGAAAGGTACAGGTATACTTTCAACTTCTGCTATTGTTTGAATTCTAGTTCTTATATCACCAGGTGTATTTTTACTTGCAGGTTTTACTCCACCATTTATTACAACTGCATTATTAAAATCTGTAGCCATTATATTTCAACTCCTTTTTAATTAATTTTGTAATACGTATAAGAATCTTTCACCAGATACTAATGTCAATTCTCCGTATAATAAATAAGGAACTCCATTGTATGTTACTTCTGTACCATTTGCACCAAATGAATCAGTGTTAAATGCAACTGGACTTCCTCCACCATTATCTATTTTACCAACTAATCCTGCTGATTTTGGTACTGCTACTAATAAGAAACATTCTTCTGGTACAAGACCTACAGATTGTTTAGTTGCTAAAGCACCTTCACATGTTGATATATGGCTTTTAGAATCGTTTATCATTTCTAGAGTTATATCTGCATAACTAGATATTACACCAGTTACTTCATATGGTATATAACCGTAATAAACTAAAGCAGATTCAGGTTCTGGTTCAATACCTTGTAATAAGTTAAATAATTCATTGATAGCACCTATTATAGTTTTACTAGTAGTTGCTAAATTGCTAAATGAAGCAGTTTCATCAAATGTACCAGCAGGTCCTTTTTCACCTTGTGGTCCTTGTTCTCCAGCTGGTCCTTGAGGTCCAGCTTCACCTTGTTCACCATCTTGACCATCTATACCAGCAGGTCCTTGTTCACCTTGTTCTCCAGCTGGTCCTTGTGGTCCAACTTCACCTTGGTCCCCTTTTTCTCCAGCAGGTCCTTGAGGTCCTATTTCCCCTTGAGGTCCTTGTTCTCCAGCAGGTCCTTGTGGTCCAACTTCACCTTGTTCACCTTGAGCTCCTTTAAGGCTTTCTAGCCAAGCAGCTTCATCACCTTGAAAACCATGTTCTACTGCTATTTCATATGCAGATTTACCATTAGCACCAGCTTCTCCAGATCCTCCTCCTGATCCAGAACCAGATCCACCGCCAATAGCAATCCATTCACCAGGGTTTCCACCTTTAATACAAATATAGATAGGTTCAGTTTCCATTTTTGGTCCTATATTTACAACAATATCCCCTTTACGATATGTTATTTTTTGACCTTTAGGAATACTATCTCCTATAAGTATAGAATTAGCTGGTGAAAATAATGCATCTTCATTAAATTCACCAATAATTTTTCTTGGTTTATTAGCCATAATAACACTTCCTTTCAGTTTTAGTTTATTAGCGTTAAGCTTTATTTGTAAGCTTAAATATTTGTTTTTATAGAGAATAATCTGAGTATAGAAAATTTAATTATCTATACTCAGATTATATTTTATCCTTCAGCATCGTTATTTGAATCCTCATTCGTTAAATTATCATCACAATGATGTGTTGAATACTGCTCATCTTTTTGTCCGCTTTTTAATTTAGACTTTTTAATATTTGACAACATCCATAATTCACCTGTACAGAAAGCATAAAAACATGTTGTTAATGTGGGTGATAATTCAATTCCTGATTTTATTTGTACATACATTGCTAAACCAGTAAAAACAAATATAGACAATATAACAAGAAATAATATTCTTTTACTAGTTATACTGTGTTTAGCTTTTTTTGTTTTTTGTTTTTTGTTTCTAGAAAAATCAAATTGTATCATTCTTTTTTACCTCCTTTTTTATATAGTTGTTTTAGGTAGACTTTATAAAATTTATTTATTGATAGACAATTAATTAAGTAATTATCTAATTACTAAAAAATAAAAAAATATATTTAAAAGGTTGTGATTATTATGGCTAAAGGATTTGTATGGCTTGATGCAGGACACTCAAAAGCTACTGGTGGTAAGAGAAATGTAATTGCTAACCCAAAATTTTATGAATATGAATTTAATAATGATATAGCTGTTAGATTAAAAGCTAGACTAGAAGCACATGATCTTATAGTTTATTTAACTAATAGCACACCTAATGGAGCAGATATATCTTTAACTACAAGAGCTAATAATGCTAATAGAAAATGGTCATCATTAGGAAAACCAAGCAATGCTGCATTTGTATCTATCCATGCTAATGCTGCAGGTAGTTGTGCAACTTGGGCTAAGGCTAGAGGTGTAGAAGTATATCATGCAAATAATGCTAGTACTAAATCTAAAAAATTAGCAAAACTATTAACAGATCAAATTTATGCAGATCTACGTGCAAAAGATAGTGGGTTTAGACAAAGAGGAGTTAAATCTGCTAATTTCACGGTTATAAAAAATGCTAATATGCCGAGCGTATTGATAGAGCATGCATTCTACGATAATAAAGATGATTTAAGATTATTACAAAAAAATAGAGCAGATTTTGTTGAAGCAGATTGTAAAGCTATATGTAACTATTTTGGTATAACTTACAAAGCTCCAACATCTAAACCTGTAGAAAAACCAGTAACACCATCTAGTCCTACTGTAAATGTACCATCTAAAGTTAAACCATTTAAAAATGGTGATTATGACGTAAAAGCAAAAGTAACTGCTAGTTCATTAAATGTAAGAAAAGGAAGACCTGGTAAATCTGATTATGATACAATATTAGGTCAATTAAAAAAAGGAGAAATTGTAACTGTCGGATATTGTTTAAATGGATGGTTTGGTATTGACTTTAAAGGTAAACAAGGATTTATTTCAGGTAATTTTATAGAATTAATACTATAGATAAATATTATTTATTTTAGCATAAATATTTTTATAAAAAATATTCCAGTGATAGGAGAAGGATTTTGATATGAATAGTTATGTTTATAGATACGAACAATTTGTTGTTAAAAAAACAACAGATGGAGGATTTGTTGTCGTAAACACGAAATCCAATTATGAGCATCACTCTCATGTAAAAACAGTTCAAGCAGGTAAAGCGTTATGTAAGTTAGCTGCTAAACATAAACTTCCTAAAAATAATGATCTTTATTTTATTGAAAGTTTAATAAGATTAACTAACAATAAAAAATATTTATGTGAGTTAAACAAATTAAAAACTGATATAATTAATAATAATTTAGATCAAAGAAAAACAAAAAATCAGCAAATACAAAAGAATGATATACAAAAAGTAATCGATGAAGGTATAACTGAATATTATGAAAACATTTGAAATAATTAATGAATATCAATAAGCTTAAAAGCTTATTGATATTCATATTTTTTATTCTGTAAATAAAGGTAATTCATCTAAATCCATTTCTACTGTTAGACCTCTAAATTCTATAGGTGTTAATTCTATTTCTTTTGTAATACTTTCTACTACTGTAACTAATCCTACACTATATAAATCTGCTAATGAAAATCTATAGTAGGATTTATTTTCTCCTGTTGTTACTATTATATCTAATACTAATTCTAACATTGTTTCCATTTCAGGTTTTATATTTATATCAACTATATTTAATCCTATATTACTTACAATTGCTACGTTTAATATAGGAATAGGTGCTATATTACAATTTAAACCATCTACTAAAGAATGTTTAACTCCACATACAGAAACTGGTATCTCTAATAATTCAACTAAATTCTCCATATTTTCAGCAGCTTCTTTTACTCTTTGTTCAATTTCTTCTATAGAAGATTCTTCTTTTTCTTCTATTGCTAAAGTTTCATATTCTTCAGCTTCTTTATATTTCTTTCTCATTTCCATATAATTTTCTATATGTTCTTTCAATGTTTGTTTTCTATTTTCCATTATTAATCACCCTTTACTAGTATTTTTTTACTTACTAATAAATTGTTAATTTAATAATTAAATTCTATTTATGTTCCTTATACAGTCATGAAAAAACAAGATAATAAGGATAATTATTCTATAAAGGAGGTTAAAAAATAATGGATTATAAAGAATTTAAATACAACGCTTTGAAAAATAATACATTTAATTTAAAAGCTGTAGAAAAATCTTTAGAAGAATCTAAAATGAACGCTTATCAATATTTACGACAATTTCAATTAGATTCGACTGGATATAAACGATTTGATTTCGGTATGCAAGATATTTATAGAACTAATAAAGTTAATCATAATTGGTCTTATGTACCTAGAAGATGGTTATTTTTTATAAATCATGATTTTATAAATGTTGGAAAAAGACTTGCATATAAAAGATCCGACTTATATGAAAAAGATTTATCATATGATGATATTATAAACCATCCTGATTTATTTGAATCATCTTTTTTAGTTTTTATTGATGGTAAATTATATACAGAAGGTGTAAAAGTTTTATGTAAAGAAGATAAAACATATATGATATTTATATGTAAAGAAAAACCTTCTGAAATTGGGTTTACAATTAAAGAAATGAGAGATTATATTGAAAATAATGTTAATGTGTCAATATTTTTTATTCCTAATGTTGGTATAACTAATATAAATACTAATGCATATAGAGTAAAAACATTAAATAATGTTAAAGGAATACCGTTTAGAACATTAAATTTATCAGAACTCGCTACTTATGATGATAATACATTGACATATATAAAATATAATGATGAAATAGTATCTACACCAACTACAGTTTCATTTGGTTCTAGTGGTATTTTTGTTGATCAAAAAGTTGTACAGAACACTATAGATGCTAATCCTCGTAATACATCTTTTAGTATACAATTGATACCGTTAAGATACTTATTTGATAAAATTACTATAACTAAAGATAATAAGTGGTTTAGTTTACCTATACAAGATTATCCTATAGCTATAGAAAACTGTTTAGTATTTGATATAAATGGTAATTTTATTCATAATGCTAAAGTTCACCATTATTATCCAAATGTATATTCAGTAGAAAATGTTGATGAAATTATAGAAAACACAGATCTTTTTGTTTATGTATTTTATTATAAAAATTCACAATCTGTTTTAAAACATTTAGACATGATAGAAACGTATCATAGATATGTGCCTAATTATTTAGATAAATATAAAGATAATACTATACATCCAATTATAAAAGATTTTGATCCTGAAATAGTTGACTATAGTATTAACGATTTTATTAATCATGAAAGTTATGATAAACATTTTAGATATAAAATTCTTAAAATGAATGAATTTATAAAAGCTGATGTAAATAATTTTAGAAGATATTTAGTTAATTTAGGTCTTCGTAATAATTATTATTATGTGGATGTAACTGATATTGATTTAGAAGCAAGAAAAAGAAACGACAATTCAGATACTGGGTTACCACTAATGACATTCGATGAAGAAATGTATATGTTTGTATTTAGAAATGATTTTAGAGGAATGTATGACAAGTTATTAGTTCATGTAGATGGAATTAGATATGAAAGTCTTCATTTATTCGGTACTGATAAATATGACTTTTTATATATACCTTGTACTTTGGTTAAACCTAATACTGTAATAGAAATTGAAAAATTAACAGAAGTATTAAAAGAATATGAATTTATTGGATCTCCAGATTACACTAAAATAGATATAGGAGAATTTGCTGTAAGAAATAAAACTTTATACAACGACTTATTTTTAGTAGATAAAGAAACTTCTGAGTATATAGATCCAAAAGCATATGAAATATATTATTCTTTTGAATCAGAATTAGATGATATAACTGAAAAAAATAAAATAGAATATATATTATCAGATTCTAAGTACTATTCTTTAGAAGGGTTATTAGAAAATAAAGTAACATTAGTGCATCAAGAAAATATTAAAGAAGATTCTTTGGCAAGTGAGATTAGAACTAATGACGAATTATCCGATGATATATATCAATTAGATATAAATATAGATGATAAATCTGCTAAATTCTCAGATTATCTTGGATCTGGAGAAATTGTAAAATACGTACAATCTCAAGATGATCCAACTATTGAATACTGTTTTAGAATTAGAGGAGATAAAGTTACTATAGATATAATATCTAGAAATACACCTTCTAATATTTCTGACATAGAAACTGAAGATTCTCTAGAATATGATTTAAATGATATATTTTTACCATGTCCTAGAAATATAAAAATAAAAATAATAGATCAAAAATATTTAGATAGAGAATTAGTTCTTCACATTAAAAAGAACTTTAGATTTGCAGCTACAGAAATTCAAGAAGAACCCGATAAATTAGATCCTATTATTTTTACTGCGGATGCAAAAAATGATAGAAGATACTTTAGAGTGTATAGAAATGGTAGATTAGTTCCTAGACATTTAGGTGGAGTTAAATTCTCAAGAAATTATCATATAGGAGAAATGATGGTATTTCCAGGTACATTTAGAAATAAAAACGATCATATTATAGTTGAAATGATGCCTTATATGATGAATCAAGTATGTTATTTAGAAACTATACCTGATGATAAAGTAATTGATTTAACTGGAATGATCGATAAACCATTTGATTTTAAATGGCATGATATATATCTAAATGGTAGAAAATTAGTTAAAAAAGAAGTTGAAATATTATCTGCTAATAGAATTAAAATCCTTAAATCAGATTCTTTACAATGGCTAGAAATAGTAGAAAATTCTAGAGATAAAGAATATTTTGGTTATATGCCAATTAAAGATATAATGGATACTATATTTGAAAACGATAAAGAATTTGCTGATTTAGTAAATAAAACAGTAAAAGATTTACAAGATATAGAAGATCCTGTGGTTGATCCTCCTGTAAGTATAATCGATTATATATTAAGAATGTTTTATAAAGATTACATGGTTCCAAATTATGGACTGATAAATCCTGATGAACTTCAAATAGATGAAGAAACAGCTAACTACTATTGTGAAATAATAGATAAAAATAAACCATTTATCTTAAATGGAGATATCTGTAGAGTTGGAAAATCTTTATTACAATTGCCTATAAATCCAGATATTGAGGATGAATAAAATTGAGGGTTAGTATAACACTAACCCTCAAAAAACAATATTGTAATGATAAACTAACTTGAAAGGAGTGTAAAATTAATGAGCAATCAACCTTATGAACTAAATGATTTAATACAAAGATTCGCAGTTTCTGCCTTATCTAAAGAAAGAAAAGATGAAGCAATCAATGAAGAAATCTTAATAGGCAAATATACTGGCGAATTTTTTATTAAAACTAAAGATGGTGTAGTCGTATCAACTGATATATTAAATCGACTTAAATCATCTACAGACTCAGCAGTAAGATGTGCTGAATCTGCTGGTATGGTTGGAAATTTATTTCATTTAGATTTTGACAACTTAATATTACCGACACATGTAGATTATTCAGTAAATTTAATAGAAACTGAACCTATAGAGTTACCTGTAAACATCAAAAAAGTATTATTAAATATAGATTTTGATGAATACGATATAATAGGTGATAGTGTAAAACCTATTAATACTAATGCAAATGTTAAAATCAATTTTAACGTAACCTTAACAGATGGTAATATCAATAACATTGAAGTTAATAAACCTATTAACTCAATAAATAATTTTGTAATAAAATTAAATGATTTAATAGGAGTAAATTCAATTAAAATAAATAGTATAATTATAGAAAAAGAGGAAGTAGTTTATAATATTGGAGCTACTGATAGAACTATAATATTACACAATTTATTTGTAACTTTAGATAATTAAAAAGGAGGGAAAATTAAAATGAGTGCCAAGCTTTCATTTGTTAAAAAGATTGTAGACGATGATGTTATAAATAGTTATCAGCTTATTTTAAGTGTATTATTTGGTAATAAAATACCACTATTTTACAACAAAGATAAAATTTATAACAAAGGTGATTCAATCTTAGTTATGGTAGATGGAACTTATGAACTTCGTATATGTAAAACAGATAATGTTACGGGACCATTTAATGAAGAAAAATGGCAACCTATATCATTTACTGAAATATTCAAAGATGGATCTACAATAACTCAAAATAATATTGTTATAAATACAAAACAAGAAGGTTTATTAGACGATTTAGCTACTTTAATATATAATTTAGCTGGATTAATTGACGATAGGTTAGAAATGAATCAAATATATAAAGAAAATTTTAGAAATAGTGATAACCTTAATGTAATTACTGGAAATTTACAACCAGGATATATAGAATCAATATCTGATACAGGATTAGAATTTCAATTAAAAAATCCTATTAAAATTGCAGTACAGCCTGAAAAATTTAAATTAAAACATTTTATTAAAATAACAGGTCTACCTAGTTTAAAATGTGAAATAACATTCAATGCATTAGACTCAGATCCTTTTTGGTTTTCTGCTAATGATGCAATTTTAGATGCTTCATTTTTTGAAATACCCGAATTTGAAAAAGAAGAAGATATACCATATGCTATGAATATAAAAATTAAAGGAACATGTAATAGTTCATCATCAATTAAAATCAGTGATTTAATGGTTGTATTTATATGAAAAAAACTATAATAAGTTGTAATATTTTAAGAAAATACTTATTAATGATAACATGTTTAACATTATTTATAGCTGGTGGGTATAGAGCTTTTACTTTATATAAAACTTTTAATAGTTACGAAAAAGAAATTCAAGATATTGAAACTCTTTCTAAAAGGAATATAGGTAGTGTATTAGAAACTATAATAAAAGAAAATCATGATGTAGTTGAATATACTGCTAAAATGGATGCAATGACTCTTCATAGATTAATGATAGAATCAATGTCAATGGATGAAATTTATGATAATATAGTAAATATGAATTTAAATGATAATTTCATAGAAATATTAGGTGATGTATTTAATATATCTAATGAAAAAAGCCATACCATAATAACTGTAAGTACTAAAGATTATGTATTCTATAGTAAATCAAATATGGAGTATGATAAATATAATTATATTGAATCTAATGGTAGTAAATATATAACATGGAAGGAATATTTTGAACAAATGAACAATCCAAAAGTTCTAGAAAAAGCTTATGAAGATTTAGCTTTAGAAAGATCAGAATATGTTATAATTAGAATAGATGGAAAATATCCTAATGATACTTATTGTACTATAAACGATGTAGTTGAAGACTATAATAAAAATGGTATGAAAAACATGGATAAATATTATATATTAACATTAGGAGTTATTACAGATAACGGAGATATATTTGGAGAAAATGATTCAGATTTTTTAAATAAAAATCCTAACACAAATAAAATATATGTATTTAAAGCTGTTTGTATAAGTGATATCATAACTAATTATTCTAGTTTAATAAAATCTTTAGATCAATCTGCTTCTACTAAAATAATAGAGTTTAGAAATACAACAGAATTTTCAAATGCTTTAATTAATATATTTTTAATAACTTCTTCTATAATTACAATAATGATAGTGATTAAAAATTTAGATGATGAAAATAATAAGTTGATAGAATCCGATATTGATAAAAAACCTAAATAGTGCTTGATGGAGATGGTATTATGGAAGGAATGAGTTTAACAGTTTTTCTATCAATCGCAATACCATTGTCTTTATATTTTTTAATCACGTTAGCAGGTGCTTTTGTAAAAGATATGTATAATACTATTAGAGGCATAGATACAACTTTTAGATTGTATAGAGTTCTAACAGGAGCATTGTTTGGTGCATTTGTAATGGTTGGACTTGAAAATTGGTTGTTGACACATATAGGATTAAAAGAAGTAGTCGTATTAACATTTTTCTTAGGTATATTAAGTTTTGAATTATTTGAAAAACTTTCTAATGTTGACAGTTTACTTAAATATTATCAAATATACCAAAAAATTAAAAATAATGGTGATGTTAAAATAGATGATTCTAAAACAGTATCATTATCCGATAGTCATAAAAAAACAGAAAGCGAATTAAATGGACCTAGTAACCATAATGTAAGTAAGCATGTTGATGATGTAGATGATACGAGATTAGATAATTGTGACGATATAACTGACAATTCTAGAGAGTATAATGATAAGTCTAAACCAAAATAAATAATATTGGATATGTCAAATATTTGACATATCCCTCTTTTCTATGATCCGAAAAGTGTAAAACGTAGGTTTTCGATACCATATAATAACCATGAAATATAAGAATAATATATTTCAATAAAATTAAAATTTGGAGGAGTAATATTATGTTAAATAAAATAAAAAGAGTTATAAAAGGAATAAAATTAAATGCAAGTCTAATAGTAAATTCAAGAAACGACAATACTGATTCAGAATTCTTTTCGTTTGAAATAAATGAGGAAGGATATATTCATAGACAAAATACAGTAGCTTTAATGAAATCAGGTGTATGTGTTGCAGGTTGTACATTAGTACAATTTAGTACTCAATTAGTACCATGTATATGGACAGATGATACTTTTAATAAAATGAGTGAAAATGGACAAAAATTTGTAATATATCACGAATTAGGACATTTTATATATCATCAAGATGCATTGATGAATGGATTTGAAAGAAATATTAAAATGGAACAAGAAGCAGATAGTTATGCAGCATATGTAATAGGATCTGAAAATACAATAAAAGGATTAGAAGAATTAAAAGATATGATTGATTTAATATCATTTGGAAAAAGTAAAAATTCTACAGCAGAAATAGAAGAAAGAATTCAATATATAAAAAATCAAATGTAAAAAATAAAGATTGGATTAATTTCCAATCTTTATTTTTTGTTTATTTTCTATGATCCGTAATCTTATTATTCATAATATTTTGGAACTTGATTATAAGCATCAGCTATCTCAACAAATCCTTTTTTATATAAAAAAGATACTAAAATTTGATCTGCTTTTAAATGAGCCTCGTTAGTAGTCATTTCACCTTTTTTAACTAGTTCAGTTATATTTAATAATTCCATTTGAACAGTTTCTTCATCACTATATACAATTTCACATATAAAAAAATGTTCACTTTTTTCAATATCAACTACTTTAAACGTTCTATTAGCTTTTTTATTTTTATAATATAATATAATTTTATCACCTACATTACATGGAATATACATAACTCCTTCATAATCTATAGGTTTTACTATCATACCAGAAGCATTTACTACTGTAGTTTCACAATCTAACTTATCTTTTATTATAACACCTTTACCATTTTCATCAATACATCTTGGTAATAAAACAGTTGTCATTATTTATTCACTCCTTTATATATATAATTGTGCTAATATTTTAGCCATACCTTTTTCCATAATATCTTCTAAAGCAAAATTTCTAACTAATCCCATAGCATGTAGTGCAGCGATTCCTACAAATAAAAAATATGGTAATAATTCTAATGCAAATATTGTAGATGAACCATACATTTCAATATATAGATTTAAATATCCTCTAGTATTTAATCCTATTAACCCCAATCTCATTTTTTCACTTGTAAGTGCTTCAATAAAAGAACCTAAATCTCTAAAAGCTTCTTCACCCATTAAACTATCAGCTTCTTTTAAAACATATGCATTTGGATTTTTACATGCTTTCATAGCGTTATTAAATATAATATCTTCATTTTGTAATCCTAATACATTTTTTAAATAAAATTTAGCTGCTAAAAATTTTATTTTATTTTCTCTTTCTAAATCTGTGTGTATATTAAATCTTTTATTTATAGGTTTAGCAAACATATCTGCATATAACATGCAACCTTGTGCTATTATTGCATTATTATTTCTATATTTATCGTATTTTAACATAAAGTTTTTAGCTACATATGCACTTTCCATTAATGCAAATAATTTTTTATAATCCATTGATATTGTACCGTCTTCTCTTAAATTACCAAATGAACTAATTACTACATAAACTGATTCTAATCTTCCATCAACAGAACCTTTCATTATAAATGGAAGATAAGTTAATCTTTGAGCATCTTCAGGAGCATAAACTAATTTTATATTACCTTGATTTAATTCTGACATTAATTTTTGTTTTAATGGAGAATTTACATATTTTTTTATCATTAAGAATTGTTCTTCTAATTCTGTTTGACTTAATATTCTACTATTATTTATAGTTTCTTGAATAGTAGGTAATATATTTGCTTTTAAATAATTAAAAGCAAATGTACTTTGCATTGGTTTATAATTCATATTATAAATTCAACTCCTTTATTTATATTAACACTATAGTTCTTAAACGATTGTTTTAGTAACAAAAAAATATAGATGATAACTATTAATAGTTATCATCTATATTTAAAATTATAAGTCAATTTAAAATAAGAATAATGAGGTGTTTGTCAATTTTGTTCATATGAACGTAACTTTCTTTCGTTAATTTAACAACTTATTGTTTAACTCACCTTTTATAGGTTCGTATTTGCTTCAATGTTATTAAACTATCGTTTAATAAGTTGTTGGTACGTATAAAATTTCATGACTAAAATTTTATAGAATTTTTTACAATACCAACAATAATTAATATATTTTATGTAATTAAATTATATCATAATTGTAACATTATATTAATAAAATAATTAATTGGAGGTATATTATGAAAAAAATGGTTTTTGATTTATATAGAATTTATGATAACTCTAATAAACTTAAATTAATGCACATTGAGGAAGATAAAGAAAATAAAACCTATTATATAAAAGTGGAAGCAGATAATATAGAAGATATGTTATCAAAAATGATGTTACCAGATAGATTGAAGCAACAATTAAGAGAAGATATTGTTATAATAGTAAAAGGGTATAATAAATTAATAACAGGTAAATTTTATAGCGAAGATATGGTAAAAATATGCAATAAATATTTTTCTGATACATTAGAAAAATTTTGTTTTGAACATGGAAATAGATTATTTGAATTTGATAGTTATGAAGAAGATATAGATGCTTAGAGCATCTATATCATTTTTTATTTATTGATATACAAAAATATATTATAACTAATTTTTTGAGGTGATATTATGGGAATGTATTCTGATCATTCAACTTATATTAATGACGAAAAAATAGAAGTACCTTCAGTCACAACTATTATTAAAATTTTAAATAAACCTTTTATACCATTATGGGCAAATAGTTTAGGATGGAAACGAAAATCATATAAAGCAGTATTAGAAGAATCATCAGTTAAAGGTACATTTGTACATGAATTAGTACATGAATATATATTTAAAGAAGGAAAGAAATTTGATATAAGCGATACTGATAAATTGAATTTTTTATATGAAAATATAAATGCTTATAAAGAATTTGAAAAAGAACATATAATAAAACCAATATGGGGAGAAAGATCATTTTCAACTGATAATTATGGAGGAACTATAGACTTTTATTGTAATTTAGATGGAAAAGATACTATTTTAGATTTTAAAACATCTAAAAGATTCTATTCATCACATTTTATACAATTAGGAGCTTATGTTCAATTATTAGAAAAACAAAATATAAATGTAGATCAAGTAGGAATTCTAAGAATAAAAGAGGGAGAACATGAATTAAAAATTTTATCAAGAGATGAAATTCAAGAATATATAGAACTATTTAATAAATTAGTTGATGTATTTTATATAGTATATGAATTAAATAAGGAATGGGGTGATTTATTGTAATGAAATATTCATTTTTAGTAGTTGGAGATATTCATTTCGGATATTATCCTCCTGAATTATTATATAAAGAATTTAATCTTATTTTAGATTCAATTGATAGATACAAACCTAATTGTGTTATAATAGCAGGGGATTACTATGATAATAAGTTATCAATGGCTAGTTCACATTCAGTGTATTCAATAAAAGCTTTTTCAAATTTATTGAAAAAATGTGAAGAATACAATATTAAATTAAGACAGATAAAAGGAACGAATTCACATGATCCTGAGAATCAATTAAAAAACTTAGCACAAATAGCAAATAGCAGTATTTGTGATTATAAATTATTCTTAACAGTTGACGAAGAGGAATTGTTTCCTGGAATAAAAGTGTTATATATACCAGAGGAGTACATGGATGATAAAGATTCTTATTATAATATGTATTTTAAAAACCGTTATCAAGGTATTTTTGGTCATGGTATGTTTGAAGAAACAAACTTTTCATCGAATAATAAATTCAAATCTATGCGTAAATATCCAATATTTAATTCAAAAGAAATGGAAGAAATTTGCGAAGGTCCAATTGTTTTTGGACACATTCATACACCGCAAAGAATAAGAAATAGAATTCAATATACTGGAAGTTTAGTTAGAAGTAGATTTGGTGAAGAGGAATCAAAAGGCATTTATTTAACTACATTTGATACTGAAACAAAAGAAACTGAATTTATTTTTATAGAAAATGAAATTACGATGAAATATGATACTATAGAAATAAATCCTGATAATCCAGTATTTTCTATGATGATAAACGAACAAATATCGTATTTTAAAAAACTTGTAGACGATTATAAGCGAGATTATCTAAGATTAAAAATTAATTTACCTGAAGATATGGTTAATTCAACAATGTTTATTGATAGTATTAATATAACTTTTAATGATATGAAAGATGTAACGATTTTAATTCAAGATAATAATAAAGTTAAATTAAATAAAGAACTAAAAGAAAAAGTAGATTTATTAATGGATAAGTATAATTTTATATTTGATAAATCTGTAAGCTATGATGTAAAGATACAAGAATTTATAAAATTAAAAACTGGAAAAGTTATAAGTTTAGAAAGGATTAGGTCGATGATAAGTGGAAACTCGATAAAATAAAATTTATTAGGTGTGATACACAGTATCCACCTAAGCTTTTTTTCATTACATAACAAAATTATAAAAAAATATTTTTGGATTAACAAAAAGATATTAAATAGAAAATATGATTTTTCAAATCGAAAGGAGAATTGAGTATATGGAAAATAAAATAGATAATTCACCAGTTACAGTACATGGAGATGGAACTATGACTGGATCAAACATAAATAATTTAATTCAAACTAATGGAAAAAATAAATTTTTAGAAAAATATAATGATAATAAAAAAACTGATACTGAGCAATTATTACAAGGATTGCCTGAATTTATAATAAAAGATATGGTATTATATTTCTTTTTTGATCAATATCCAAAAAGAAGTAATTATGTAACAGGTACGTTAGAAACTTTTGTTAATCAATTAAATTTGAAACATATAAAAGATGTAAAAATATTTGATATGATCCAATGGTGTAAAACTGCAATAGAAGCTAGGAATAATGGAATAGAATCAGGATATGCATTTTTAGATTATTGTGATACGGGGATAGATAAAGAAATAGGATATTTAGATTTAATGAAACATGTTAAAAATGAATTACCAATTGATGAATATTTAAAAGGAATGACGAATGAGCAGATGTATAAATATTTATCTGAATCTGCTTTTAATTATATGGTTGCAAGAATATCAAAGAATAAGTTTTTATTTGAACAATGTGAAGATTATGAAGCATTACAAACAGTAATAGATGGATTAAGAGAAGGGAAAGATGTAGAAGAAGAATATTTAGAATTAAAGAAAAAAATTGAAAGAAACAGACAAAAATATTACAGAATAAATTTAGGAGGAAAAGCAACTAAAAGTGCTTTAGAAACAGGTTTTACTGCAAACTTAGATGAAGAAGAATGTAGAGAAGAAAACCAAAGGAACTTACAAGCAGAAAAAACAGGTTCTAATAAATTTAAGTTTGGTCATCGTTGGTTAAACTTAGTAACAGGTGGAGGATTGGAATCAAAACAACTTATGGTTTATGGTGCACCTTCAGGAAATGGTAAAACTACAATGATGATAAGTTCAACTATAGATATGGCAATGTATAACCCTCAAGTTAAACATGAACCAGGATTATCACCTTGTATTTTATATATATCTGCAGAAACAGGCTTAAAAGATATAAAAGGAAGATATATAAAAATGGTAACTGGAACAGACATATCTTGGGACGATGAATTACTAAATGAAAAAGTATATCTATCAGATGAAGAAATAGAAAATGAATTAGTTGAAGCGAGTAGAGTATTATCAAGACATACACCAATAAAGATAAGATTTATACAAGTACCAAATAATTCATATTCTAAAGCAGAAATAGTTAGAGATATAGAATTATTAAGAGAAAATGAAAAAATGCAAGTGGTTGCAGTAGTAGCCGATTATTTAAAAGGATTTAAACCAATGGAAAATTCAACAGAAACAAGAATAAGAATAGATAATATAACTTCTGATTTACGTTCAATAGCAATAGAATATGACGTAGCAGTTATAACTGCTTCTCAAGTTAAAGTTGAATTAACTAATGAAATAACAAAAGCTAGAGCTAAAATGGATACAAGTGTAATACCAAAAGATTGTCCTGAAACAGTATTTTCAGAATCAAAAGGTGTTGTAGAATGTGCAGACTTTGCACTTGTATTTGCACAAACATCAGATAAGTATGAAAAAAATGAAATAACAAATGCCGTAAAATATACACATTTAGAAGCATTAGTAATAAAAACAAGAGCAGGTCAACATAATGCAGCAAGATCTTTTATACCTTATGTAGAAGGAAGTCAAATAGCATTCCAAAAAGATTATGATTTATTTGATGAAAATGGTAAACCAGTTTGGTTAACTAAAAAGAATTTGGAATTTGTTGGTGATAGAAGTGAATTAGAACAATCAAATTCATTGAAAAAACAAGCTAAGTCTATATTCTCAATGGAAAACATTGTATCTAAAGAATGTAATTTAGCAAGAGAAAAGAATGTTATGGACACACTTCCTGCTTTTAACAACCCTGCTTTAAATGATATAGCAGCTTAATTTTACAACTTAATATTTTTATTTAAATAACATATATTATAATATAATTTAAAGCATATTAAGATCATTTATAAGGAAACTTATAAATGGGAGATAAAATATTTTTTTATCTCTTCAATCGAAGCTTTAAATCGATTGGTTTTAATATGTTTATATCTACAGTACATAAAAAGAGATAAATGAGTATATAAATTACTCATTTATCTCTTTTATTACACTTAATTCATTTTCGATATAATTTTCTGATTCCAATATCATTATTTCATTTAATAATGAAACTATATTAGTATTAAATACTTTTATTTCTTTGAAATCAAATTCAATTACAGTATATATATTATTTAATCTTATTAATAAATAATATAAATCTTTTGATCCATATAGATCTTTTGATAATAGTTTAGGTTTAAATCTATATTTTAAATATTCATCTTCAGTTAACACTACTGTGACTGTATTATCTAATAAAATATCATAATATTTCTCAAATAGATTGAATAAATTAACTACAAATTTTTGACCAGAACTATTAGTTATTGCAGTTTTTAAAGATAATTGATTAGACGTCATTTTTTCTTCTTTACCATTTTGTATCATTGCTTTAATAGTTGAAGTATTGTTATACATAATATGCCTCCTATATCAAATTCGTTAAGTATCCATCGTTTATATTATTATCCATAAAACAAACTATCATTTGTGCACCTGCTGGTAAATATGCTTCCACAATATGACTATCGGTAAATTTAGTATTATCCCCTTTACAATCTTTTATGAATTCACAGTGACATATATCACTATGACAAGGTATAAATGTACAACCACATTCTTCTTTTTTAACAACAGCTGATTTAGATAGCTCTAATCCTGAAAATGTTTTTACTACCATACTATCAGATAATTTTATAGAACCTGCAGTTTCAGGCTTACACTCACTATCATTTATTAATATGGTTTTATTAGGATACACTGTACCATTATTTGTATTGGTTGTTAATTTAGGTATTCTAACTTTTACCGTTTCAGCAGGTAAATATGTTTTTTCTTCTACTATACAATATTCAAAAAAATTCACTTCAAGTTTTGTTACATTATTAATTGTATCCATAGTATAACCTCCCTTAATGGAATTTATAATATTGTATAATTTTAAATACAATAATTTATTGAACTTGAAAATTTGGAGGTGTGAATTTTGGGAATAGTTTTAAATGATCAACAGAGTGAATGTGTTAAAAAAGCTGTAAATTGGTTTAACAAAATTTCTTCAAAACAGACTTTTGAAATAAGTGGTCCTGCAGGTTCAGGAAAAACGACAATTGTGTTTAGTATAATACAAGAATTAGGATTAAGAATGGAAGATGTATTATTTGTTGCATATGTAGGTAAAGCCGCTTTACAATTAACTCGAAGTGGAGTTAATGGTAGAACCATACATAGCACATTCTATAATATAGAATTTGTTCCAGTAAAAGATGAAGATGGTAATATTGTAATAAGAAATGGAAAATTAGTATCTAGACCAGAATTTGTTAAGAAAGAAAGAATACCTGATAATATTAAATTAATTGTAATAGATGAAGCTCCTATGGTAAACGAAACCTTTGGGAATGATATAGAATCATTCGGTGTTCCGATAATATGCTTAGGTGATTTACAACAATTACCTCCAGTTATAGGAGGGAGTAAATATTTAATAAGACCTGATTACGTTATAACTAAAATTATGCGTCAAGCAGAAGGTAATCCTATAATTTATCTAAGTCAATTAGCTTCTAGAGGTGAGACTATACCATATGGTAAATATGGAGATAAATGTTATGTAATACCTAAAGATAAGATAAACGACAGTATGTTATTAAGTGCAGATATGATAATAACACCAACAAATTCAACTAGAATGAAGTACAATAAATATATTAGAGAAGAATTACGAAGAATAGATTCAGAATTACCTGTTATAGGTGAAAAACTTATATGTCGAAAGAATAATAGAAATAGAATTATAGGAGATGGAGTATATTTAGTAAATGGAATGTTAGGTTATGTGACAGATGTTGATAAATCTTCATATAATGGAAAGACTATAGATATCTCATTCTCACCAGATTTTAATGAATCACTACAATTCTATAATGTAAAAATAGACTATAAAACTTTAATGAACAGTATACAAAACGATAATGAAAAATATAGTAAAGGATTCTCTATGTTTGATATGTTCGAATTTGGTGATGTGATAACAGTTCATTTATCTCAAGGTTCTCAAGCAGAAAATGTTTTATTTATTTCAGAACCTTTTGGGTATGATAGATCATTACAAGCTAAATTAGAATATACTGGAATAACTAGAGCAAGAGAAGGCTTAATATATGCTTATTAAGGAGATGATAAGTATGCTTCCTGAAGAATTAGAAAAAAGATTTAAACCTGCAGTAGATACTGCAAGAAATAAAAAAATTGAAAGATTTTATGAAACGGATGAAGAAAAAAGAGAAAGAATAATGGAACAATTAGGTATTCAGAAACATGGAAAAGGAAAAAGAAAGAAAAAGAATAAAAAGAAAGGTGGTAAAAAATAATGACAATAGATGTTTTAAAAGCTGTGGTTGAACAAGCAGGTGGAGCTGTTCATGTAGCAGGATTTAGATTTGCTAATGGGTATAAATTATCTTATAGTAATCATATAATAGATTTAGATAAAGACCTTGTAACAATAGATGGAGTAGAATTTTTAATTTATCATCATAAAGATACTATGGGTCATACAGCTACATCTTATATATTGGTAGATCAATTAGTTCATGTATATTTAATAGATGATGTAACTAAACCTATCATATTAAGAGATTTTATGGAATAAAACTTTATAAAAATAACAACAACAAACTAAATATGTATAGAAATAATAAAGTGTAAAAAGGTTATATTTCAATGCTATATTATAGTAGTGGTAATATATAAAAATATCTTTAAGGAGGTAATTAAATTGTGATAGAACTAATACTTCTATTATAAAAAGTGTAAAAGATAGAGATTTTGATACTATATTATAGTAGTGAATAGAAATAAAAATATTATTTCTATATTAAAATAAAAAATATATTAAAATTATGGAGGTATTATTATGAGTCAATTTAATAACAATAATAACACACAAGGAACTGGAAACCAAATAGCACAAGAATTAAGAGAACTTAAAATCGATAGACAACAATTAGACAGAAGAGATAAACAAATAAGATTTAGATGTGATCATAAAGATTCACATGGTAGACCTGCAACACAACCAGGTCAAGAAGATGGTACTTTAGTATGTAGAATATGTGGTACTAAAATAAATGCAAAAATGCAAAATAAAGTAGAAATAGATAGAAAAATAAGAGAAGTATTAAATATAATAGAAACTATAAAATTAGTTGCAAATCCAGAATTAACTCCTAGTTTAGCAAAAATAGAAGAAGGTGTTGATTCATTATTAGCATTATATGAAAAAGTAATATTAAAACCAACAAACAATAAACCAAATCAACAACAAAATCAAGGTAATCAACGTAGAGCAAACTACGGAGCAAGTAAACTTTAAAATGTAAAGAGTCAGAAATATTTCTGACTCTTTTATTTTTCGAAAAAATGATGTTATAATTAAACATATATTATAAAAATATGATAGTCAAATTTAAGGATATAATGATATTCTAAGTATGAAGTGTATATACAGATGTAAGCCAAAAGCTTACTTCCTAATCTGCGAAGGCTAGTGGTGCCAATGTAAACATTGGATAAAAGGTAGTTGTGAACTATCTGCCAGTCGGTTAGTAGGGATTAGTCAAATACTTTGATAAGTATGAAGTGTATATACAGATGTAAGCCAAAAGCTTACTTCCTAATCTGCGAAGGCTAGTGGTGCCAATGTAAACATTGGATAAAAGGTAGTTGTGAACTATCTGCCAGTCGGTTAGTAGGGATTAGTCAAATACTTTGATAAATTAATTATATCTTTAAATTTGACTATCATATTTATAAAATAAAAAATATTAAAGGAGTGAATTTTTATGTTTACAAAAATAACTACAAATAATTATTTTGAGTATGTTGGTGATACAAGAATTGAATTTAAATATTGGATTGATACAAATAATAAATGGTGGTATTGTTATGAAGATATATGTGAAATGATAGAATTAGGGCATAAAAAATCTAGAAAAATATTAGATGAATTTTTATACGAAGAAGAACAGTGTTTATGTGAAGATCTTAATAATTTTAATAGTCATGGATGTCAAAGTTCACAAGTTAGAGATTTTATAACATCCGAGGCAGTACATCGACTAATACAAAGAAATAATGAAAGAAATAATAACATAATAAAAGCAATTGATAATTTAGAAACAAAATTAGATTCACAAGAATTATATAATAATGAATTGAATCCAAAACTTAAAAAATTAAAAGATCAGTTAAATGAAAGTTATTGTGATTATGAAGAAATATTTACACAAATACATGATTTGATGCAAACAGATTCAGCAAAAGATATATTATATAAAGCAAATATAATAGATAAAGAAAAAGAAGAAATAGTAGACGAGTGTCGTGAAGTTATATATAATTATGATGATATAGATGATATATATTTTGATGGAGTTGTTAAATTAAATAAAAGAAATGATTCCGACAGACAAAGAGTTATAAAACAACTTTCAAAAAGTAAAGAATCTACATGTCCAAAATGGATAACTAATATTGTAAAATAAATTGTTATGTTCGTATAGGATTTAATTCCTATACGAACATTTTATTATGAGGGGGAATATTATGAATAAAGAATTAAAAGATTTAATTAAAGAAACTGAGAATAAATTAACTGAAGCTGCAAGTGGTGGGTATTGTGCATGTTGTCCACTTAAAAATACTTGTAATAAATCATACAATAATGGAGGATTAACAATTTGTGCAATGTTAAGATTTGCACAAGATGAATTAAATAAAAAAGAAAAATAATAATAGGGGATTGATAATATGACTAATGGAGATATAGTAAAAATAAAAGTAAATCAAGATGTTAAATTAATAGGAACATTAGATAGTGATGTTAAACTAAATATGAAAAAAGATGTAGAATATCAAATAACATTCATAGGTTGTTATAATGATAAAATGATGTTTAAATTTAATGATGAATCATTTGCATTAAAATTAAAATATTTAAAAAATATGAAAATGGTACATGATGTACTACCATATTACCACGCAAATATTTGTGATAAATTTAATTATAAACATTAATTTTATAAAAGGAGATTGATAGTATGGATGAAAAAATATCTGTTTATATAAATGGTGTAGAAATATTAGATATTATCCAAAATAATATTAATAATTTTGGTTGTTATGATTATTTTGTAGCAAATGAAATAATAAAAGATATATTATCCAAAGTTAACATAGATGCCAAAGAAATAGATTTCACTCCAAAACCTATATCAATCGACCACATCAACTCTTCCGATGACTATGCTTATTCTATTCTAGATAGAAAAGAAGATACTTTAGTTTTATTAGTTCTTGAGACATACCACTGGTTCGATTATTATCAAGACCGAGACGAAATAGAGATAATAAAAGAGATACCTAAGATTTACGATAAAAATGATCCTTATTATTATGAAGAGAATCCAGTAAATACGAATGATAAATTTATCTACAATGGCGATTTATTTATCGTAGATACGTATCAATATCATTCTATGGATATAATCGCAAGTAAAGTCGTAAGAGTTATAGAAATCTCACCCAAGGATTTAGTGTATGATTTCCATACTAGAGAATATTATTATAGTTATACTTTATAGTATAATCAAAATATAAGAGATAAAAAAGATATAAAAATATAGGAGGTAGATGTATATGCCAAATTGGAATTCAAATAATATGATAGTTAAAGGAAATGTAAATGACGTATTAGTATTTGTAAAAGAAAATTTTAAAGATAATAAAAACCCTTATACTGATAAAGAAGAACATGCATATATTTTAGACTTTGAAGAATTTATGCCAACCCCAATAAAAGAAGGTACTACTGATGAAATTATTGATGATTGGTATGAATGGAGAAACAATCATTGGGGATGTAAATGGTCTCCTAATTACAATCAATGTATTAGTTTTACATTGGTTCCTAAACAAGAAGGAGAACCAGATCTTGTATTGTACGATAGATATGATGACCATAATATTGAACATTTTAATGAGAATAATATTAAAGAATTGATTAATGATAATGATAGTTATAAAGAAGCAGTACTACAATGTTATTTCGAAACACCTTGGTGCCCACCAACGGGAATGGTATTCGCATGGCATTATAAATATAAGGAAAAAGATATTGAACTATCATTAAAATATTATGAACCTGGTTGTGAATTTGCAGGTGAATATTATATTCATAAAGACGTTTATAAAGAAATATACTATGATGGTACTTATGTAGATAAATTAGTTGAATATTTATTAGAAGAGGGATGGGAATCACTTGAGTTTTATTTAGATGAAGTAGAACAACAAATAAGAGAAATGAATGAAGGAAAAATGGATGAAGAAGCAATAAATAGATTAGTTGATGTTGTAAAAGACAAGTTACAATTTGCAGATAATAATAAACAAAGAGCACTTTTAATAGGGGATATAAATAATAATTATCATAAATTCTTACAAGAAAATTAATATTAATTAGGAGGATAATAATGATGAAAATAATAAAAAGACATAGTTATAAATTAGAACCAGATCAATTAATAATGGTTGGGTTAGGTGAATTTTCAGCAAAAACATTATGTGAGTATTTAAATGCATTAAGAGAATATGAACCATCATTTAGAAATTACTATTTTCAAGTAGTATCTGATAATTTTGAAATTAAATAATTAAGATAAGGACAATTGTCCTTATCTTTTTTTTATTTTCTATGATCCGAAAAGTGTAAAACGTGGAATTTCAATACCATATAATAACTGTGAAATATAGTAAAAGTATATTAAAAATTGGAGGGTAAAGTATGAAATATATAGAATTTGGTATAGGTAATAAATGGATGTTAAGAACTGAAGTTGAATTAAGTAATGATTATGAATTTGAAGTAAAAGGAGTACTTGGTGGTATAATATATAAAAGTATATACTGTAGATTATGGATAGGTAAAAGAGTATATATAATAGACAGTGAAGAAGGATTTAAAATAAAGAATAAAAATAAGAATATGTTTAAATTAATATTTGGTATAAAGAGTGAAATATAAATTCACTCTTTATGATATAAAGTGTAAAACATGGGATTTTGATACCATATAATAACTATGAATACAAATAAAAATATATTAAAAATTGGAGGAATAATATTATGTTAAATAATAATGAAGTAGTAAAAAGAATGGAAGAAATAGAAAATATAGATGGTTTTGTATATTATGATTATTTAAGATTTAAAGAAGATTTAAATGATAAATATATAGATCATTCATTAGATGATATATATTTAGAGTATGCAGTTTTAGAAGTAACAAATTTGTTTAATAATTTTAAAAGTAGTTTAGAAAGTTTAATTAATTAAATAAAAAATATATTAAAAATGGAGGTATTAGTATGAGTGGAATAGGTACTTTAATATTATTAGTTCTAGCATATTTTATAGGATGTGCAGTATTAAATTCAATGGGTATAATTATGATAGGTAGTTTTAGTGGTTTAATAATAAGACCTATACTAATAGGGTTATTTGTAGTATTAGTTGGATTTGGAATATTAAAAGTAATATTCCATATGTTTGGTTGGATATTATTATTAGCAATACCAGTATTAATAATAAGTTCAATATTTAAATAAAAAGTGTAAAACATGGGATTTTGATACCATATAATAACTGTGAATATAATAAAAATATATTAAAATTTGGAGGGTATTTATATGTTAAATAATTTAGTAAATATAATAAGTGGATTAGAAGATATAGATTTAGATAATCTATTACAAAGTAATTATTTTACTAAAGAAAAAATAAATGAAATGGGATATATAACAATAAAATGTTCAGAATTAATAAGCTGTTATGGATTTGCAGTATCAGCATTATTATTATTAGACTTACAAGATGTTGATTATTATGTTCCTGCAATATTAGTTGATGATAATTTTGATGAATTAACATTCGATTCTAAAAGATTTATGGTAGCACATGAATTAGGACATTATGAAAAACATTCTGAAAAAGTAGTTGACCCTGATTATGTAAGAGATATAAACGATGAATATGAAGCTGATGAATATGCAGCAGAAATGATAGGGTATGAATTAGCAATAAAAGGATTAGAAGATGTAAAACATATATTAGATGAAATGAGTTGTGGTACTAACGTATTAGGTATGACAGAAATAGATTTAAGAATAGAAAACTTAAGAAATAAAGGTATGATATTAGTATAAAAGTGTAAAACATAGGATTTCAATACCATATAATAACTGTGAATATAAATAAAAATATATTAAAATTTGGAGGTAATATTATGAAAGATTATAATTTTAAATTAAAAGTTTGTGGAAGTTTATTAGGAATATTAGTATTAACTATAATATATAACTTATTATAGTAATAAGAGTTCTAAGGAAGCATCTCTAAAAGCTTCCTTCCATTAGGATTTAATATGATCCTTAAAATAAAAAATATATTAAAACTTGGAGGTCATCTATGTATAACAAAACAAGAACTATATCTGAGAAAGAGTATTATGATATGTTAGAAACTCTTGATAATAATGATGAAAAATTAATGGACTATGGACAAAGATTATTTTATGCAACAGAAGATTTAAATTCAATAATAGACTATATAGAATGTAATAATATAAAATGTAGTGATAAAGAAAAGAAAATATTACTAGGTAAACTTAATAACTTATTATGTATATTAGCAACTGAACAGAAGTTTAAATTTTAATAAGAGTTCTAAGGAAGCATCTCTAAAAGCTTCCTTCCATTAGGATTTCTATAATCCTACAAATAAAATAAAAAAAATATAAAGGGGTAATGTAAAATGACAAATATAGAAAATTATATAAACACACATGAATACCATGTAATATTAGTATTAAGAAATATAGGAGTTAATTTAACATATTATCAAGCAAAACAATTTTTAGACGAAGCAGAAGATAGAAGTATAGATTTTGGAACTAAACATCCAATAAGTTTTACAGATGAAGAAATTATAGAAGAATACAATAGATATTTTAAATAGTAATAAGAGTTCTAAGGAAGCATCTCTAAAAGCTTCCTTCCATTAGGATTTA